CTCTCATCAGCTCCGACAACTTTCAGGATGTTCACAACGTAATTGGGCATTTTCTACTCCTCCCCTTCGCGCAAATTGCTTTCAGACTCAGACCTATCTTCTTCATTGGGATTTCCTTCTCCACGATCCATATGCCTGTGCATATACACAAACCGGCTGTTACGGTTCATGTTCTGGTATAGCCAATCATCGCAACGAGTCTGTGACAGGTGATGCTTCCGGGATTCAACCTCATAGGCATATTCACCACGCTTTTGCTTTTCACGGATTCTGCGCTCTATCTCTTCATCCTCATAATTGGCTTCTACAAGGTACAAATCAAAGTTCTTCGCTTCGATCCCAGCCATGGTTACGGTATCTGTAGCGTATATTACGCGGCATCCGTTGAAATCCAGCTTATAGCCACAGTTCTCGACATTGTGAACCAGCTTCACCGGTTCCACCTTAAGCGGACCATAATCATAGGTGCGCCCCATCTCATACACATCGATAACCCGTTCCGGGACACCGGCCTCCACGAGGGGAGCGGCAAGCCATCTGCCGCACCCCCATCTTAATCCGGGACGCTGTAACGCCATCCTCCGAATCGTGGAGCCATTAAAATGATCAGAATGAATATGCGTCAGCAGAACCAGACTAAGGCCGGACACATAAGGGAACAAACTCTTGAACGGGACGCCACAGTCCACAAGGACATTACCGTTCAGGACCGTGGCGTTTCCACTTGAACCTGTGCTTATGATTTCATACGGTATCATGGACACTTACAGACTGCTCATATCAATGGTCTGCGGCTTTGCAGCGGATGCCTCGGGACTTACCATCATCTCCTGAGCGGGCTGCTTCACATCCGCCAGAACACCGCTGATGCGATCCTTCTGATCCTCAATGAAATCATTGGCACCATCCCCTCCAAACTCACCGGGGGAGAAGATACTGGCATTATCGGACTTATCTCCGACATCCACTTCCCTGCCATCGAATTCAAACGCCGTCTGAAACTCAATGGACATGACGCCCCATTTGGAGATGAGCTGTCTGAGCATGGTCTTACAGGCCATTGCATCAAAATCCTTATACCAGAAGGAGCTGTACTTCCAAAGGTCACGCTCCGGAATCTCATTATTCACATAGCGCTTGTAGTCATCCATGTTGAACGCCTGAGAATACTGATCTGCATGACGCATCATCTTATCCTTCGACCAGTACAGGACCTTCTTGAAGCCGTTCTTATACTCGAAGAAAGCCATGTACCCGACCACAGGAGCGGATTCCGCATCATCCATGAAATTGAAGATGGGTCGACCGGTATGGGGATCTGTTCCAAGATATTCCCCTTCATGAACAGGACGGGCATCAATGTCCACATACCATCCGGTTCGAATGGCAAGCTGAAGATATCCCTTGTACCCAAGCACAAAGGTAGCATTCGTAACCTCGGTATACGATCCGTCCGGGTTCCGGGTCTTCTTCTTGAAGGGGACGAGGTAATACTGACCGAGCTGCGGGGACGGAGACAGGTTCAGGCTTTCGCCCAACAGCGCTCCGGCAATGACCGTCGGATACTCACATCCCTGAAGAGCGGGAGATACAGCGACCGCCGAGGTAATGGCGGCAACAAACCTTCTGGCTCTTGCGGGATCCTGCAACGTGGAGGCAATCAATCTCTGATACACAGGCGTATTGATCGCCGTGGAGAACTTCTGCCTCGATTCTACGGGCTTGATCTTCTGATCCATGGGATTTCCTCCTATTATTCAGCAACAATCTGGTTCCAGTCCAGATCGTTGTCTTCTAGATAATTCTTAAGCCGGACGATTTCCTGAAGAGTCCCCTTTACCCTGAACGTCACTTCATATACAACCGGATCCCCTTCCGGTTCTTCCGGCTCACTCTGAACGGCGGGAGCATGAAACATGGCGGTTTCTTCTTCAACAATCCCAGAAACTTCAGCTTCATGGGATTCCTGCGCTTCCCTTTCCCTGCGGAGAGCTTCCGCACGTTCCTTTTCCCGTTCAATAGCCTCATGGCGAGTTTCTACCGCATAAATGGCCTGTGCAAGATTATGGCCCTTATGGTATTCCACCATAACCTCATCCGCAAAAGGATGTGACCGGATACAGGAAAGATCAGTCTTCACGTTGTCCAAATACATCTTAGCGGATTCCTTAAGGCTCTTTACGCTGGAGGAAAGGTTAACCACAACCCCAACATCCTCCCACACAAAAGGCTCTTCAGACAACCCAATAGAGGCCTTGTACTCATCAAAATATCGGGTAACTTCTTCACGCTTCCGCTTCTTCAACTCCCCCTCAACCTGCTTGATCCGATCAGCAAGCTGTCTGTCAGCCTCCTGAAAAAGACTGGAAATGTTTTCATTATACAGTCCTTCAAACAGGTTATATGGAGCAAGAACCTTGGATTTGATTTCCTTCCGGGCACTTTCATAATTCTGCTGAAACTGTTTATTCAGAGAGGCCCGAGCCTTCTTCACATCCCGCACGGTTTCCTCCGTGCATTCCAGCGCCAAAGCCTGATCAATCACACTCTGGATCTGCTGTTTCAGAATTCCAAATCGTTCTTCAATAATGGGAAGCTGAACAATGGACATTGCTTCGGACGCATCCATGATCTTCACATCTCCATCTACGAAGGATTCATCAGCCATATACTCACCGCCTTTCGCATCGGAACTGATTCTTTCTTTTTGGAAAGTTCTGGGATTTTGAAATCCGGAACTCTCATCCGGCGCCTTTATTATACCACAATGCTTGACTCTTGTCAATACAATTCAGCAAATTGCTCGACTTTTTTTCACATTCATATGAAGTTTCGGTATAAAATGATGATCATTTTATATATTCGATCCCAGACCTTCCTTCAACTCCACCTCATGTTTCTATGATACCGAATTTGTACCTTCCGTTTCATCTCACCCTCCCGATCAATCCTCTCCGATCAGTGCAGGATCAATCAGCAATTCTGGATTGTCCCAGATATTCCCGATGACATACTCGGCATCGATAATATCGCCACCATCAGGATCATAGAATCTATCCTTGCAAACACGACAAAATATTTTTCGTCCCTCTTGATAAGGCACAAGAGCCATGACAGCAAGCATCCCCGGAACATAGTCTTTATGCTCATTCCGGTACATCTTAATTATATCGCCGGTATAGATGGACCGACCATCAGAATCACAGTTCAAAGACCACAAAGATAAAGTTTTGGGCCTTATAGGATACAAAGCATCCGGATCCTCCCCGAGGAAGCATTTCTCACCATGTCGGAATATATGGTTCCCGAAAATCCATCTTCCATCGTTTACACCCTTTCCACGATACATCGGAGGTTCCATGTGGGTCAGATATTCTTGATCATAGCACCATCTGAAATTTCCGCTCAGTTCCATTAACTCCACCTCATGTTTCTGTGATATCGGACGCATTCCTTCAGGAACACTTTGAAACGCTCATAGTCGTTGTGGGCAATAGCTCCATACTGGAAGCACTTCTCTCCGAAATCCACGTCCTTGATTGCTTCGTAAATCTCCCGGCAAGCGCGGTATCCCACCATCCCACAGCAATCCGCCTGAAACAGAAAGTCCATAGCATGATCGCATTCCAGATGCTTATCCAGAATCAAGACGTTGATTCTCTCAATTTGAGGCGCTAACCAAGTCCTGTACAATTCCTCATACAAAACACCGAGGTCAGGGTCTATGCAATGGGCTATATTTTTACGCAGATTTCCGAATCCTCCATACCCCATGTCGAAGGATTCCTTTGATCCATTAGCGGTAATTGTTACGCCCATCGTTCAAGCACCACCTTTATTATACAGTCTGACTGACCATCCATCAAACGTCTTTCCGGTGCGAATCAAAGCCCTCACCTGAGCCACATCCATGCCGGTAAGGTCGGCGATTTCAGATGCAGGACCAATTATGGGATCTTCTCCCTCACATTCAGCTATGTATTCATTGGGACATTCAATCCTGCTTCTGTCGGCTGGCTTAACAACAGATATGGTCCACCCATCTTTGGTTGTCCTACCACTTTTTGCCAACTTCCGGACATAATCAAAGAAAATACCGGTTTCCATCTGAATCTCCCTTGATGTTCCAACAATCTCGCGATCTCCACAAACCGCTCGATAAATTGCAGCTGTCATCTATATTACCTCCCTATTATTTCCAATTCGCATGTGGTGGATCCGATACAAAAATGGCGGTAAAGTCACTACTCCGTATCATGTTAACGACCTCTTCAATCTCTTCCTTCACATGTATAGGTCTTTCATCGCCTACCAAATAGATTGAAGTTCCATCAAGGACTTCTCCTGTCAATATATTGCGCCGTGGCAATACAGCAGATACATATGCGGGATTGATATATGCGGCCAAATTATCTGGCGTGTTACCTGTGAATTTTATCAGCATTTTTTTCCTCCTTCGGCGGTTCGGCGTCCATCTTCGCGCCGCATTCTGGACAACGCTTGTGTGAGATCAGTGAATAGAGTTGATCTTTTATAACGTAATTACATACGCTGCACCTCCATCGATCATAGTGTCTTGCTACAAGTCGACCTTCGTTATACTCGCTATAGATCCTTCTTCCGGGAATCCACCGCCCATGTACTACCGGCTCACATCGGCGGCGGGGAAATCTCGTATGTCATCCAATACTGTATCTTTATCTATAACACCCCAGTTTGGATTATAATTCCGGAAATGCTCTATGAGTTCACTCCGCAAGACGTAATCGTTATTCGTCACCTTCACCCTTCTGTTCCACTTTGTGTAGCAATTCTCAACCGCTTTTTCATACAAATCATCGACGCACTTGTTTGATGCGGCATATCCTTCCACTTGTGCGCCGCATATACTGCATTGAAGCATACACGTTATTACATTCGGTGTCTTTTCATAAATATCCATTGCTTCATCAAGATCAATGTATGATGGCAATATCCCACCATCAACAGACCTTACTAATTCATCTCCACCGCAGAACGGGCAGGGCTTCAACTTGATTTCTTCAACCGGCATCGCTGTCCTCCTCACAGGCTCTTCCAAATAAAACTTGCCGCCCTTCTTGTAGTTGTCGCTCAGTCTCCATGCCGGGCATTTCGTAATCTGATCGCAACCCAGATACCCAATGTACCAATCGTTAAGATTGCAATGGTACGGCTCGTAGTGTTGGCATGTGATACACATATGGGGGACGGCCTTTCGTTTAATCTGCATCTCCGTCCTCTTTCTTCCTCCAATCATACAAGTTGCTGTTAAACATCTTGATATGCTCAACGGTTGTCGGCTCATACACCTTGATTCTCTCCGGCGGGATATCTCCCCAATAAAGGATTTCATCGCTTTCGTGAAGAAAATCGCTCCACTCGCCCATCAGTTTTTTAACGTCAACCTTCAAAATCTTCATACCCGGTTGCCACCAAGACAATGGCTTTTCAGATAGACAAACAAACGCCGCCTGTCTTTTCCCGCCACCACGAAGCAATCCGTTCTGAAGTATGCTTTCAACATTTTCCGGGTATGTAACGTGATACAAATAACGTCTACGATTCATCCACATCTCCTTCCCGAATCGGATCCCACAGCAAATCCTCTTTCAACATCCATTCTTCTATGGAATCAGCTTCTTCCTGCAAATACTCTTCGTATTCTCGTTCCACCAGCTTTATGAAATGATGATCCACGTAACATCCTACTATGTTCCCTGAAACTTCCTCATACTGCAAGCGATTATCCCAACCATCTCCGAAAATACCACAGCTTTCTCCGCTGTCAGACTCATTGCTCCACGAACTGTACAATGGACACTTGGCACATCTCATTCGGATTCCACCTCCCACTTCGTGTCCCGCATCTGCTCAGGCGTGGGGCGGGAAGACCAGCACCGCCATGTCTTTCCATACTTCTCAGTCTCTCTGTGTAGGTAATCATTCGCAAAACCTATGATCGTAAACCTCTCCCATTTGCCGATATGCCTGTCGTGCCAACAAACCTGACCACGATATTGACCAATGCTTTGCGTCTTTGAATCATCGCACTCAATCCATAAAACACGTTCGTGATCTCTTCGAATATCTCCAAGCGTCAACACCCGCGGCTCCTGTTTTCGAAGAACAGCGAGCGCATCACCGCACAAATGCTCCGAACACCTTGTTTCTTCTTTATAGGGACACCCTTCACAGGTGTCGAACGCCCCCAGCGCACAACACTCAAGACCACGGATCACCTTCTCCCGCTTCTCTTCATCAGTCATCTTCATCCTCCTTCTTCCGATAATACGGGTTGTGGGTATCCACCCATTCTTCAATGGTACGGATCATTTCCTCGTCCTCCGGAAAGAACGGGTCCCGCTTCATACTCCCGAACACGTTTATCATCAACTGTCCAAACCGCAGATCAGGCCAGTGCTCCCACGCGACCGCCAGACGGTTACAGAACATCCAGATGCGCTTCTTGTCCCTCATCACGACTCCCCCTTTGGCATATAAATGTACACCGGCACATGGGTTCGCTTTTGGGGCTCGCCATATGCAAGCCACCAACCGTGCTGTTTCTCCCCAAAGTCATCAACACCAAAGCCAAAGTGAACATATCCATTTACCACATGGCAAACCTGTGGAGAATCGCCGATTTCTTCGGTATAAATATGATCCGCCTCTTCACGGGAAAACCTTCTTGAAACTGCAAATATAGGGGCTTGTTCTCCATAGAATGTCCCGAAGTCGAATTTACTCATCCCACTTTACCGCCTTTCCGCAGTTTGGACACGCAACCCATTGCCGCAAGAGCAAGCTATTACAAGCAGGACATAAGCCAGCAAATACAAATTTTCTATAGGTTATGGTCATACCTTGTTTCAATATTTTGGCTTTCACCGGCTCGTGCTTCCGGAGTATGGCAAGAGCGTCGATAAGCATCGGTTTGATACAACCATCTCTTGTTGGTTTATGTCCAAGATAGGGGCACTCTCGGCAAGCATATGGGTCATGCACATCATTGGTACAGCATTCCATCCCCTTTTTGACTTTTTCCCGGTCAGGCATCTTCATCATCTCCATCCGTATGAAGTGGAAACTGGCCCTTCATGAACAAGTCCAGATCCCTCTGGCAGTTGCGGCAAAGATCAACCGTCACAGTATGGTACTTATTACCACTATAGTTGTAATACCGTACCCGGTACTCAAAGTCAATGCTTTGCGCCGATTCTGATGTGGGAGGACGGTAATGCTCTCCACACCGATCACAGACTATATACTTCACCTGTTGACCTCCAATCATATCAGAATGGTATCGTATAATCGACATTCTTTAATTCTCCCATCTGTTTCAGAAGAAGGAAAATCGCCTTTGTCTCCGCTTCAGAAAGAACCATGATCGTATCGTGGTTCTTATTCCCAATGCTAAATGTACGCAGTGTCAGACGGCCATCCGAATTAAAACTGGCCTGACACTCCATCCCTTCAACGGTTTGGGTTGTAGACTCAATCATTCTTGAAATTACTTTCATACTTGCCTCACTTTCTGTCAGTCCTCTCAAACTTGATCACCCACACCCACGGGTTCGCGTCCCATCCGTAGAGTGGGAGGTCTGATTTCTTGATCGTGCTGTCCCAAAGTTCGGAAAACACGTCAATGGGCGTATTCTCATATATCGGGTTTCCCCGTTCATCTTGATACCATCTCGCATCCGCCCCCTCTGCCACAGCATCCATAGTTTGAATCGCCTGCAAACGCTCAATCCGAACGCCCGTCACCCGGAGGAAAATCCGCGCGGCCTTGCGGGGCATATGGATGGAGGGGTGCCAACGATCCTCGACCATCAGCTCATCGACGGGATAATCCTCTTTTGCATTTCCATCCGCCTTATAAACATAGGTGTCGAAAAGGGCATACCCTCCTCCCGCCGGGTCTCCGGTTGCACTCTTCCACGTTTCCCGCACCCAAAGCACGTCATCGACAGCGCAGAGTGAGGTTTTCCAGAATGCTCCGGCCCCGTACCTGTACTCATAAAAACCGTTATATGGATCGCACACCGCCGTGAAGCCTTCCTTTGGCTGAGGCTTCACAATCCTCCGCGTCTGCGTCTTCCGCCCACAGAGGATTGCGCGGACCATTTCTGTGTTGAACAGGATCGGTTTTTCAGACATTTCCTTTTTCCTTTCTTTCAGCTTTGACCCGAGCATTCCAAAGTATTACAGCATCCTTTCTTGATTCTACCCAACCGACTTTGTTCCACGCATATCCGCACCTGCAGTTAATTCGGTATCCTTTTCGAAAAAGCCCTTCATTATAGTCTGGCTCTCCGTAATATACACAAGAGCATCCACATTTCGGACAAGGCTCCAACAAAATTGCGCATCCTTCATCCATCCATTTTCTCCTCTTTTAATATCCGGACAACTTTCCGCAGGGTTTCCAGACTGTAATGCCGAAGTTCCCACGAATTAAGGCGGTCAAGAAATTTCTCGCAGTCCATACGTTCTACATGATCTCTTGCATCCTGTTCCGAGAAATACAGGGTTTCAGGAGACCCCCAATCTTTCACCTCTATGAAACAGTCTCCGTCAACGTGCATCTGAAACTGCGTTTCCCAACACCCATGCTGGACGTATACATATTTCCTGCCAACTTTCGTAATCGGAAATGGCTTATACGAGACCGCGCCGCTCTTCTTGTCGAAGTCAACCCTCCACAGATTGTCTCCAGCCTTGAAATCAGTGAGTTCCATCTTCATCCCCTCTAACCGGTTCAAACTCGATCCCCATGTCTTCGATCTCCTGATCTCCTATCCCGCAAGCGATGAGGAATAAGCGGGCATCGCTTTCAGTTTCAAATACTACCAACTCATCATCATCGTCCACCACATACTCTTTGCCGTTAATGCTGATACCATTGATCGGACGGCAAATCACGACCTTTTCTTCTCCCGAACTCATATGATCTTTCCCTCCACCACAGGCATTTCATTAAGGATCCTGACGGCCTCTTCCACATGGGGATCCTGAAGCCCACCGTCCTTTGCGTAAAAATCCGTTTTTACAATCCTGCCGATAAATTCCGGGTACAGGCCGTAGTCGAACAGCTCATCATCCAGAACCACATAGCTTTCCACCGGCTGCTTCTTCATACGGATCTGCCAGTCAAGCCACTGGAGAATTTCGTATCCTCTGACCGAAATCCCCATGTCAACCTTGTCTTCGATTTTCAAACCATACTTTGCCAGCTTTAGGTTCAGATAAACTCCATCCTCCCTATGCTCATAAGGATCGGAACTCCATCCATATTTCCACGAGGAAGTGAGGTAGATCTTTGCTCCAGTCTGAGCCACAATCTGTGCAAGGCGCTTGACCTTCTCATCCTCAATCCCGATCACCATCCCGCACCTGTCTTTGGTGTTACGGGTATTCAGAACGCCATCCACGTCAAGGAAGATGATCTTCATTCTGCCCTCCATCACCACAATTACGGTTTCGGTAAAAGCGGATGCTTCTTTTCGCGGAGCGTTTTCACTTCCACTATAGCCCCCTTCATAGACGCTTCAAGCTGCGCGGTTCGGTCATACACATGGCGGTAAACTTCGCGCCCCTGTTCGGTCATGTCTTCTACCGGAGCATTCTGCAAGATGTTCATGCCAGTCTGTATGGCATTGAACCCTCGTTTATAATGGCCGAGAGTCTGCTTCGTAAAGTCATCTGCCTTAACCCTTCTGTATCCTTCTCCCCGGATAGACTCAAAACTGATCTTGTGCTCTTCAAGAAGGATTTTTCTGGCTTGCTGGACCACCGTCCTATAACGGAAGCTATTGTATTTCTCATTGATAACCTGAGCTATCTGTTCATGGCTCACGGTTTCTCCGTATCCGAACGCCATAAGGTATTCGGCAAGAACCTCGCATTTCCTTTTGCCTTTGATAATTCCGTCCATGTTCTACCTCTTTCTTGAATTTGATGCCCTATAATCCTTTCCTTACCCTACCTCACCATACCAAGCCGAACCTGAGAATCCTTGCCGTACCGTACCTTGCCTATCCATACCTAACCACTCCGTGCCATAGAATCCTTACCTTGACAAACCTTACCGTGCCATGCCTAACCGAGCCGTACCACAGAATCCTCACCTTACACGACCAGACCTCACCTTACCATACTGCACCTGACCGCACCAAACCGTCCCCTATAATCCCGACCTAACCGTACCACACCCAACCGGACCGTACCACATAACCCCAGCCTTACCAAATCCGACCCCGCCGAACCTATCCAAGCCAAATACACCAAGGCCAAACCTTAAAATCCACGACTAGTCAATTTCTTCGATTGTCGCAGAAAAGGTTCCATATCTCGGGCGATAATCGCACAGCCCCACATAAGGTCCGGCGTATTCCATAGCCTGAACGATGGTTTCGAGATCGATTTTCTCTTCATCATACCGAAGGGTAAAGGTGATCTCCCACCTGTCAAAACGCGGTCTCGTTCTGTTTATCCGGTTTTTCTTGATAACGACCGTCCTGGTATCTCTAAACCGATAATCGGAAATGAGCTGTTCCTTGGTCAGGTTCTCATAGTAATTGAGTGGGATGCTCATTTCCACCACATGGCAATGATTAACAATTTCCTTCCCGTTCCGGAAATGTTTTGCTCCCGCAATCAGAGTAGCCTCTATGCACTCACCGGGGATATACAGCCCGATTTCATCGTCCCAATACGCGCCAGCCTCCCATTCAAGGTCAGAAATAGCCCGGTAGTTTTCCTCCGTCTTTTTCTTTACAGATGTGAGCTTCTTAAGCTCAATCGCTATGGGATGAAGCGGATTAACGGTCTTGGGGGAGTGCATGAGGAGCGGGGCGGTGCCCTTCCAAGTTACAGACAGATGTTTCATTTTATGTATTCCTCCTTAATTTTTTATAAATGGTTCTTCAGTTTTACAGCGAAACATATCGCCGATTTCCTTGCGGAAATGTGGTCTATACCCCTTAGAGCTTTCTCCATCCGGGAAATTTCTTATCAAGCCATCTGCACAGGTCAATTTCAGACTTCTTACCGAAATTCCTGACATTGGTTTTTGCATCTCCCTTGGCAAACTGGATCAAATCCCACACTGTTTCGCAACCAGCTTTCGCCACGCAATTATAGGTTCTCGTGGCAACCTCTTTCATGAAGAATAGGTTTATACTCTCAATCTGCGCTGATTCTTTCATATACGGAAGGGGTTCCACATCCTGAACGGGAGAAACCTCTTCGACAGCAGTAAGATCGCTTTCGTCGCAATTCCACAGCGTTCCGTCTGGCTCCTCGACGTTGTACGTCGAAACCTTCACATACGGTTCACCTCCTTTTCTGTACTTTGCTGTGTGCGATCCGAACCCCACGATCTTCCCGGTCACGATGGCGCCTTCCTCCGGAGTGAATGCCACTTCCTGACCGCGCCTGAAAAGGTACTTCTTGATCATTTCCTGTTGGCCTCCTTTATGATTTTCTTCACCGCCTCGCACGGTGTAGGATCGCTGTAATGCTCTGCGTTTCTGGTATCAATTGATACCTCGCGACGGATTCCAGAACGGCGAAGCTCGCGCTGTCTCTTGCGGTTTCTCACTGTACAACTCCAATCAGCTTTTCAATCCTGATCCGTTCCCAAAATCGGGAAATCCAGACTCACGGTTTTCGATATTCCGGAGAGCCAGATACACGGTGGGATCAGAGTACCCTTCAGCATTTCTGGAACCGTTGTCAGCCTCATCGTTTTCAACTGTGTTTGACTTCGACCCTATTCTCAGGCATTTATGACCGCATCCCGGGCAATGATCCCATCTTTCTCGCCTCGGCTGGCCCACGTTCTGTGTTTCGAATCCGCATTTCGGGCAAACCATGTAGGGGATACCACAGTCATTCCTGACCTTCCAGACGAAGGGTCTCTCTTCTGATTCGCCGGGAAAATCCTTGATCGTTTTCGCGGCGTCCAAAAGGACCTGCCGTTCCTTTTTTGTTTTGGCGAAATCGGCCATGTCAAGGAACAGATCAGCAACAGCTTCAGCATCAATTAGTTTCTTCATTTCCCCACCTGCATATATATCTATGTGCTACTCGCGGCTCCTCAGACCAAGCTCTCCATCGAACGTTATAATCCCGATAAAGCCCTTCCACCTCTTTCCCTTCTCTAACCGAGAAAACGATCATTAAGACGTTATCATCCTCTCTTATCAGTTCACATTTGAATAACGCCGGAATCACCTCGGACTTGTCTTTATCTTCCAACCAAACCGGGCCGGGGAAATCAGGAATCTCACTGAAAGAAAGAACTTTCACCGGAATTTCACAAGGACTCATAAACCTCACCACCTGCTTCCCGCACTGAAATACACGCCATCGCTTCTTTTTGGAGCATACTCCCCAAAGTATTGCTTCTCCCCTTCGATCCTTGCGTTTACTGCATCATCGAAATTGTTAAACGATCCAAGATAATGCGTTTTTCCGTTTGCTTGGATTTCTGCATACCACTTTCCGCGTCTTTGATCATAGCGCACACCGGTGAATCCTGACGTATTATCTACCCGCATACTTGTATTTTTCATATTATCCGCATGACGGCAAATCCTGAGATTGGATTTTCTGTTGTTCAGCTTATTGTGATCGATATGGTCAACGCACAGCCCTTTTTCATAATCGCCTATAATGAGCCGATGAAGCAACGGCGAAGTACCGTCCCGATAAATATTTGTCTGCGGATAACCCATTGCATTGATGTGCCATGTTTTCCCCACGACCTTGCTCAGATCTTCCGCGTCAATTATAAATTCAATCCCTTGTGCGGTCTTCCCGATTGCAATATCATCTTTTACGATGAACGGCGTTTCCCGTTTGTTCGCTACACTGGCAGCTTCCTTTTGCAAGCATCCGCATGACAATGTTGTGCCAGCCACAAGGTTTTCGGAGCGAACGACCGTCTGTTTTCCACAATCGCAAACGCATAACCATCGTGTCCTTGGTCTGTGGGTTTCCGTGCGCTGAGAGTTTGCCACTCTTTCCAACACCGTAAGCCGACCGAATTTCTGCCCTCGCAAATCTTTGAACTTTGCCACTTTACTGCTCCTTCCCAATCGAGAAATAAATGCCGTCTATCTCATACGCCGGAATCGGACTCCATTCTCCCCAATCGTGATAGTGTCCCTTCCGGAAATACTGCGCGGGCCAGACCGGACCTTCGTAAAATCGTTCTTCACAAAATGCTTTGCACCACGCAAGGCCGTCCGAATCATACTCAATTTCCCAAACACCCGGATATGTACTGAACGTATAGGAGCCGTCCTCGTTGACATGGGAAAGCGTTTCAAACAGCGTTCCGCCGTGCAAATCCCACAGCCCGAGCATTGCGTCACATCCCGCTTCGCATAGCGTCAGATTCGGTTGCCAGAACTCCCGGTAGAATATCTTGGCAAACAGATCCAGCTCCCACGCTTCAGCGCCATGTCCGTCCCAGCCCCAAATGGTAGTGCAGAGATTCCAGTCCACGCCGCCAGGGTCAATACCCTCCGGGGGGTGGACAACCATATTGCCGGATTCGGTAAAATGGTCATCATCAACCATTATGTTGACTTCACCGGAATGGTCTTCCCAGACCAGCTCTGCACTATCCGGATCCCACCAATCAGGAAGTGGAACATCGTCTTCAGACCAGACACGGAGCATAGTTCCAACTTCTGAAGCCGCTACTTCACATCCATACTGAGGAACAATCACAGCAGTTGAATCCTCTCGTCCAACACCGAAAGACGGAAGAATGATATCGGCTTGCACCTCTTCTGCTGGACGCAGGGTAATGGTTTTCCGAACCCATCTCACAGCATCCACAGTCCCACGAATCAGACCATACAGGGCAAGGACTATCAGAATCACCAGCACCGTATAAATTTTGATCTGTTCTTTGTCTCTTCTCTTCATCTTCTGCTTACTCCTTCCAGATCTTTGATTTTGAACGAACTCACGCACTTTTCTGACGGAAAATCCTGAAACCATACACCTTGGCGATATCATCCCCAAGCCGTCTCGTAATTCTGGTGATATCGGCCCTCGTTGCGGTTCCTCTGAAAATCTTCTCTTTCAGATTTTCCCGCTGTTCCTCGGAAGTCCCATCCTTATATACCCGGTACAGGTACCGATTGGTTCCATCATGATGGGAAGCTTCACACCGGAGATCTCCAAGTTCATCCACATACCACTCATTGATGTCACAATCGGAACAAAGACAATCGGAAATATTCCCCGACTCGATTTCCTTATACCCGCTGCATCTTCCATCCCACAGTCCAAGATCCGCAATCACCAGAATCGGCTGGGATAACCGGACATTCAGATTCAAGCGCTCATCTTCAAGATATTCGGAGTTGATCTCATACATCTGCCGATATCTCTCATCTTCCGAGAAATCCGGATCCGGGAACACATCTTCCAGATACTCCCGCCAATCTTCATAGCAAAGATCCCGGTCGCTCCAAATGACATGTTTCTTCATACGCAAACCCCTTTCATCAACAATCTTTGTTTCTGATTTGATCTTTCGCTTTCCTTTCGGAAAGTAAAGGGCAATTTCAAAGGGGAACCATCCCCACAACTATATTATACCACAATGTTTGACGATTGTCAATAAAAGAGATAAAATTTATTGTACTTTTTTATTCCTCAGATATTCCGAACTCCTTGACCGGATCAATCTCCACAAACCGAGGCTGTTCACCGGAATCCGTTACAACGGGATTCATCCAGCCGCTGATCGGTCTGGCCCATACGGTGGCCTCGTCATCGGCGAACTTCCGGTAGATCACATATTCTTCATCCGTCTCTGTGTTTCGGGCAATCTCAAGCACGAGATAATAGTTACCCTTGAAATGTCTGTAAATCTTATCTGCTTCAGGTCTCATTCTGTTTTCTCCCTTCACTCCATCTGTTCTGACGTAAGGTTGGTAAACCGCGTATATTTGCCAATCCAGCCCAGCTTCACGCGGTCGGTAGTTCCATGTCGGTTCTTGGCGATAATCACCTCGGCTACAGGATGATCACTATGTTCCGCATTATAATAATCATCCCGGTAAAGGAACATGACGATATCGGCATCCTGCTCTATCGCTCCGGAATCCCGAAGGTCGGACAGCATCGGCCTCTTATCGGTCCTGGTTTCGGGACCTCTGGACAACTGCGCACAACATACAACAGGGACCTCAAACTCCTTTGCCATCAGCTTAAGAGCCCGTGAAATATCCGCCACTTCCATCACGCGATTGTCCGTTTTTCTTTCCCCCTGTACCAACTGAAGATAGTCAATCACCACCAGACCGAGGTTCTTAACTTTTCGGAGCTTGGACTTCATACTCGACACGGTTATGCCGGGGGTATCATCGATCAGGATCGGAAGCTCGGACAAATAGGAACTGGCATGAGCTACCGATCTCCAATCCTCATCTGACAGCTTTCCGGATCGCATTAAAATTGAATCCACCTGAGCCTCTGAGGACAGCATCCGATTGATAAGCTGTTCGGTGGACATTTCAAGGCTGAAGATGCACACGTTCTTCCCACTTTGCTTTGCCGCTGACGTTACAATATTCATGGCAAATGCCGTTTTACCCATGCCGGGACGAGCACCTACCAGAACGAGGTCGGATTTTCCCATTCCTACAATCAGATCATCAAGAACGGAAAAACCGGTTTTCACATATCCCAGCGCTTCAGGATTGGTCGATATCAGTTGCAGATGCTCATAGGCGGTCAGCAAAGCTTCCTGAATCTGCACAAAAGAACGGTTCTCCCTCTTCTGGGAAATCCCATAAATCCTACGCTCCGCAAATTCCATGAGCATTTCCGAGGTATCCTCCCCGGAATAGCACGCCTCGGAAATATCATCGGCGGCTTTAATCAGGGAGCGAAGAACGGAACGATCTCCAACTATCCTAGCATAATCAACCGCATTGGCAGAGGTCGGGACCATCTCCACCAGAAGTTTCAGATACTCACGCCCACCGGATTCATTGTACACTCCCTCCTGAGTTAACTCATTGATGAGCGTTACAACGTCGATGTTCTTTGACTTGAGGAACATCCTTTTCATGACACTCCAGATTTCCTGATGCTCATGAACATAGAAATCCTCTTCCGTCACCAGATCGGAAACGGTTTCAATGCACCCCGGATCGATCAAAGCCGATCCAATCAAGGATTGCTCCGCCTCCATCGAATAGGGCATTGCCCTCTCAAACACTTCAGCCATGACTCACCTCAGAAAGGCAGTTCCTCATCTTCACCCAAATCCTCAAAATGAGGGGTATAGGTTCCTTCACGGCTGTCGGCAGATACTTCCGACTGAACGGACTTACCCTCTTGTCCGACATTTTCGGTGGCATTCTGAGAGGCCCCAGAACCCTTTTTACCGGCAAATTCAAACCGGTCAAGTTCATACTTATGGGACTCCCGTTTCACCCCATTCTTATCGGTATACAACTCCGTACGCACCCTCGTGATGATATTCAACCGCGTACCCTTCTCACAGGTGGAGGAAATAACCTCAGCAAGACGGCCCCATGCCACAACGGTAATGAAATCACTTTCCCGCTTCCCCTCGGAAGTTTTATAATCGCGAGGAATATTCATCCTCATCTCAAGAACGGACTTCCCGGCGGCAGACGATCTGAGTTCAGGCTTATCAAGCAGATACCCGGAAAACACACAGCAGTTCATTTGTTCCTCCTTATCCTTCCAATTCTTCATCAGTTTCTTCGTCATAACAGGGAACAGTCTCGCTCCAGTTGGGAATCTTGTCGATCTCCAAAGGAACTCGTCCCATCTCCTTTACAGGAAAATAGCCATTCTCTGCCTTATCGTTAAGAAAGGCAAACCGCTCGGTATCAGCAAGAGGTTCCCTATGGAATCCCTGATACCAACTGAAGGTGTTGTCATCAAAATCAATGACGTAGGCAAACTCACAGAATAGACCATCAGCAGCAAATGCAAGATCATCTACGGTTTTGAACTCCCCTTCGGTCTCACAAATTCGACGAAGAATCTCTCCACCCATATCACGGTGAAGCTCGGGCCATCTGCGTCCAAATTCTTCGGAAACATCCCAAGACACCCATCCATCATCGCGCTTTGCTCCAACCTCAACCCAACGATCCTGAAGCTCTTCCCTTGAAATAAACCTCAGATCATCGGCACGATTGCGGAGACGTTCGATGTTTCCGGGGATCCGCAGAAAATCCGCGATGATCCTTCCCTGCCCTTCGTAATAGCCATCCCACTGGCAATACTTGGCAAGGACATAGTTCCCATTCTTTTTGATGCAAGTCAGATTTCTGGTTCCCATACTTTTCTCCTTTCGATCTTATGCCACGGCTGGGCTGCTCACGCAGCCACAGCCTGAAGCACCAGCTTCTCAAAGTCGTCGTTCATCCAGTGGCCATTCATGAGCTGACCCCAGTTGTTCTCCTGATAGTTCTTGGTCTTGCGTCTCGGCTCATTGTGACCGGCAAGATCGGTCATGGCATTCAGAGCGCCCCATGCGGTGTCGGCAAACTTCTTGTTGTCATCCATGACATAGCACCGCATATAGTCGGCTCTCAGCTTTTCCATGCCACGCTTCACGCGATCAGAATCCTCATCCTTGATCGGGAACATCCTCCCGACCAGCTCGTTCACCTTGTCAAGTCTCAGCGTGGTGTTCGCCATGCGATCCGCGAACTCATCCAGCGCCTCCATATACTCACCGGCAAGATCCAGAGCTTTTTTCGCCTCGGCAACCTTGGCTCCGAAATCTCCCACGTGAATCGCACTCCACGAACGCTTCGCCTGTTTCAGAGCAAAGTTCAGCGTGTTATTGCACACGACTCTGATCGGGGTCATGCAGACCCGAATGGCTCCGGTGCCATCATGGGTGTTGGTGAAGCAGATATACGGCTCAACCTCATCCCCGGCAACCTTGGTTTCGGGCATCTTCGCCAGAAGCCAAATCTTCCTGCCACCGCCCAAAGAACCGGCAGTCTCATACCGAACGTCACCGCCCACCAGCTCATCGGTGAACTCAAACGCATCCACATTCTGGACAATACGATACTTGTTCGACACGATACCAAGCGGCTTTCCATCCGAGCTGCGCTGATTCAGCTTATAGCCCTGAAGCTCGGTTCCATCCTCCATAAACACCGGTCTGCTCTCCACAGTCCAGTCAAGACCGGCGATATGAAGGGCATCGGCACTGGTCGGAGCTTCCTCGCACATGACACCAAGATTGTGCCAAGGCTTTTCTCTCACATACATCATGGTTTCAACGTTTGCAGACATAGCAAATCCTCCTTCTCGCTTTCGCCTCTGAAATCTTTCTTTCCTTTTGGAAAGTCGAACTATTTTTTGAAGGGCTCTCGCCCTTACGAGTCTATTATACCACACTTCATGACGTTTGTCAACATATTCTGACAAATTTGTTGCAATTTTATTTTCCAAACAGTCAGTTAATTGACGGCGGGTACAAGCTCATATTCACTGGCATCCTCTTCGGGGATCTTTCCAGTATACTCAATCCATCCCCATGCCTCACGCCCTATTTCGGGAACAAACTCCCTTCGATCAAAGTTGTGGATCTCGGATATCCTAATTCCAGACCACGCCGGATTTCCCGCATACGGCTTCGGATAGGTCCCCGGAGCTACCGGTCTCTGCGTGCTATAATACCTCATGATGTTTCTCCCTTCCCATCTGCCTTTCATTCCAATTACGAACCGCATCCCGGATCTTGTCCACACGAATTGCATCACAACAAGGAGTCATGCAGCAGACTGTCCAATACGGTTTTCCACCGAATGTTTCTGTTTCTGTCCATATCCGAATATCTGTGTTTCCACAGAATTTACAGGAAACAAACTGCCCTCTGTATTTTTCGGTGTACTGTCTTGCTTTCTGAAAACGAATAGCCATGAATATCCACCAATTCCCATCAATTTCGTGACGCCACGAAAATGGTCTATTCCCATCAAGCGGAAGCCACTTCGGTTTCAATGACAAGAACCTTTTCCTCACCCGGTTCAATCAGATGGGTCTCATACAACGGCGGGAGAATCAACCCATACGTTTTACGCACAACATTTCGGAGAACTTCATACTGATCCGAATGACCGGGATCATGGTCATACGGACTGGAAAACACAACGATGTTCCCGGTTTCTCCGGGGATCTCTGCGGCAAAGGTTCCGGTTTTCAGATGATGAACGGTAATGGTCATATTTTCCTCCCTAATTCCATTCTCGCGGGGCCACAATTGACGTACCATCCTCAAGATGATACACAGTTGCTTTGCAACACGGGGCAAAATCCACATCTTGGTTCTCGTCATAAATGACGCAGAACTTATTGACACAATCCCGCCAATTTTCAATCTCTTCAGACGGTCCAACCTCTTTAATCTCTTCACCTTCCCAAGCAATCAACATAGCACCAGCAAACAACAACGGAAGTTGATTGTCATTAGGACACACCGTGGCCCAATTACAGATGATGGTTTCTCCACCCGGAAAAATCACGATCCCAGATTCCTGACCAGTTAATTCCTGAAGCGTCATTTCTTTTACCTCCTGACAATTAGTCCAACTCCGGATCCGTCATTCCCAGTCGGGATGAAGATCACGCCCGACGGTCACCTTGATTTCGTCATCCTTAGTTCGGGCGACTTTTTCAACCCGCCGCAAGCCAAAAGCATCAACACTGATGTTTGCGGTGGTTCCTCGCCATCCGTGATAGCGCTTGACAGCGGCGTTCATGTTGCCGGGAACACCTTCTCCGCGGTAGAGATACCATGTTTCATCGCCGGTTCTAACGTCCGTTCTGCAGACAAGAATCACTTCATCTCCCTCATGGGGAATAAAACGGGTGTGATAATCAATCACGAATGTTTTCTGTCTCATGATGCCGTCCTTTCCGCCCTCTTCTCTCTGCGCTTAACAAGCCTGATCCTCAACCAACCACACGGGTTGGCTCTATATTCCTGAACGGTTTTCCTCGCCTCTTTCCACGAATACTCACTGCACTCGACGCACCAGCCATCCCCATAGTCGGTTTCAACATCCCAACGGTCAATGGTTTTTCTAACGTACATCGCACACCCTCCTTCCCTCTCTGCCCTTCCGGGCTTGCCCACCCCCGAAGGGGCGAACGATTCGGTTATGCTTTTAGCTCGTCGGCTCTTCTAAGCGCGGTCTCGAGCGAGGCTCTTGTGCAAATCATTCGGCGCTCAAGATCATCAGTCAAAACATACAGGCTGAAATACTGGCGGAGGCTATTCATGTAATTCGGTTCCAGAAATATGATCCCGCCATCCTTTGCCCTTCCGAGGTTCGCTCGTCCGTTTACAAACTGGACGTTTCTGCGGGCCAGCACAGTATTTTCAGATCTTGTGAATGTCATTTCCTTATCCTTTCTGCCCTTTCCGGGCTTGCCATCTTCACTTCAAACTCTTTTACGCTGCAAACTCTTCATTTTCGATCTGTTCGATCTCATCCCAGCTCAGGCCAAGATCATGAAGCCGAACAGCGATTTCATACGAAATCACGTTATGTTCCATGTCGGGGTTCTCATTGAACCTCCGGCAAGAGGCACGATACTCAAGAATCGTGCGATCCAGAATGAACTCATCAACCTCAGCCTCGGTTTTGAAAACCTGACCATCAATGAAATATCCTCTGTACTTCTTCATCACAAGTCCTCCTGTTGAGTTGAAATCAAATTTTCTTTCTGGAAAGTCGAAACCCAAGTTTCGGGGCCCTCGCCCCCCACGACTATATTATACCACACTCCTTGACGTTTGTCAATACTTTGTTGCAAATTTAAGAATATTTTTTTACATGAGTGTGACCTTTTCAGGCCACACCCGTTTCCCCTTCAAAATACGAATACCAGTCATCAATCGCCTTGCACGGATCTTCCGAAACCGACTTCTGAGGTTTCTCCACGGTCAGCTTACATCTGGTCACGATGGTCTGCTTCACACCGTCCCGCTCATTGTGGTCCTTCACGGTTCCGGTTAGCTTCTTCACTCCATCAATGTCCTGACTGCCGGAAGCAAACCAGATCAGAACATTTCCGGACACGTCAATGAACTTATAGAGGAAGGTCGTCCCCCATTGGTTTTCCCAAGACGAAAGCAGCTTGGCAGATGCAACCTCGACCGTGATCTTTTTTCCAACCTCTCCGACATACTCAGACTCGTGGGATTCCTTGTCTCTTTCGGCATTCCAGCGAGCCTCACGTTCGATCCTCTCCAGTTCCTTCTCCCACGCAACAGGAAGCCACACGAGCCAACCAACATGCTCGGCCTTGCACCATCCACCGGCCACCAGCGGCTTGCTCTCCCATGCGTAGGAGAACGCTTCATGCTCATTATTCTTGATCCAGTCAACGATCCGGGCAGCTTCCTTTTCGGACTCATCGCTGATTTCATAACGCCGATAGTGTTCCAACACCCAGCTCTTAGTGGATCCCGGGTAATCGCTCTTGCGATATCCGAACTTCTTCACGGCTTCACAGGCAAGGGCAATCACGCTCTCGACATTCATGAGACGGCTTACGCCGCTACGCTCATAAGTCTCACCGCCGACCCCGGCATCCTCATCCAGATAGTTCCGCAGAGCAGCGAACGAAACCGCCAGCCGGGGATCGATCCCCGTATAGTCATGAAGGCAGCTCGAACCAACCTGACGGATCGCTCCATCCACATTCTGCACCATATAGGTCACGGTGCGCTGATGATTTGTCCGGCAATGCTCGCAATACGGGGCTACGGTGTGCCATGCTTCGGGATAACCGGATCCATCAAAGGTGGTGACGAGATTTCCATCATCCAGATGCTCGATCTTCGCAACCGCCGTCCAGCCATCCTTGCGAACCATCTCATCATCATACCGAACATCGACCGCCTCAACGCGGACCATATCCTTCACATAGGAGATACTGGTCGCAGGGTCGATCCCCATGATCTTAATCTCAGCGGCATAGGGTTCTCCAATCTCATAACTGAAGGAGGAACCATACTTCTCAGCCTTCTTGCGGACGGTCTCCAGCTTCTTCGTGACTTCTTCAATCTTTTCATTATACACGGTGACGGTCATCTCAGCACCTCCTATGTCATTCGTTTCGATCAGGCACACTTCCAAGTGAACCGGTGGCTCACACTGGAGGTCTGATACTTCTCATACAGGTCCGGAAGATCCTTCTTCAGAAGCGTTCCGTTCAGGCGGCTGGACACGATTTCCTGCCACCGGACCACAAAGCCCTTCTGCGTCTTAATCTCGGAGACGCCCTTTTCTTCCAGATCGGTCTTCAGCTCGGTCTTGAGACGTTCGATCTCTTTCTCAAGCGCTTCCTTCTGAGCCTCAAGGTCCTGAATCTTCTTGACACGGTTTTCGATCATTCTCTCGGTCATGTCGTACCTCCGTTCTTTTGTTCGCGGCTCATGTTTATCTCTCATCCCTTACGAGTATATTATATCAGGTTTCTCGACGTTTGTCAATACTTTTCCAAAAAGAAATAAACATTTTTCTTGACTTTTATGTAGTTTTTTGATAAAATGGTCAGGAAAGTAACCATTACCGGAGGCCATCATGAAGCAGCTTTACTACAACACCGCCATGCCGATCAGAACGCTCATCGGTCAGATCGATTCAAGCCAGATCGCCCTGCCGGATTTACAACGCCCCTTTGTCTGGACGGATAAAAAGGTACGCAAACTGTTTGACTCTCTGTACAGGGGATTCCCCGTCGGAACGATCACCCTATGGAGATGCGCTTCCACCCATAAATCCCACTTTATTGGACTGGACGGTCATAGCCACGCAGTCCCGAACGAGCTGATTATAGACGGACAGCAGCGCCTCACTTCCCTTTATTCCGTCATGCTCGGCAAGCCGGTTTTGAACTCCAGCAAAAAGGAAAAGCGGATTGTCATCTCCTTTAATCCTCTGGAGGAAAAATTCGAGGTATATTACCCTGCCCTGAAAAACAATCCGGAATGGATCCCGGATATAAGCATCCTGTATACGACGGACAAACTCCTCCAGTTCAACACCGCGTACCTGAACAAGCTCTCGGAATACAGGGCATCTCAGGACAAGCCGCTCACGGACGAAGAGCAGAACGAAATCACCGCCCATCTTGACGCTCTGCGGTATCTTGAAAATATCTCCCTTCAAATCATCGAAATTACGACGGATGCACAGGAGGAGGACGTTTCGGAAATGTTCGTGCGGCTCAATTCCTCCAGCACCCCGCTTCGCCAGCACGATTTCATCCTCACCCTGTTCTCACTCTATTGGGAAGACGGTCGGGACAAGATAGAGGATTACTGCACGGCCCACATAAGAAAAAGTGTGGATGACGGAGGAAAAACCATCGGTACGCAATCGCAGGATATCGTCCGTACTCTGATAGCCGTTGCACTTGACCGCGCTCAGCTTAAATACGCATACAAACTCCTGCATGGGGCAGACTTTGACCGAAAAGGAGAAATTGACGAAAGCCTCCGGGACGCCCGCTTCAAAATGCTGGCAGACAAACTTCCGGCAGTTCTGGACGAAACGCGATGGGACAAGTTCTGGAATATCATCAAATCATCCGGCTATGTAACGGCGAAGATGATCCCCTCTCATTCGACCGTGTTCTACACCTACGCCTTGTATCTGATCGCCATTGACCGGTTTGACGGTAACTCCCCCAAAAACAAAGCGGCCAACGAATCCCTCACGGCCCTGTGGTTCTTCTTCGCATCCCTCATGTCCATCTACACCGACGAATCTGTCATGGAGAATCAGCTCAAGGCCATCAAGGATCTGCACACCTTTGAGGAATACAGGGATTACCTGCTTTCCAGAATTGACGAGCGATTCACGAACGACTATTTCGAGACCACTCTGACCGGTACAGGAGAACTAGCCGCATACGGATCCGGAAACAACGCATGGCTGGCCTACAACGCCGCGCTGGTGGTTCTGGACACGAAGCTGCTCTTCAGCAAATCCGGGAATCCTCTAAGAAGTCTGCTGGAAACCGGCTATGTTGCGGGGAAAAAGATGCCGCTTGAGAAGCACCACCTGTTCCCAAGAAAATACCTGAAGGATACCTTCAGCTATCCGGACTGGATGGTTAATCAAATGGCAAACTATGCGTACATCGACTGGCTGGATAACCTCATCATTCTGGACACCGCCCCCGCTTCCTACTACGCCGGGAAATCAACTTCAGGCGACGAATCGAATAAGCCGGAGTTTTACATCCTCCAAGGCGTTTCGGAGGAACAGCAAATGAAATGGGAATCCGAAAACGCCCTTCCCTCCGGATGGGAAAACATGCCCTATGAGACGTTCCTTATCGAACGGCGCAAGCTCATGGCACAAAGAATCAGGGAAGCCTATGAAGTCCTAAGAGGCCGAATTTAACTTTCTTCCTTATACAGAAACAGATACAGTACAGTAATAGATACAGTACAGTACAGATACAGATAAAAACGTATTTTTCAAATACCCTAAAGGTACCATATCCATATGGTACTCAAAAACGGAAAAAGACCGGGCGGTTCTGGATTCCCTCCATCCATGCCGTCCGGATCTTTTTGTGACAATCATATTGTTGTTGCAAATAAAAAACAACGGATTCTCTGTGAGCTTCGAGAAACCACTTAAAATCCGTTTTTTCTTCTAACCACCAAATATACTGCCTCACGACAAAACTTCAAAATAACACGGCTCCTGCTCCTGTCTAATACCTCCGCAGGACTTACCCTTTCCCAAAAACTTCATTGACACGTTCAAAACGGTCGACATACATAAACTGCTTAATCTCATCATTGTTGTACCCGGTAACCTTCCAAAGATCGGTAAGATACACACCGATCCGAAGAACGGTATTCAGTCCATCATAGGCCATGAACCTGATCCATACGTCAAGCTGTCCGGTTCCTTCTTCAATACCATCCCAAATGCGGAAGTTCTTGGCAATCTCGGCGGACTCATCAAAAATCTCACACATCCCATTGAAATCGCATCCACCAGCAACACGAGCGGCCATTCTGCAATAGGACAGAAGATCCTCTTCGACCATTTCGGATCTGATCCTCCTGACGACGGACATTTCGGAAACAGTTAGGATGCGCTTTACTTCTTCCGTGATTTTGATTTTCATTGATCCCCCTCCAATTCATTTTGCCTTGGCGATTTCTTCAAGGACCTTAAAACGCTGCTCCAGTTGAATTGGTGAAGTACACTCACCAAGCCTCATGACCGATCCGTCAGGACAAACGGCATACAGGAAGTATTTATCCCGGTAAACCCTGCTTGTCAGGACATATCGCTTTTGACCATCCCTTCCATGATAGCTGACCCACACTTTTTCGTCATCCGGGATACCATCCTTCGGACGGAGTGCATCCGTCATGGAAATCTGAACCGACGTGCCCTTCATTCTCCATCCTCCGGATCTTCTTCAATTTCGAGTTCCGTATCATATACATCCATATGGCTGAAATTGATCTTCCCCTCACTTACCATATAGTCCCACTCTTCTTCTGCTTCCTCGGAACTTTTAGCCATAATATCAACGGTCATTATGGAGTGTTCCCTATATGTCACCGTAAACCGCTTTATCCCGGCCTGGGAATCAAGAAGGGAATCATGGAGTTCTCCGATCATCTTCTCAATGTCCTCCGCATCATGGACCAGAACTCTAATCGAAGGAACATCGGAAACACCAGACTTTTTTGCCTCAATCCACATTTCAACATGCTCATCCACATCAAAGCTCTCGTAATACACCCCAACATTCTCAACAAAGAAATCTGCATCCACCCTGAATGAAAAATCCTCTCCAGCAGGGGAATACTTTCTAAGCTCCACCTCCCCGGATTCTTCATCTTCATATACGGACCAACCAAGACTTTCGCACACGGAAACCAGCTTATCAGCGAGCATTGCTTTATCCCTCCCCTCATTCCAGAACTTCTGCGGTTTCATAAACAACGACCGGATACTCATCTTCTTGCAGGTAGTTGTTTATGTTCATCTCGCCGGGGCAAGCCTCACTGTCATACAGGTTTACACGGGGAAGTCCTTTTACGTTGATCCCATTGACCATCATGTCCTCACCAAATCCAACGACCACACAGATTTCACGCTCTCCGGAATACGGATGGATTAAAACCACCTTCATCCCGACCGCAAGGTCTTCACGCTTCATAACAGTTGCATTGAAGAAATCCGATCCAATCTGTTCTTTCTCGGGCTGTGCCTCGTCAATGGCAATCAGCATTTCCTTCAGGTCATAATCCATCTGTTCAGAACCGTTGAAATACCTTCTTCCGACGATCTTCCAGTCACGAATCAGATACGTCCCGTTGTCATAGTTGTCGCAATCCAAATTCTGGACCTTATCAATCCCGATGGACAAACCGCCGCCAAAGAAATTGCCAATCACCTGCGCCAGACGCGCCCATCCGTAACAATCCTCATCGGGGGACCGAAAACCTCTCAGCTCGCAATACTTAAGGAACGCCTCAATACTGGCGCGGCCACCATTCCAGTGCAGATAAATGCCGACCCCATTGTGGGCGAACCCATACTCAGTCGTGATAACAGCTCTGTTTCCCATAGATACCTCCTTCAAGCACACACTTTGTCCGGGCAATACTTGTCACCCAGAATCGCATCCACAACAGCCTCAAGGTTGTCCGCTTCGATAACCGCTTCCTGATTGCGGGGGTTCAGTGCCTGATATCCTCCCCAATCGCCGCCATCGCACAAAACGGTTGTCCAGACCCAATTCTGACCGAAGTCGAAATACGTCTCACCAACACGATAGTTATACCGGCGGGGACTCTTTACGGTCAGGAGCTTCGCAGCAACGTCCAGTTTCTTATACTCGTCACTTTCGGGGGAAAACGTCTTGATGTACTTGCTCATCAGAATATCTCCTTTCGCATTGGAAACCTTCGAGTCAAACTCACGGGGACCTCGCCCCCACGACTATATTATACCATACTCTTCGACGTTTGTCAATATAGTAGACAAAATATTAGATACTTTTTTCAATAACCACAACGATGGCTTTCAGGAACAAATTCGACATTGATCTCAATCCAATACCGAGGATGTTCCTCCTCAATCAGCTTAGCGGTTCCATATGCTTCATCGAAGGTCTCAAACGCAGTCTGACCGATATCATCCTCGGTTAGCTTTCTGCACCAGTGGGCATGGCCGGTCCACACGTCAAGGACATAGATTTTCTTGGTTTTCATAAAATCACCTCCGATCATGCGGCACCTCCCGTTTCTGTTCAGGCCACCGTCTCAACGACGGAATAATACTCGTTGGGGCAACCGTTGGCAGCCGAATTGGTCTTGGCATTGTTCAGGTTATTCACCAGAGACTTGATCGTCTTAGGGTGAACATTGATCTTCTTGTTGCCGCGCTCACGTTCCCAGCTCCTACCGCATTCCAGCGTGTAGCTGAAATACTGAATCAGCTCTTCCAGAGTTCCGGTGATTTCCTTCTCGCGCATTCCGTTGAACGAATATCTCGTTTCCTTGATCGTGAACTGTTTCATTTTTGACCTCCTGTTATTCAATCAATGTTTATTTTACGTTCCCGGATTCCGTGTCAGCTAATGGCTCCGCGCTTCTTCAGGTCGAAGTAGCACCAGCGGAGGATCTGGGCATCGGTCATGGTCTTGAAGGACTCCAGAGTGTCCTCATAATCCTTCTGATAGGCTTCGATCATCTCCCGCTGTCTTCTGATGCAATTACCGAAGTAATTGTACCCGGCATCAAGATCAGAAGCCATGTTACGGACCATCGTGGCGATCATGGCCTCTTTATCTCCGCACCAGATCTCGTACCAGTCTTCCGCTTCCCACACTCTCGCTCTTGCCATTTGAAACCTCACTTTCTCATCGGAAACCCGAAGGCTCAATTCTTGGGGGCCGAACCTCTCTCCCCCCGACGATAATATTATATCACATCTCTCGACATTTGTCAATACTGAAAGCAAAAATAATTTGATTATTTTCTATTTTTCTTCATCAGCAGACAGCTTGCGGAATGAATCCTCACCATACGCAAGGCCGAGGCTGCGTCCATTATCAAACCGGCAATGGACGGTCGCTATATCATCCACATAAATCACAGTTCCCTTGGTCCCATCGGGAACAGGATTAGGGTCATCTCCCATGTGCAGAAGCACGATCCTCGTTCCGGCGGGATACCTCTCCTGATAACTTTTCGCCACGGCTCTGAGTCTGTCCCATTCATTCATACGCATTTCAAAACGCTCCTTTCTGGTTGCCTGTCTTAGGCAATCCTGCTCTTCAGCGAAATCCTCTTACCATTCTTCATGAAGATTTCATAGCCGTTCTTAACCTTGACAACGCCATCAATGTCACTTTCCTTCTTGGTCTTGCATCCGGGCTGTCTCCGCACAAAGGGGAGAACGATGGGACCAACGGAATCCAGATCAAGAGCAGCCTTGGCTTCCTTTCTGGCTTTATACCGAGCCATATGAAGGTCAAACTGCGCCCGGATCTCATCCAGATCCTCAGAGAAATAATCGGACTCGTAATTCACCCGATAGAATACTCTCTGCTCGATCACTTCAAGACGGTTGTTCCAAATCGTGCTGAACGAATCGAAGAAGCGTTTCGGGTTGACAGGCTCGGTGTTCCTTCCAACGGTCAGCACAACGGAATCAAATCCTCGACCGATCATTCCATCGATCTCGGCATACGGCTTTTTTTCCAGCATCACGCGGAGAATCTCATCGCCCTTCTTGAGATCGATCTTGGCAATCTCTCCCTGATGCCCGGACATGGTTGTCGCATTGATAACATACCCGGCAGCAATCAGCTCCGCAACCTTGGCGGTGAAAATGGCCTCGATTTCTTCGTGTCTCATGATTCCTTCCTTTCTGCTCATCAAAACCGAGCACTCACAAATCCTTACGCAGTCACAACTTTTACCAGACGCGCCAGACAATCTCCGTGCGGCCTCTTTCGCGGTTGTACACCTTCCGGTGTTCATGGCTCTTCATGAACTCTTCAACAAACGCGGGAATCGAACAGGTCTCAATGCGGCGGACATAATTCCCGGTGACCCACTCATAATCGATCAGCTTCAGCGCATGAGGCGTATCAACCCATTCGGAACCGACCAGCTCAAGTCCACGAGATTTTTCAACATACATCCGGACCTCGCGAAGCGGAACTCTTTTCCTCATTTCGGGCCTCCCTTAATAATTCTTGCTCAGGTCATACCAGATATCTTCATCATCAGAATCGATGCTGAACAGCTTGATCCGCTGAGTTCCGGCTCTCATCCGAATGTTCTTGAACGCCGCAATCGCTTCGGCTTTCTGATCCTTCGAGAACTTGAACTCCTTTGTGATACCGTTGCTTACGAACATCACGAGATACTTGACTTTGTTTTCCATCTTGATTTCTCCTTGTCTTCTCTGACGATTTATCGAACAACCTTCAAACCATTTCTCTCGGCCCAGCGGACCGCGCCTGCCTCGGTTTTCCATCTCGGAGTGAACCGCAGAACCGAATTCTCTTCAGCATTCTTCAATCCAAAATACTGAGCCGCAGTTCCTTTGTTGATGCAGAATACTTTGACTTTCATTTTCAACCCTCCTGTCCGGGAAGCCCTCGCCCCCCCTGACGATATAATTATATCATACTCTTCGACGTTTGTCAATATGGAGAGCAAAAATAATTAGAATTTTTGATAAAATGTTTATCTCCAATATGGATTATGGTAAACAAACAACATTGAGGTTGGGAATGAAAAAAGGACCGTCTTAATGGTCCTTCTTTCCGGCAGTCATGTTAGCCTTTGCCCACTGGACTTTCTCGACGCTTTCCCTGCTGCCACAGTCTATGGTTCCATCACGGTTGATTACCAGAACGAAATCGCCAAGCCCTTCCAGCCACGGATCCTTCAAATCATACCACAGCCCACAGACCGAACCGGTCTGAATCTTAGCAAGAGCCTGTTCACAGAACTCCTCGGTCAGAGGAACAACTGATCCATCAGGGGCAACGATTTTAGACATATGGGAGGAAAGAACACCGATATACCGCAGGGTCTCGGAAGAAAACTGATTCATACTGCCCTCCTTCAGGCTACTTTCTTGTGCCATTTCCGAAGCGACCAGAGCCGCTTGACCTCTTTGTTTGCCGCAGCCCTGTCGTTGTAAACATCGTCCCACAAACGCCCATGGGAAAACCAGCTCAGAACAAGAAACGCACCGTGGTTCTCCCAGCATTCGATGTTCAGGCATCGCTGGCCCTTTTCAAAACACTCATACGCGGCGACCTTGTTCCATCCGCGTTCCCGCAAAGCCCAATCATTAAGATGCAGAGCCATGATCCATCCCTCCCGGCATTAGCCTCTGGTTTCCATTTCCACAACATCATAACCGCATTCAAGGGCCTTGGCGAATGCCCTCTTGAACTCCTCGAAGGAATCGGTTTCAAACACCTGAGGATCAGAGAACAGCTTGCTCTGGTTTTTCAGATAATACACCATGCGATACTTTTTCATCTACATAAACCACCTTTCGTCAGGCGGGGATGACTTCCCCGCCGCGTCTGCCGCCGAACTTCTCGGAACCGTACATGTCACGGATCTCATCAAGGCTTAACAGCTTTTCGCCCTTCTTCCTGAAAGCGCCATGGTGGAAATACCATGCTGCCTTGTTGGGACTCCAGCGGAAGCGCATTTCCTTCAGTTCATCCTTGTGGGCACGGGTGTTCCCAGTGACCCACAGCCAAGATCCACAAAGCTCCACATCGATCCCGTCCATGTGGATCAGCTTTTCGATGATCTCAATGAACTCTTCAGGAGCCTCGGCCTTATCAACAGGAGAGCTATAATACTCACCGGCGGCGTTCTTGTGAACCGTAGCCAGCTCACGGCACAGGATCTCATACTCGGCGTTGATTTCCTGCATCTCCTCGGTGCTTCCACCCATGTCCGGGTGGTGGGCAAAAGCGAGCTTCTTATACTGAGCTTTCAGCTCTTCCAGAGTCGTGGGGTTCACAAACCATTTTGCGGACTTCATACTTAGCACTCCTTTCGCATCTTCGCGCTTCATCCAACCTCATCTTACGAGAATATTATACCACATTATTCGACGTTTGTCAATATTTAGAGAAAATTTGTTTGTACTTTTTTCACTCGCCCATAAGCCACTGGTCATAAACTTCCTTATACGGAACATCCATTAGCTTGGCAAGCGCATAGAACAGTCTCTCACGAATGACGCTATCTCCAACACCAATCACATCATACACGTCCCTGTACCGGTCAAGCGCATCAAAAAGATCATAGAAAGTCACGGTTTCATCAATCTCGACACCCAGCTCATCGCTGGGATATACGGAGCAATAATAATCACGCAGTTTGGTTGTTTTGGTGATTCTCATTTCCTTTCCTCCGTTCATCTGAAATATTCGCAGCCAATAATTCCGAGCGGGAAAGTCTCATAGTGGCCCACATTGTTCAAATCATCAGGTTTTCTGAAAACCCTCGCCGCCCACTCTCTACGGCCCTCCGGATCGGTACTCACGATCTCGGTGAACTCGATCCGGGCGGTGGCTCCTTCAAACCAGAAGGTAACGCCATCATTGGTCTGCCGCTTCATCCCATTATATCTGGTTTTCAGATCGCCACGATACAGGCCAACGCCATAATTCACAAGGTCAAGAGCTCCGATCTCTTCTTTGGTCAGCTTGGCAAGCGTCTTGTTTTCGATCATGTCGATGTTCAGCATTTGAACCACCTTTCTGGTCCTTCACAAACCCCTTGACTTTTTCCCGCCTGTCTGCTATAATGGAACCGAATCCGGGAAGAAGGCGGGCTTTCGCCTCCCCGGTTCGGATTGGATCGGCTCGTTACTTAGTCTGGGCAGACTTGGGGGTAACGGGCTTTTCCTTTTCTTCCTTCACAGGAACCTTTGAGTCTCGAACTATCTTGGCAGCTTCTTCATCGCCGGTCTTCAACTCAATGATCTTGGCGATGTTCTCAAGAGAAGCATTCCACTGCTTATCAGTCATACCATATTCAAGCATCCTTTCTGCCCGCCTTTCTTCCCGTCAGGTTTTCGGTCTGCCGTTCGCATCCCCTGTCCCCCTGACGATATTATTATACCACAACGCTCGACATTTGTCAATACTATTTGACAAATTATACGACAATTATTAGATGTTTTTTAACAAAGAAAAAGCCCCGTGGCTTTTACACCACGAGGCTTGAATCTATATACCGCCGCATCAACGAGCGCAGGGGAACGCTCTCCACGACGGACGCAACGGGCGGGAGGTCAACACCCGTAAACGTCAAGGTTATTTCTTTTCGGGGAAGATCGGACAGGCATCGTCCGGGCAGTCTCCGCTTTCGCAGATTTCCGGGACGATATCGTATTCGATGAAGAAATCATCGTCTCCCGGCTCCTCTTCCGGAGCGACGGGATCTTCCGGTTTCTTCTTCGCTTCTTCCTTCTTCGACTTCTCAGCGAGGTAGTCAAGGGCATACTTACGGGTCCAGTCGAAGACGTACTGCGCTATGACTTGCAGTTTATCCTTGGGCAGGAATCCCCTGAACGGGGCGGGCAGGGCTTTATACATCCAGTCCACGACCATTGCCATCTTGTCAGGACCGGGCTGGCCGGTCTCTTCGGCAAGGGCGATGAACTTGGAGATCATCTTGACAACATTGCCCTTTTCTTGGTAGTAGAACATGGCAATCATCAAGGCGATCCAGCAGATCACCGAAATGATGCCAAACACATCATGATAGGTGAATTCCATTTTTCAACCTCCATTGGGTTTTACATTTCAACCTTAATATCTTTTTGACTTCCGCTGAGCTTCAAAACCTGCGGGGCATGGGTTGTGGGAAGCAGATTCTTCCGAGCGGCATAACCCCCATACTCCAGCCACGAAGTAGCGGAGATAACCTTGAACGGCTTAATGGCAACCGTGTTGTTGTAGGGGTTTACCTTGATCTTTCCCGGCTGGGTCACGAAAGGCCGATGGGTATGTCCGAGGATCAAGGCATCGGCCCCGTCTATGGTATACCCGAATCGCTCAGCGCGGTTCACAGCACCACCGGTCAGAAGCCCACCGCCGTTTCCATGTACAACGGCGAGGATGTACGTGGGATTATGCGCCCCATCTCCGGATACGCTCCCGATCTGGATTTTTATGAAGGCCATGTTCTCCCGGTACAGGTCTTCGATATCCAACTTTGCGCAGATATCATATACCGGATCATCGTCCGCATCTTTTCCGGACCGGCCTTCATGATTTCCGGGGACGGCGCACAGAATCCTGTCCTTCAACGGAGCGAGCATCTCTGCCATGAGCTTCTTCTGGGAGCTGGGACGCATGGTCTCATCAAAAATGTTGCTGATGCTTGAGCGGGTGGCATTGTTTATCAGGTCACCCGCCAGCACCAGATACGAATTTTCCTCCCCCATTACCTTCGTCCGGAACTCACGCCATGCGGATTCCATGTGTTCCGCCGCGCCGAGATGAACGTCGGAAATGGGGTAGATCTTCAGATCGTCATTCCCCGGAAAATGCCGGGTGATCATTGTGAAGTCCTGAAGCATCCGTCACCTCCTGTTAATCGGGGACATGGTTACACCTCATCATCGGATCCCTTGGCGTTTGCAAATTCGTCCTCGGTTTCGGCGGGAGGCTCCGGAATCTGCTTGCCTTTATACCCGTATTTCGATATGTTCTCGCCGAGGGACTTCACAGCATATGCTATCGCAACCCCGAGGATCGTTCGCACAGCCTCCTGAGACAAAGACTGCGCGATCTCACATCTTCTGAGCAAGGCAAGGCCATAGGAACACCACACCCAAGCGATGGCGTTGGATGTAATCAGGGTACAAAGCCGCTTCTCATAGGTTTCGTTCCATTTCTTACGCTTCTCGGCAAACCAGATCCGGAATTTGGATTTCTTCTTCTCCATCCTCAATCGCCTCCCTTCATTGCACGATGGATGAACGTCAAAACCTCTTCGCGGGTCACGGGATCGTTCAGCCGGTAATCCTTCACCCCGGAAGAAGAGCCTTTCAGAATGCCCCTTGACACGGCCCATTTGACAGCCTCGTCAGCCCATGTATGGGGCGTGTTTCCATCTCCCGGTGTTCCGGTCTTCTGGGCGGGAACCGGGCCGGAAAGAAGCCCTGTAACCTCCACAGCGAGATTTCCGAGACGGTTATACAGCCAGTCTCCGGGGCAGGACTTCTTGGCGAACCACCGGTGGACCGTCATAAGCATCTCATCCGACTTCGGCGCATACGCCAGAGCCTTGTCTTTATCCGGAATCCAGATCAGCCTCTTCTTCCCGTTCCGGCGGCAGATGTCCTCGCAGAGCTTCACCAGAGACGCATAGACGGAACTGTTCATGGCGTAGGGGTCGGTAGTATCGGACGCGCACTCTATCGTGACGGCCCTTTGGTCATTGTCATTGGAGGACGTACACCACGAACGGTTCTGCTCTTCGACGTACATGGCGACCCTTCCATCCACACCGATGCCATAGTTGGAGCTGGCCTGTCTGGAAACCGGCGCGAAGATGTTGCCAAGCGTCTCCACGGAGCACTGGCCCACCACGCAATGGGGAGAGATGCGGTCGATGCTGTGGGTCCTCTGCCCGGAATGATTCGGGCTGAGCATGGTATAGCTCACGAGCGGACTGTTGGAGTATGTCATGTCTTCTGCCTATCCCTTCTTGATCGGGAGACTGTTCACCAGATCGTAGGTGGGCTTCATGGCTCCGTTTCCTCCGTTCTCATGGTAACAGTCGTGCATGGCGTTCCATGCGTCCCGATCATCAAACGATATTTCTCCATCCGCGATGAAATGCCGGGCCAGATGCCTCAGACGATCCTGCAAGATAAGCATGTTCGTCCGTTTCTGCAATCGAAGTGACTCCTTCACCTCGGTCATCTGACCGTCCATCTGCGCGATGGCGTGGTCTATCTCTTCAAGATGCTTGTCCGTATCTTTTTCGGCCTTTTCTTCGGCCTTGTCATTCTTCTGTGCCCTGCGCCTGATGGCCCAGCTAATCAAAGCCTTAATGCCCTCGACGATGGAGAGGAGGACTCCACCGCCGAGGAAGAATTTTATCCATTCATTCATGCTGACTACCTCCGGGGGGATCAGCCCTCGACTATCTCATTCCAGCCATAAACGCCGGGGGCCCAAACATTATTATCGACCGTAGATTCCCACGTCTTTCCGTTATAGGTCACCCGGTCGCCCTTCATGTACGGGTTGGTGCTGTCGGGCTGTTCCCACTCCCCGATTTCAGTGTCATCCTGACCGGGGAGGATCTTTGCCCAGAGAGACGGGGCAGATTCCGGGTCCCAACCATCCTGCGAGGTATGGTCTTGAATACACTTATACAGGTATTCACCATATCGTCTCCGGTCAGCAACTTTATAGGAAACTCCATCGCCGGACCAGCGGGGGAACAGCTCCACCGCGTCGATGGCATCTTCGTCCGTCATGATGGCCGCGTTGTCCTCGATGATTGCGCGGAGATGCCGCGCTCTTTCCAGAATAGCAGACATTACTCTACCTCCCCAAGCAGAATTTTCGCGGCTTCGATGTAGTCCGCATCGTCAACGGTGGAATCCCCAACCGCCTCACCGTGCATGTGGAACTGCGTCATAAGCATGCCCGCACCTGCGTCGTTGAAGGACACGGCATCCAGAACAACATCCCGGAAGGTTGCAACGATATTCCCGGAATCCGCTTCGGAAATCGTGATCTCCGCCAGCGCTTCGGGGGTCAGCTTTTCCCACGCAGCCAGAGCATCAGTCTTGGACGCAAAAGTGGCGACGGCATACAGCGGCGTTCCGAACCCGTCAATGCCGATCTGCTCGCCATTGGCAAGCCTTAACATATAGGTCATGATTCTTTACTCCTTGTGATTGTGCGTTCCGCCCTTGGGCGTCACTTTTCAAGATTCTTATGGATATCCTCGAGGATCGCTTTAAGGTGCTTATGGTGGACGGCTTCTTCTTTCGCAATAGTTCTCAGGATGGACCCATACCCACGGCAGGGGTACTTCTCGTCAGCCAGCTTCGCCAACTCCATGTACTTATCGTTGTCAGCTTCCTCGTCCTCTATATCCTGCTGAATGGCCTCGGCAAAATCAATCGCCTCATCCTCTTCTTCTTCCGGAACCTCAACGATTTCTCTTTCCTTTTCAGCCATTTCCATTGCTCCTTTCTATGCGGTTCTTCAGCTCGTCCACGTCATTTGCGCCAAAGCTGAACTCTTGCTTTTTCGGGGAAATCCAAGGCAACGGAGGAATCGTTACGAGGAACGACCCATACTCCTTAACGCTCTCTTTGAAATCCCGAAAAACTTCCTCGATTTCGTATGTCCCATCTTCCTGACAGTCAAGAAGAAGTTTGACGGTGTTGTTTTCAAACACCGAATCAGCCAGCTTCTTGTTACACTGGATCGCCTTAACGCCAGTGGCTATCAGAATTTTGGTAGCCTTATCTTCAACATTTGGGAGGACTTCATTTTCCACATAATCCACAATTCCTTTCAGGAATTGATCTTTTGTAACACGCATATGTATTGCCCTGAACCTTTCTGTATTTTTACACTTTGACGGAAGGGAGGGACGGCGGTCCCCTCAGAACCGACCGGGAATCGCCGTCCCGTTTTAACTTATGCGGTCAGATCAACCGCCAGTGCCGGTGGTCGTGGTGGTGCCAGCGGCGTCAGTAGGAGGCGTCACAGGAGGATAGGGCGGGAACGGAGGAAACGGTCTCACGGCGGCAGGACCCCATCCGGGAGCAACATGCGCGTTCGGAACGACGAGCTGCGTGATGCTGTAGAGCTGCTGGATCTGCTGAGCCATGAATCCGGTAGTGGCGGTAGCACCCGCGATGTACGCATGAACTTCGGCCAGCTTATTGTCCGTGTTCTGGTTCGCCTTCAGCAGAACGATCTCATCATCCTTCCTCGCGCTCTCCCGGATCAGCTCCATCTCATATCTGGTGACAGGACGATCACCGGAATCCGCAGACTGCGCCTTGGGGCCGACACCGAGAATCCCGGCAAGCCCACCAGCGCCGTTGATTGCGCCGAGCGCAGTTCCGATAATACCGGTAGTCAGACCGGCATTGGCAACGCCTCTGCTTGCATATTCCATTTTATAGTCCTCCTTGATAAAAGAATTTGGAATATCATGGTTTGCTCTCTATTCTTGGAACTGATATCGCGAGTACAGATCCTCAAACTTCGAGTATAGCGGATATATAAAAGCGCACCGGTGATCGGTCGATGCGCTTTTATTCAGGGATTAAGATTGCCTCACGGGGAGGCGGGGGGGGGAGCGCGAAGATTAAGTACAGAAGCCGAGCGCGACCCCGTAGCTGACGTTCGCAGTGTTGAAGTCGTAGCCGCCGCTGGTGGTGACCCTAGCGAAGCCAGTCGCAGAGAAGGCGGAGCGGGTCCACCAGTTAGACGCGGACGCAGACCCCAGCTTGCTCTTCTTTCGTAAAGTGCCGGATGAAAACAGCCCGGTGTACTCCACTCCTGTGGTCTCGTACATGGAACCGAAGACTTCTCTGCCGGAAGGAATCCAGACGGTATCTGTGGAAGCCGAGTTGTTGACCGCCGTTTCGGAAGCGTTGTAGATCTTCGTATACTTCGTGACTTCCTTGATGGCGCCCCGGATCACGGCGGGGATACCCGGCAGGATGGTCTCCCGCAGATAGGTCCGCATCTCGGATTTCTCCCAGCCGCCCAGCGTACCGGTTCCCTCTTTTCCGGAACTCTTTGAGGGATTCATCCGGTGATTGTCCTTCAGCAGATACTTGGAGACCCAGGCGATCTTGGCTTTTCCGCTACCGTCAGCCAGCGGGTCGGCGTTGTCTCCCATGGCGGCGATCTGCATTCTCACAGGCTCGCCGTCGAGGTACATCACCTTAGTATCGCCAAGGCTGTACTTCGTACTGTATGTCCCGTCTTCTTCTGCCGCAAGGATGTCAGACCAACTGTCCGTGATCTCATGCTCTTCAACAGAAGCACCGAGACAGAAGCCGAGGCAGACTCCTCTCGTGAAAGACGCAAAGCTGCTGTTATCGCCGCCAGCTGCGCTCACACTCCTAAAGTACTTCACTGCACTCGCGGAGCGCAGCCACCATTCGACGGCGCTGGTACTTTCGACGATACACTTCTTACGGGAAGCGTTATCCTTGAAGGCAAGGCTGTAAACCGGCCCGAGCGTCTCATAGGAAGTACCGAAGCCAATTTCATGGTTGGAAGGAATCCAGAGGTCATCTGTACTCACAATGTTCTTCTTAACTCCGCCATTGTAGTGACAAGAATACTTTGTGACAGGCTTGATCGCCGACTTCACATCGTCTGGAATAAGGCCGTAGATTGTGCTGTTGAGATACGTTCTCATTGCCGAGGCTGCCCAGCCTCCAGAGGTGGTGTCGGAGGAATTCATGTTGTGCTTCGTCTTCAGCAATTCCTTGCCGATCATCGTAATCGGAGCTTTCCCGGAACCGTCCGCCATGTCGTCCTCATTCATCGCCACGATCTGCATATTGATGGTGCCTTCCGTTCCGAGATCAAGCGGCTTGTAGTTGCCGAGCTTATACTTGGTCTTGTAAGTTCCATTGTCGATGTTCGCAAGGATGGTCGCCCAATCGTCCGTGATTTCCACATCCTCAAAGGCTGACTCAAACGCCGCATACACTGTCTTGTTCGCCGTGATATTCTTCAGAATATCCGGATCTGCAACACTCTGCCCACTCGAAGCTGCCCAGCCGAGGAACTCCAGCGACTCATCTTCACTGCTCACGGGCGTCTCTCCGGTATATACTGCCGTTCCTCCTTCCAAAACGGAAACGGTCTGGAGCAGAGTCGAGCCATTGTAGAAATACACGTTGTACTTCGGCGTGTAAGTCGCGGTATAGGTTGCATTCCCCATCACCGTTGTAACCGTAGGAGTCCATCCACGGAAGGCTCCGCCGCTGGTATCCGGGTTCTGCGGCGTGGACCCGTTGTACTTCGGCGTGGACCCGTAGGCAACACCGGTGTCCGTTTCCAGAACAGTTCCGTTGCTGTTCTTCCACGTCACGGTGTAGGTCCGGACGGTCGCGGTGTAGGCCGCATACACATTCCGGTCGGTGGTCACGGCCTTTGTCGCGTTCGCGTCAGCCGCAGTCGCGTTTTTGTTCTTGTTCCAACCAACGAAGGTGTAGCTGTACTGCGCCGTCGCGGTCCGTTCGGGAGTTCCGGCATAGGTTCCGTTCCCGCCGTCCACGATCTCTTCCGTGTGCAGAAGCTCCGTGCCGTCGTAGTTGTAGTAGCGCAGATCGCAGGTGATATGCTGATACTCGATATTGATGTTCGGATACCGGGACTTCTTATCCGCCAGCCAAGCGCCGGTAATGGAATCCAGCCCCGTGATCGTTCCGGAAACGACCGCTTTATCAAGGTTTCCGCCCGATTCATCCAAACCACGCATCGTGTCAAGATGATCGTAGAACGCATCCACTTCCTCAGTCGTGGTCATCACAGCGGCAAAGCCGAGGATTCTCACACGGCTGTTCGCGGGGATCTCTGCCAGAATATCCTCAACCGGAATTCCGGGGCAGTTCTCCACGCGCAGGGTCGTGATGTTCTCATAGTCCGGCATGACGAAGGACGTGATACCGGGCTGATTCCTCACCGTCAGGTTGGTCACGGTTTCCGGAAGGTGCAGGGTTTTCAGAATACCGCCGTTCGGGAGGGCAACACCGGTGACGGCAGTTCCTTCCAGAAGAACGGTTTCGATGTTCGCCGCACCCGACAGGTCCACCGTACCGACAAGGGACGTGCAGTTCCGGGCATCCACACTCCCCAACAGGGGATTCGTGCCAACGCTCAAACCGGTCAGGTTCTGGTTTGTGTACCCCGCCGCATCGGAGCCAACCTTGATGGACTGGAGCTTCGTCGCCTTGGAGAAGTCGGCAAAGCCCACCTTCAGCCCGGAAAGATCGCCCACCGAGGCAAGCTGTGAAGCGGAGTAGATATAGATTTCAGTATCATTCACGTTGTCGAGGGGGCACGCCAGCGTCTGCGGAACGCCGTGCTTTCCTCTTGCCTGAACCGGAACGGAGCCGTACTTGATGGTCGGATAGATGTCCGCGTAGGGCGTGACCGTGATATCGGCCTTGGCATAACCTCTGAGCTGGATCACGTCAGACAAAGCGTCTCCCGCGTTCCACTTGGAATCCATATACCGGAACCGATTGTACAGCCACCACTTCCGCTGCTCGGCCTTGGAACCCTGAAGCATAGGCAGGTAAACAGCAGTCGGAGCCTTGCCGGGATCGGGATTCACCAGAGGATCCAGATACTTAAACTGTGCATCCTCGTTGAAGATCGCCTCCGGCCATTTTGCCTGATGGTCGGTGAACCGGGCGGAAACCGTGGCGTAGGACAGAATACCGGCAGAACGGAGATTCTTGTACATCTGCGCGATTTCCGGGCCGAATGCGTCTCTCAGGTTGCACCACAGGACGGAGTTCTGTCCATTGAACACATCCGCACCACCCGCCAGATGGTCGGTGTCCTCAAGACCGTAATCAAACACCAGCGACCCTTCGTTGTTCGTGCCGATGGCTGTATCCATGTCGTAGGGCTCCGCCACGGCCTTCCGGTCGAGGTGTTCAAGCCCGGATGTCGCCTCACCCGAGAAGCCGATGAACAGGTTCTTGGCCCGGGAGTCCACCATGAGGAACAGCTCCGTGAAGATGTAGTAGAAGATGAACGAATCCACTTCCGCATACTTGCCGAACTCATGATGGAAGCGGGATAGACGGTATTCCGCCGTATCCTTGGTGTAGGTTACATCCTCCGTCACAAGCCGCTCCACATAGTCCACGGCTCCGGTTTCCGGATCCACCACCTCATCATAGACGGTATGGGTCTCCTGATAGGTCACGGGCGTTTCCAGATCATTCCCCGTCGCTCCGGCCCGGTAGGTCGAGAAGACGAAGGACTGGAACTCCTGAAGTTTGGAATAGTCCACCCATTCGTCGGACGGGAAACGGGCTTCATAGTCGTACCGCCATGCGGCCTTGACCTCTCCGGTGGAGGGATCAGCCTGAGGTGCCTCGGAGAAATAGTCGCTCAAGAAAAGCATGAGGTTGGATGTGTTGTTCTGGAACTCCCATGACTCCATATCTCCGCTGTACCCATAGGGGCCGGGAGCGCGTTTCGGCAGGTTGAAGTTATACTTGCCCATGAACTGCTCAGAGCCGTCCGCAGGATTGCGCCAGAACAGAACAATCGGGAAGCCGTAGATACCCTTTCTGACCTTGGCATTCGACAGTTCTTCGGGGCGTTTGTACGGGTCGGCGTCGCAGAACAGCTTCACCAGCTCCACGTTGTTTGCGGATTCCGAGGACGCCACATCCGCTTTCAGAACGAAACGGTTGAAGGGGATGATACCGGGGGCCAGCTCGTAGTTGTCCGCCTCCGTACCTCCGGGCATGACGAAGCCGCCCTTGAACTGCATATCGTAGTTCTTCCGGGCATACGGAGCGGAGGAAGTACCCTGAACGTTGGCCTGACAGCCGGTAGCCGTGAAGGACCGGGCCGGGGTCACGGGATCGGTGTATTCCACGGAGACGGACTTTTTGTCACCTTTGTACTGCGGCAGTTCTTCCGCCTCGATGATCATGAACGGCAGATCATTCGGGAGCTTGGAGATAACCACTCGCCCGTATTCATCAAACACATCGTTGTGGGCGTGGCGGGCCAGCATCGCCGTAATGTTCTGGGTGTCCGCGATCCAGTTCCCGACGATCTGGAACCGGGTCAGGTTGTTGTCGTAAATCCGGATATTGTACAGATCGGTGGTGCAGGTATTCGCTCCGACCGAAATGTTTACCGGGTTCTGCTGAGAGAAGTCATCATCATCCGGGTACTCCACAACTCCGGACATAATGCCGTTGATGTAGATATACAGCAGACGATTTTCTGTTCTCTTCTCCGCCACAAACGCGATCCGGACGTGCTCGTCTTCCTTGTACTGCGTGGAGATTTCAGACCGTTCGGATTTCAGCGTCGCCCGCTGGGAGGTAAGCCGGAAGCCCCGGTTCCCGCTGAAACAGGATACCAGAATGGCGTCATAATCCAGCACGTCCCGGGTTGCAAACTCGAATTCGAGGGTCTTGCCGGTAGACCGGAAATCTTTCTCGAAGGGCTTGTACGGGATCGTGACGCGGGCATCCCCGGAGACCCGGAGAACGGTGTTGCCGTCCTTGTCCGCCACCCAGCCGTTTGAGACGAAGTTGAACCCGCTGAGCGTGCAGGAGATGTTTCGCTCCTCATCCCTCCAGATTTCCGGATGCTCTTCGTTGTTGGACCGTCCCTGACTGGACAGGCGCAGGGCAAGGGAATCTTCCTCCGGCTCCACGTCGATGTCGGACTGCTCCACGTCGATCACGAAATGAACGACAGCCGTTCCGCTCCGGATGTACAGGTCCAGCTCCCCGTATCCGTCGCAGCGGTAGTTCCACGTTTGCTCCGTCCGGTCCACGGTCAGGTCGGTGATCTTTGTGTTCCCGGCATACAGGCTGACCACGGAAGTCAGGCTTCCCGGTGTGTAGACGCGGTACGGGATGAACAGGGTTTCGTACTGGACGGCCTCGGAGGTCCGGAACGCGGAAGCGATGATCGGCGCGGTCGAATCCCCGACAACCACCATATCGAAGTACAGGGTGTTGGAGGAAACTTCCTCGCCGTCAATGTCCGCCGTGAACCAGACCTTCAAGCTGTGCGCCCCGTGCTCCATAGCCGGTAGGCTGAAGCTCTGCTGTCTGCCGGAAGCCGCCACAACCTGCGTCCCGACCTCGGTCCCGTCCACCACAAAATGCGTGGTCTTGGAGACGGAGCCGTAAGGCGTGTAGGTGAAAACCACAGCCTCCCCCGCCGTGAACTCCGACACCGTGGAGAACGAGCTGGTCAACTTCAGATCAACGGACTTGATCGTGAAATTGATGCTCTTCGTATTCTCATACACATCGGTGACGGAGACCTTTACCTTGTTGGAACCGGTCGCCAGAATATCCTTGATATTGACGCGGACGATTCCCTGCGAAATGTCCAGCGTCCGCTTCAACACATTGTTGACCCGGATGGTCAGGATGCCCGCGCCGGTCTCCATCTCATTTTCCAGAGACGACCAGTCGATGGAAATGTAGCAGTCCGCGCCGGTGCTGATCGTGTGGGCCAGCCAGCCGGTCATGTTGGTCACGGTCAGGATGGCATTATTGCCGGAACCCCCACCACCGCCACCGCCGCCCCCGGCGATGTAAACGGGATCCACCACGTCTTCCCCATTCTTGTAAAAATGGAGCATCCGGGTCTCTTCGTCCATGACCACCTCATCAAAGGCGGTGGTGGAAAACTCTTCCCAAGAGTACACGCCGTCTTCACTGTAGGTACACTTCCAGAAGATGCCGGTATTGGAGTTGTAGTAGAACTGACCCAGATTGCCCTCGGTCTCGGAAGTGGGATCCTCCTCGCCGACGATGTGGGTCTCCATGTTGTACTCAACTCCGTTAATCCGCAGTTTCTTGTAGTACATTCAAACCTCCTTATGCGCTTACCTCGGTGAAGGTTCCTTGAACGGAAGAAATGAATCCCCCTTCATTCCCAACTTTCTGAGCTTGAACTTTGAAATTAAACTTATTACCGCTCTTATTACTCGGGATCGTGGCAATAAACAAATAGTGCCCCCCAAGAAGTTCTTCATTCAACTTGCCAGAACACTTCTTTTTTCTGCCACCAATACCAGACTCAGTTATAACTCCATCTTCAGAGGTTGGGACGCAACTTTCCCAATGCTCTCCGTTGTCGGCTGTGACCAAAACCGCAGTAATTCCTCCAGCGGGTATATTCCCACAGATCGAAACCACAGCCTTATCGATGTTTCTGGCGGACGTGATAGCCTCGGCCATCGTAATCAGACAAGCCCCGACATTCTTCAAAAAGGTAAAGGTTCTGGAAACCGTTACAGCCCCATCAGAAACAGAAATCGTGATCGAGTGGGAACCATTCAGAACCTTATTCCAGTAGGAAGTAGAAGGGGCGGATCCTGTACGGAAATCGAACGTGTAGTTCTGATTCCGGACAGCGTTGTTGATGGTCTTCTTTACGACGCCATCCATGATTTCCTTGACGGTCAGGGTATCGGCGGCATTTTCATCGTTCACCTGATAGGTAAAGCTGAAAGCCTCGCTCTTTGTGCCGAGATCTTCACCATCAGCATGTGAACATGTGATCGTAGGAATGACGTTGGCAGATACGGCCTTTGTATTTGCAGTCAGATAACCGGAAGCAGCGCCATGTACATCTACCGCTTTAACGCGGTAGGTTACAGTGTTCCAACTTCCGACGGCATCCGTATAATTCCTTGAAGTGCCTCTGTAAATCTCCGTGTAGGAGGTCAGGTTATCCACGGACCGCTCAAGGACATACTCAAATTCATCCTCGTCCTCATCCGTGGACTGGCCCCAAGAAATAACCGCCTGAATGCCGGTGGTCAACGAGGCCGGGGTAACAGTAATCGGGGAGGCTGGGACCGTCGGAGCGTGATTGTTGGTGACTGTAATATCGCCAGAAGCAGGGGCGAACCTATAACCGGACTGAGCATCGTAGGTATCATAGGCACACACGCGATAACGAACGCGGGAAGTACCGGCTATCAGGGTGTCCGTAGTATTAAGAGCGGTGCCCTTATAGACTTGGGTCCAGCGTTCACCGCCGTCAATGGAACGCTGAAGGATATATCCGGCAAGGTTTCCATCCGGGTCGGAAGACGTGCCCCAGCTTACAGGAAAAGAAGAACCTGCAGCGATTTCTTCCGGGACAGTCAAAGAAGCGGGAATTGACGGCGCGGCGTTGGCGACAACGGTCTTTGTGGCGGTGACGGCGTAGTCGCTGTAGGTCCCATCGGACACGTCATACCGCCAGAAAACCTGACCACCATTGTAATTTGGCGGAATAGTGTCTGAAATTGTCCCGTCGCTGGTAACGCCGCTCTGGATCGTGGTGTCCGTCAACGCGGACGCTCCCGCCGCCATGTAATACCGTTTGACCGTACCGGTGATCGGGGATCCTCCGGTGACCGTACACCGCAGGGAAACCGCGCCTCCCGCATAGATGGAGGAAGACAGAAGGGAGATGCCGCAAGAGGGGGCTTCGTGGATCGTTGCGCCGGAATAGGTGTCCGTAGTGACGGCTCTCGCGGTTCCCCCGGAACCCCCAATGAATTCGAAAGTCCAAAGGAACGTCACGGTTCCGGACGTTTTTTGCGCAAACCAGGATCCACTGAAACGTATATCTTTTTCTGTTGAATCCCCTTTTCCCCAGTAAAATTGCTCAGGCGACGTTCCTTCGTGGTCATAGACTTTCAACACGGCCCTGATCGGATATGCCCCGGAATTCCACTCAATCAGGTTTGCGTAAGCGGTCCAAATGATTCTGTCGCCGGACGGAACGACGGACGTGGTAATATCGTATTTTGCGTGGTCATAGCCTGCTCTTACGGTTATAATTTGATTAGCCAATCCTCACACCTCCTCCATCAGAATTCGATCCGGCACAGGAAATCATTCCAGTTCCCGGTAACATCCACCCCATCGAGCGTTGCGAACGTCACGATGTACTCATTCTCATAGCCAACATGATCATCGGAGGTGAGGTCGGAAAGTTCCTCCATAGCCTCGGCAAGGGCAAGGCGGGGATAGACTTTCAGATTCAGGATTCTCTCCATCTCCGAATGGGCTTCAGGATCCCGGTTGTGGGCCGCGATCTTCTCATCAATCTCAGCCAGAACCAGAGGCTTGATGATCAGGTTGTAATATTCCGCAAGGTCCTCGGCGGTCAGCCAGAGGTCAGTCTTGTAATCGACCACCATACCAACATCTTCCCCAATGGCAATGGCGACCGGGAAGCGGCGAACATCCACGCCTCTTGCGGAATTGAAGGGGGCAACATACTGCGGGTAGTCGCCCAGCGTACCGTAGGCGATCATGACCTCTCCAACAACGGGATCCATGGCCCAGACGCCGAACTCATTCAAGAAGAAACCGCTTTCCAAACCACCGTTCAAGCTGTTGTTGTATTCGATGGTCATATACGCAATGCCATCTTTGCACTTCGGTTCATCCGACGTGGCCTGAGCGACCGTGTTGTACAGCTCCGTCACGGAGGACAACCTGATTCCGTCGGGGATTCTGCCAGAGCCGACCATGATCTTTGTCAGGTGCATAGTCTGTCCGGTAAGCAGACGCGCTATCAGATAACGCCCCGCATCGGTTACAGCGAATCCATAATCCATTTATCCTTAACCTCCTGTTATAATGAGCGTCTTGGTGCGAAGTTCCTCTTCCACGGTAAGCCCTTCGTTCAGAATGGCAATCGTCAGATTCTCGTCATCCGTCTGTACCGCCGTGGTGTGGTTGCCGAGCATATCAAGATAATCCAATATTTCAAGCGTTATTTTTTTCGGAATTTCATGGACAACCCATCCAATGCGGGTCTCATCCCGGTCAATGACCGTCTTATACCAGCGAGGCATCATGCCTGACACCCACAAGCCAATATCACCGGGCCATTCAGGGAAGACCTCCGGGATTGGCGTAACCACCAGACCACGCCCAAGATGGGACATGGTATAAAGCTGCGAAGTCTGCTCATCGGCCTGAGTGATTGCCGTGATCCAGATTCCCACGCCCGCCGCACGGATGATCGGAGCCTGAAACAGCTTCAGCACGTCCATCTCCCCCGGCTTCATGACGGAGGTTTCAAAAAGCATGGTGGCGGGTTTATCGGGATCTTCATGGTAATACAGGGGCTTGTCCCAGAACATCCGGAACGCTTTCAGAACATCGTAGTACGTGCAGTTGTTCGTGTTCTTCCAGATTTTGAAAATGAGGTACTTCCGGTATTCATCATCCGGAAGCACCTCAACCGACTGGTCTATGCAAGCCATATACCCGGCTTCGCCACGGGACAGGCAGACGATATCGCCGATCCGGTCAAGCTGGATACCCTCCGCCTGATCGAGCCAACGACGGACCTTCAGCTCCGTAAAAAAGTCGCAGACGCTCCGGAACTGCTCCTCAATCACCTCAGCCAGCGCGGAGATATTCGGCTGATCCTGAAACTGTGTTACCAGATCCTTTTTCAGGTCAACGCTGTATTCAAGTTCCACCGAGCGTCACCTCAATCCTGCCGGGATTGGTTTTGGCCCGCTGCCTGTCCGTAATGGTGACCCGGCGGTCAGGATATCCGGACGGCGTTCCGGTTTCATCATCGGTGGAGTATAGATATATGTCGAAATAATCCACGCCGGGGATTGTGGCGTACAGCTTATGAATGATCGTCTGCGGAGCCACATCGTCCCCTGCGGCGAGGGTGTCCATCCAATCCGTTATGATCCCTTCAATCAGGTCCACATAGTTGGTCGGGGCGTTCGTGGTGCCGTTCATGAAAACAACCACCTTGAACCAGACGTAAATCGGAATCGGGTGGTTATAGCGGATCATAATAGGCTCCCCGTAAAGACCGGGAAGCTCGATCTCTCTTGAGCCGTATGTATTGATGCCACCGGCTTTGGTGTTCAGGATAACTTGCGCCAGAAGCGTCTCATCGAAGTCTCCGTCTGCCACAACCTCAACTGAATGCGGGTAACGCCCGTATGCGTCCAATTCATTCGTGAAGTTCTCATAGACGGTGCAGGTTGTAACCCCCTGAACCTGTTCGAGGATTGCGGACCGGATGCTCTCAGCCATGGAGGATGAGCGGTTGTAAATTTTATCCACATAGGACTGCCGGAGTTCGGTATCGGTCTCGGCCTTTCGACCGGCGATATACGATCCGACATTCGTGACGGATTCCAGCCCCGCGACTGCCATCATGATCTTCGTGATGACGCCCGGAGGAATCAGGATATCCCCATCCTCCACGGTGGAGAACGTGATAACGGAGCCGATGGATTCCGTGGTCAGGTTTTCCGACAGGACGAGCGTATTGGAGCTGATCTCGTCCGCAGCTCTCAGAAGCAGAACGCCATCCTCAACGGACGCGGTAAAACCGTCTGCGGTGTTCAGAACCTCCGCAAGGGCGGCGAGGTTTTCAGCGTCGGTCTTGGATGCGTCGGGCTGAACGGAATACAGGTTGCTGTTCAGCTCTACCGCGAGGACGGATCTTGTTCCGGCCTCCGCGATGATGATATTCGCGGCGTTGAAATCCGCGCTTGTGATCTGCGCGTTTTCCGTGATCGTAAGCTGGGTGGCAGGGGTCGTGTTGGACGCGATAATGGTCCGGGCGGGGATGATCGTTCCGTCCTTGCCGGTACACAGGATCCGGTAGTAGGACTTCGCCGCCGCCTCACGGACGATGCCGCCGTACTGCGCCGAATAATCCAGACTTGCCCCTTCTGCTGAGGTGGGGTACTGCGAATAATACACATCCTCGCCAAAGGCCCAGAGGTCGGCGAGCTGGTCCGCTATGTTGGTCAGAAGATGGTTGAGGAAGGACTGCGGATCCTTCCGGGTATTGACGCCCCATGCCTCGGACAGCTTATTGTGCATCTCGTCCAGAATCACATCAAGCCGTTTGATGTGCGGCCCGGTAGGGGTCAATCCGTAATCAGGCATACAGTGTCACCTCCTCCCTGAATGTGTCTTCATCCGTTGTTGCGGAATAGATAAAGGTCGCGGATCGTCCGGCGGGGTCAAAGGTGACGCTTTCCACCTTTGCGGCCCGGACGCCCTCAACCTTCAAAATCTCTGTGCGGATATCCCGCTTGATTCGTTCTATATCGGGGTTCTTGATGAAAACATCCTCCCAATACGGGAAGCCGAAATCGGGGCCGAGCCTCCACTCAGAAAAAATCCACCGGAGGTGGATCAAGATTGCCTGTTGTATGCTGTTGGTGATCTTTATATCACCGGTATCGGTCAGGACGATATCTCCGTCCCTCGTCAACCAAATATCCGGTCGTTCCATCATGTCAGTCGGCCTCCTTTTTCAACGGACTATTTGTAAGGCCCGTGGAGCTGTTATACGCCCACTTTCCCTTCCGGTGGATGGAAATATGTTCCCGGGATAAATCCCGCGTATAACAGCCCCTCGAAGGTCTCTAACGGTTATTCTTCCTCTTCCTTGGTTTCCGAATTCCCCACGAACGGCGCGGTGCAGAAGTGGACGCCTCTTGAATCATTGGCGAAAACCTCGCGGGCAATGTCCTGCATGATGCCGCTCCAGTTCCCGTTCAGATCGGAGATGTCATCATTGAAGAACTGAACCACCCTCGGCGTAAACATGACGTAGGTGTGCTTCGTGCCGGTGAAGTCCTCCCCGGAGACGATTTCGGACAGAACGGGATTCCCCTCAAAAATGGTCTTGAACAGGGCTTCGCTGTCCTGCTCCACACCATTCTCTTCGTCGTACAGGAAGATGGCGATTCTGATATTGCCGAAGGTGCGGACCTTGGGAAGAACACGGTCGAGGGCGATGTACTTTTCGTGGTTCTTCACCTCGATATCGAAGGCGTAGTCGGCAACCGGATCATCCAGTTCAAAAACTTCTCCGACTTCGATATCGGGATCGTACCGGAACAGGGCGTGAATCTTTCTCTGGTAGGTGTACCACGGAGACGAGAGATTCAGGTTGATTTTTTCCATTTTTGACCTCCATATTTATCCGGCTTTGCCGGTGATTGACTTATTCTTTATCCGGGGCAGTCGTAGGCCCTCCCACGCTGTCCGTATGAGTATGATTTTCCAGACTGACCTGATTGGCAAGAACATCTCCCGTTGCCACGATAGAACCGTTGACGGTCAGGTCCCCATCAAAGGACAAGGGCGGGTTATCCGGATCGGGAACCGCAGGTTCCGCACCATTCATCAACACCCGCTTTGCATTCAGTTCTATCGTTTCTTCGGCGTTCAGGATTATGTCCTTCCCTGCATTGATCGTAACGACTCCGGGATCCGGCTCTTCTTCATCGGGGGCGGTTTCCTCATCTTCGATGTAGCAGTTCACCGTCACATCCCGCTCCGCATTGACGATTGCATCCCGTTCTACGTTCAGGGTTGCATCCTGTTTGGCATTGACAGTCACGTCACGATCTGAGTTTACGGTGACGTCACGGTCGGCGTTCACGGTTACATCCCGCAGAACGTTGATGACGGTATCCCGCTGGGTGTCGATAATCACATCATCTTCCTTGATCTTGACGAAGGTATCCTGACGCTGGATGATGATGGCTTCTTCATCCTGTGCGATCTTCGCCAGCTTATTCGGCTTGGCGAACAGGCCGGGAATGCAGATCGCCTCGGAGAGGTCGAACATCAAATCCTGCTCCGTCTGCTGTCCGAAAAGCCAGTAGTCGATGGGGCGCTCCATCAGCAGGACAAGCACCTCATCATCTTTCTTGATGGGGTATACGAAGGTGGAGGTCTGCCCGAAGGTCTGGGGCCACCAGACGGGAACATCCTTCAGCTCCGGGTATTCGATCCACTCGCCGTTCGGTTTCTTGTACTGCATGACGGGCTGAACGTCGCACATCCCTTTTTCCGGGTAGTATGTCACGACCTTTCCGGGAACCGCCGTGTGCATCTTCTTCAGGTGCTTGCGGACAAGCTCCTGCGTCATGTTGACCAGTTCTTGAAGCATGGTTATCAATACCCCTTTCCACGTTCCAACAGACGCATCTTCGTAACCCAATCACCGGATTGAGAATCTCCTGTGTACTCGATGGAATAAACCCGGAAATAACCGGTTGCCGTTCTCGATACCAAGTGAACGTAATCGTCGATATGAATATCCCCATTCAGCAGGGTCGTCACCTCATACCCAACAAGTTTATCCCCCGTCTCCATGCTTCCGGCAAGACAAACTCTGACCGGCATTTCAATCATGCCTGTTTTTGCAGATACCTCATAAACCTCAGGTTCCGGAATAGTGTCTGAAATCTTCTTCATTTGGACAACACCATCTTGAACGCTCCAAGACAGGCCGTTGCTTTCTCCGGCTTTCATGAAAATATCATCGGCAAGGCCCACAAACTGAAAGCCCGTGTCTATTTCCTTGAACTCTGCGTTATATCCGTATTTTATCGGGACCCCAAGCTGCCCAGCGGCCTCATCGGTGATCGTTTTCCAATTCGTGCCGGGGGCAAACGAGAGCGAAACATACGAATCCCGCTGAGGTTCAAGGGTATCAATCACTTCAATATCGGTACGCCAATCTGCTCCATCCATAGCAGTCGATGAAAAGCTAACCGTACCAGAAAAAATCTGCGAGATATGGTCTTTATACCCAGCCTGTAAGGTCAATTTGGCATTTTCTTCCCCATCTATCAGCATTGCGGTGTGGGCCGGTGACAAATTCCAGACGGACAAATTGCCGGTATTGGGGGAATACAGATCAGTTTTCTGGAAGCTAAAATTGATATGAAGGGGAAACTCTTCCCCTCCAAATTCAAAACCGCCTCCCGGCCCAACTATCGTGCATTTATATTTTCTCTGGAAATTCTCACTCATTTTTCAATCTCCGCGTAAAAAAACTCCGCATTTCCATTCCAGAAATCCTCATGCCCGACCCGATCCAGCTTCGTCTTTACCGCGAACAATACGTTAGGGTACGGTCGCTTCCAAAACGAGTGGTTGATCGGGATTCCGGGGACGATCTTAATATCCTGAATGATGGGATTTCTTTCTGTATCAAAAAGCCCGAACTTCCAACAATCCGTAGGGTGATTATATGTAAAACGGATCTCCCACACTTTGTTGTCAAGAACAATTCTGGAGAAACTGTCATTCATTCTCGGAACAGATATTACCGTGTATTTCATCTGTTAGAAGCCACACCTCCCAAGAAATCGGATATTACTCCATGTGCCACATCATCCAAAACCGCACCAAGGGTTTGATTGGACGACAAGAAATCACTTCCTCCATCTGTTGTGTTCGCCATCCCAGCGGTAGCACCGGTTTCCCCGGACCCTCCATAAGATGCCGGAGGGCCTTCCACTACGCGAGTGGAGGTTTTCCGAACCTTCTTAAACGTGACCGGAATCTCTTTTGCATATCCGATTTCAAGCGACTTTTGAAACGTGATGGACTGGATAGCCATTGACGTGTAAACGGCATCCGTCGTTTCGATTGTAATAGGCTCTTTCCCAAAATAGATTTGTTCAAGTCTGTTACAAACGTCATCAGCATGACGCCCGCTGTGAATATTCCTCCATGTTACGGGGGAATCAGTCACATACAGGGTCATGCTGATTGTCTCCGCGTCGATGATAACAGCATCCGAAATTTGGAAGCCCTCTTCGGTCGCATACTGCGGGATCTCTGCGTCTAGTTGTCTCTGCTCGTCTATCAGCGCATCGAATTCAATCCCCGCAACCCTAACGGGATGCCTTGCTCTCGGCATAACTCATCACCTCGCAAACTGCAACGCCCTGCCCATCTCTGCCGTAACATCTTTTGCTGCTCTACTCATAGCTTCATGAGATTTCTTCTGACCAGCCGTATCACCATTGAATGTGTTTTCGATGTTCACATTCTGAACAACGCTCTTGTTAGTATTGCTTCTATCGCTTATAGATGATGCGGTATCGGTGTGAACAATTGTAACCCCGGTTATCGCAGATAAGCCTTCCCCAACAGACCCGAACAGGTCACCTGCGTTGGATTTTATCCAATCCATGAAACCTTGCTTGTCAGCTTCGGATTGTTCCGCATTTCCTTTCGATCTGAATAATGACTTTATCCATCCACCAACAATCGAATCTTTTTCAGAATCGGCTTCTTTATTTCCGGGAGTTAAGAAATCTTTAATCCCTTGAACGAGCCCACTTTCAGAAACCCATTCCTTTGTTTTTTCCACTCCGGGAGCCATGGAATCAACAAACATTTTCTTGAGTCCGCCACCAATGTCGAAAAGTCCATCCCAGCCTTTCTTCGCATCTTCAAGCGCAGCAGGAAAATCTCCCCTTAGAAGATCGATCAAGAATTCGAGGTCAGAAATCAGCGTCGAAACCACACCGGAAAGAAGCTGAGTGAAACCGCCCAGAATAATCATCAATTGCTCAATGGCGGTTTGGAATGCTTCACCAAACACCTTATCAAGCACTTCTTGGAGAGGAGCGATCTTCTCATTGATCTCATCAGACAACTCCGTGAATTTTTCGATAAGATCCGAAATATCTTCAATGATCGGTTCGAAGTAAGGGTCTACATTTTCGACCCATCCTTCAGCAATCTTTTGGGCAAAACCAGAGATTGCGTCTCCGGCTCTCTCCAGACCTTTTGCGATACTCTCAAGCGACATCGATCCGAGGGTGAGAAGGTTTTCCACCAATTTGGATAACGCAGTACCTTCTCCCTCGATATTCGCTTTGTCGAGAATTATTCCGATAGCCTCACCAATATCTTGGATAACGGTTTTCGATACCTTCCCTATCGCGGTGACCAACCGGCTGAAGGATGACACAAAACGACCAAAGGCTTCTCCAAGCTCAAAGGTAACAAAATGGTCAAGGAATTTCCCTATGGCATCTCCGACTTTTTCTACCACATTTGATGAAACCTCAACGATTGTATCGAAAAGGTCTCCAAGGGTATTGATCAGCTCCTTGAGTGTGTCGAGAGCAGGGGATTCCTTAAAGCCATCGAAAAACCGTTTGACGGCGGTAGCGGTCTTCGAGATTATAGTCCAAGCGGAACCTGAGAATTTCCCGATGAACTTGCCGACTTCTTCCGTGATTTCTTTGATCCTTCCTACAATAGAAGAGCCATTTTGGTTCCACCACTGTTTCAGCCAAACCGCACCAGAGCTGAACAGTTCTTTTACTTTCTTCCACGCTTCCGTTATGGTCTCGCGGACTTCATCAGCATTGATTCCTGCTTTGTCGAAGATCCTCCCCAGCAAGGAATCCTTCCCCTGCATGAAACCGATGAAGTCTTCGATCCCAAGCAAGATCAGGGCTATGATCGCCACAATAGCCATTCCTTTTAGTCCAAGTCCGCTGAAAACCCCGGTCAGACTTTTTACACCCTGAACAATCTTGTCGAAATTCATAGCCACGGCAAATGACGCCGCAATTATGGCAAGAAGTTTTAGGGTGTTCTGCATACCGCCCAGCTTTTGGTTGAGAAACACAACACCGCTGCGAGCTTTCTGAAGCCAGCTCATAACCGTCTGAAATCCACTCTGTAGAAATTTGGCAATTTCCCTCGTGATTCCGAACATTTCATCGGTTTCTTCGATGAAATACTTGAGCTGGCTTCGGGCCGAAGACATAACGTCCGAAATCCTCGGCCCCATCTCACTAAAGGCTTTATCCACCGATTCCCCGGCATCCATAAACGCTTTCTGAATATCTTTTGCTTTCAGGATACCGGCCTGAGCCATGGTACGGAGCTTTCTTTCGGAAACACCGTAATAGTCAGTCAGAATTTTGATTGCTTGCGGGGCTTTGGCAAATAAGGATTCGAGGGAACCGCCGTCGAACTTTCCGTTCTTCATGGCCGAAGCCATACTTGAGACAAGGCCTGCCGCATCGGAATTACTGCCGCCACTCAACTTTGTGAGCTTTGTCATGATTTCCGTGAATCGGGTGGCGTTATCCAAATCGAATAACGTCTTATTGTTCTTTACGAGATCCCCCACATTTTTGGCAATGTCTTCATAGTTGCCGACAACATCTTTTGAGGTTTCCAGAATCTTTTTCTGGATCTCATCCATATCGCCGAACTGCCCGACCGCACTTTCCAACGCCAGATTCACAGAACGAACCTGTTCCACGGCGTCGTTCAAAGCCTTTAGACTAAATCCAATTCCGATTGCGCCGAGGGCCTTTCCGATCATGCTCTTAATCCCACGGACTGTATTGTTGACCTGCTGAACGCTTTTAGGGTCAACCAAAAACTTCACCGCGGATTCAAGTGTGAATTCAGGCATAATCTTCACCTCCCCGTTTTGGAATTGTAAATTACATTATCTTTTTGAATCATGCTCCCGCTGAATTTCTTCGGCTCTTGCCGCTTGTATGTCTTGTTCCATCTGGTACAAAGCGTACAACTTCAAGGCTTCATCGAGAGTATAACAAGTTTCAAGTTCATATTTCGACGCGAGGCGAGCCTTAATTAAGACATACATCCTCATCTCCAAATCGGAGAATGACGTCAGGTCGAGCTTGCCATATCGCTCGAATTCAGATTCTCCATAGACGCGATTTGGTCTCCAAATTGGCGACCTATGTTCTTGAAAAAACTCTGGAAATTGAGATTGATAACATCCCAGCAGAGCACGAAAATATCCTGAGTCTCACCACAGAAGATTTCGTTAAACAGGTCAAGATCCAGAGGTTTTACCTTTCCTTCTGTAACAGGGCCACTTACAGATATATTGTTGTAATCCAACAGAAGGCGTTTGATAATTCTTTCCATCTCATCTCCATCCAATGTGCCGAGGGACGAACCAATGACCGATACGGCATCCTTCGGATCAATACCATCAAGGATTCCATTCGCATCGCCATCAGATTTTCTGCCCTGTTCACCGGTTCCAATCAGGGAAAACAGCCCCCCGATGGCGGGGCCAATTACTTTCGCCAGATCCGCAGAGATGCTGGCACTTTTCATAGCCGGAAACTTATTCACAAAAAAGGAATGCCCGCATACCAGAAATTCCTTTTTCTCAGTCTGTTTCATAACGTACATTTTTTAACCTCCATTCAAAGAAACGGGGGGAGAACCACCCCCTTGATCCTCCCCCTTTTCAAACATCTTACTCGCCCTCTTCGGTGAGATCCGCTTCACCGGTGGACAGTTCCCACTCAAGGTCGGGAGCCTGACGCCCGAACTGCCGAGGCGCGGAACGCACCACCCAGCAAGCGTCGGAGGCAAAAACCATGCCGCCCTTGAGATCCTTAATCAGGATCGGGAACAGTGCATTGCCGTTTTCCACATCTTCATCGAACTTATCCTGAAGGAACTTCGCGGACGCGGATGATCTCAGCAGAACGATCCGGATGTTGTAGGTTCTGTCAGGGCTGATAGAACGGACGATTTCGCCGTCACAGCCTACCTTCTTGGTGATGCCGTCCCCGTTCGGCTCAATCTGGATGAAGCTGTCCTCTGCGTACCCTTCCACGATATGGGAACCGAGGGAACAGGTCACTTCACGGGGGTTATAGGTTTTGATTCTTCCCGCTGCCATCTATTTCACCATCCTTTCTTACAGCTCATAGGTCAGGCTGCCCTTGATTTCGGCGAAATGAATCGCACCGGCGAGTCTCGCCTTGAACTTGCAGCCACGGAGAATACGGGACGCTTTTTCGGAAGCGGTGAGGCTGGAGGCCAGCGGAACGGAGGTGGCAAAGCCGGGAATACGGACGCCATCTTCGTCAAACTCATCCCGAGCGATGCCGCCCATGACCTGACCGCGCTTCAAGGAGGCGATCATGGCATTGTGGATCAGGGCGATGCCCTCGTCGGTATACGGGATCTTGGTGTTCATGATGAAAAGATTCACGACCCGGACCTGCATATCGTTCTTCAGCCAGTCACGGAACCGGATCACATCGGCCCACTCACCGGAGCGGGTCTTGCCGTTCATGGTGATATTGCGGTTGCCGACCGTAATGAAGTAGCACAGGCAGTCATCCACAAGGCTTGCGATCTGCGTGGAGGTGAGCTGGGAAGGATAGACGGACGTGAGCTGCTTGAACGCGGTGGTTTCGGAACCGGGCTGATAGTTCAGCCACTTGGCAACGAACGCCACGTTGATGTACTTGTTGGCGCGAGGCATATCCGCGACAACCTGAGTACCGGTTTCGGGGCCGAACACACCAACGGTACGGTTGTAGACAGCACCGGTAGAGGCGGTCTTGCTGTTGCGGAGATATTCAGTCTCGGTATAGACGAACATCTTGTCAAACGCCTCGATATACTCGGCGATTTCCTCATACCAGCTCGAATCAACACCCGCGGTGCAGAGGACGTACCACGTCACGTTGTCGATGGATCGTTCGATGGCCTTCAGCGGGGACACAACAGTCTGCACATTGGAGCCTTCGCCCTTCTGAACCGTATCGGTGCTCTTGATGGGCGCGATGTAAATGACGGTCGGGCGCGGGGTCTGGGAGAACGCTACCTGCGCGGCTTCCGCGATGGGATCATGCGCTTCGAGGCTCCACCCGGTATCCAGCACCTCATCCAGAGACCTGTATGCGCCGAACTCAGGCGGCTCTTCATCAGGCGTCACGGACGGCGCGGGGCCGACGATCAACAAGTTATCGAAACTGGTATCGTCCACAATCGGGGACACGATATCAATATCGACTGTTGCGATCAAATCGTAATTTTTCTTTGCCATTCGGATTTTTCCTCCGTTTCTATGATTTATGGGAATTGCGCGGTCCGGTTAGAGGAATCAAGGCTTCCTGCCACGGCGGATGATGAGGGTCTTGTTTTCATCGTCCGTTTCAACGATCAGATCATCGTCGGTGACATAGGTGACGGAATGATTCGGGTCGAAGTCTGCCGTAACGGGATAGAAGCCCAGCTTTTCGAGATAGTCCAGAAGCCGCTTCACCGTCTCGTCAAGGTGTCCTCTGACCGCAAAGCCCCTGGACACATATTCGCCCTTGGGCGTATACGGGACAAACTCCACCTCGGCTTCGGTGAAGTATCCGGTATTGAACATGGCGAGGATTTCCGTACCGCCGCCGCTGTCGGTAGGCGTGAATTGAGGATCTACAGTTGCCCGCTTCTCCGCATCCTCTTCCGGACTTCCGAAACCGCCGGTCGTACTGGTCTTCCGGACAGGCGCTCCGGGGGCAAATATCTCTTCATCCCCGTTGAACTTACCGGTCGGATAAATGATGCTGTTCTCATCCACAACCCCGGCGTGTTCGATGGACAGGGAGACATAGGACAGCCGAAGCCTCATTCTGGCGCGGTATTCGTAAGAGGTTTCACCGATAATCCCGGTCAGGTCCTCCACATCTCCATCCCGCATAAACGAAATGGAATGGATGTCGCACCATTCCACGGCATATTCAGATTGGAGATAATCTTCAAAGGCACAGAGGTCATCGACGGCGGTATTCTCCCGGGCCACCACGCCGAGCTGCGGATCGGTAACAGGAGCACCGTGGGTAAACAGGTCGATATCGACCTGAACGCTGGACGCATACTGGCCCACATTCACCCCGTCAAAGACCTTGATGTTCGGTCTTGTGGGACGGACTACCGCTCCGAAGGTAAGCAGAACCAGAGGCAGCTCCGGTTTCGGAATTCGGCTCTGTCTTGCAAGCAGGACGTTCGCTTCTCCGAAATACTCCTTGGTCAGTTGCCGGAACAGTTCACGGGCTTCCTTTAATCTCATGACCCGCCCCCTTCCTCAAGATGCGGAGGGTCAAAGTCGATCTTCGATCCTTCGGCGTTATCCGGGACCAAAGCGAACCGGTAGTTGTAATGGGTCAGGATGGTATGAAACCACAGCTCGCAGGATACGCATTCGTACCAGTGGCCATTGAAATACAGCATGTCCGCTTTCGTCCCCGCGTCTCTGTCCGAAATCCTGATCTCAACCTCTCCATGACCCTCCAGCCGTCTCGCTACGCTCTCACCGGCTCCGTCGCGGTCCGAAACCTGATCGCCCCCGGACGGGTGGACATGGATGCTGACCATGGTATCATCATAACCGGACACCATATATCCGCGCACTTCATGGGGTTCCTTGAATCTGCGGAGGGGATATTTCCGGTTGAACAATCTTATATTCATGGAATCACTTCACCTTTTCGGTATAGTAGGATATTGACTTCTTCATCAAGCCGGTTTCATACAAGGGCTTGTTGAAGCCCTTTCTGGCAACCGTTGACGGGGCGTTGGGGACAAATTCACCGCGTTCAATTTCGTCCGCAATATCCTGCTTGACCTTCGTGCCGAACTTGCGTATCAAGGGGGCTGTGTTCTGACCTTTGACCATGGCATTGAAGATGTTCTCGCATTCTTCAATATACTCTGCTTCGTGCCGTTTGAAGGATTGCTCCATAAACGGACGGGCGGGAATCTTAGAAGTGCCGAACTCATTATACATAGCCACATCAGCCACATCGGTTCCATCCTCATATACCCCCTTACCACGCTGAAATCCAACGTGGATAGTCCGGTCGGCAAGCCAGTTCAGCTCGGCCATGAATTTAGCCCCTTTCGGGGTCATTTTCAAATCGTGGAATCCAAGTTGCATGGGACATACCCTCTTTCTCCATCCACATGGATCGGAACGATCACCATACGGCGGATGCTCAGATATTGCAGTCCATAGGTGGTCAGGGCAAGCTCGGCGTCATTGGCGAGGTTGGAAGATTGGGAAGCCCCGAACGAAATGGAGGAACCACCCTCAGACACACTTGAAACGCCGAAGCCAAGATTTGCCATGTTGAACTCATCGCCGAGAGGATTTGTCCCTTCGCCGATCAGCTTCAGCTTATGGCAGACGAGAAGGGCAAGGCCCTGTTCGTACAGTTTCCCGAACTGTTTCTTGGACACCATGGGCCGGACTATTTCAAGCCACAGGTTGATGGTCTCATCCGAAACATCCTTGAACTCTGTTCCGATCACGCGGATCATTTCAAGTGCGGTCATTTTGTCACCTCATTTCAGGCGGGTTCAGGTGGTCTTCTTCGTGGGCTTTCTGCCGGGCTTGTTGGGCTTTTCTTCCGGATCGGGAGTATTCTCCTGTTCAGGAGAATCGGGAGCCTCTTCTTTGCTTTCGTCTTCCGACTCTTCATAGATGGTGCGGACAGGCCCGACGTTTTCAGCCTTGGGGACGGTAACGACGTCCACCAGTTCGAGGATGCCGAGTCTCAGGAAGGTCTTCACCACTTCAACATCGGAATACTTCTCAGCTCCGAGGTGGTCGGAAACCTGCTTCGCCACCGGAATATCATTCTCGATTCTCTGGTCGGGCAGGAGCATTACGGAGCTTCCGAGGAAAACGGCCTTGCCGGATTTGTTCTGAATGTACAGCATATTTATACAGACCTCCAATTATAGATTGAGGGAGGGACGTTCCCTTACGCCCCTCCCCATCTTCCGAACTTGCTTTCAGGAGCCGATCAGGAAATACCGACGGCGATCATAGCGGACAGCGGGTAGTACACGATGACACCGGCGGTCCGGGATTCGCAGGGGATGACGGTTTCCAGATTCTTGGGCTGAGCGGAATACTGGCGGTAGGCCATGGGATTCTCAAGCGCGAGCTTGTCTTCCTTGTTGGTGAACAGGAAAGCGACGCCCTGACCGTTGGAAGCGGCGGCAAAGGGGTTGGTCTCGACGGAATCGGCATTCAGCTCAGCGGTGGAAACGATATCCTTGATGTAGGGGCTGTTATCCAGCAGGAACTTCAGGATAGTCAGGCCGGTGTCCGGGATTCTCTTCGTGGCGATGTACATATACACGTCTGCGGGGATGCAGAGGGTATCGGGACGCTCCACGTTCTTCGTGGTCACGGCGACGGTCTTCGCCATTCCGTTGATGTCATCGAGGATCTCATCCGGGGTCTTCTCAAACCACTTGGTCTTGCCGGAAGCGTTGGCAGGGATGGTGTACAGAGGGATGGACTGACCGGTGGACAGAACACCCATCAGGCCGGAGGTATCGTCGCCTCTCCACGCGATAGTGTTGACGGTCTTGTCGTTGGAGTACCGGGCGGCTTCGGCCTTTCTGGAATCGAGGTTCTTGTTCGCCAGACGGGAAGCTCTCATCTCCTGAACGGAATAGCCGTAGGACACGCCGATAGACTTGATCTTCGCCGTGGAGGGCTTGCCATCCACATCGGCTCTCGGCAGGTCATCGGAGTAGTTGTCGATGATCTTAGCGAGACCCTTCTTATCGTAGGAGTAGTAGGTGACGGTCTCAGCGCCCTCATCCACATCATGGGTGATCGGGAAGATCTGGAGGGCGGTCAGTTCGGGATATTCAACGTCATAGGATTTGGACTTGACGTAATCCAGTTCTCTGGCGAAGAATACGGACGCTTCCTCGGCGCTGTCGAAACGAGCCTGCTTGGAAGCCTGAATCGCTTCGGCGATGCCGGAATCCTTGATCGCACGAGCGTCCTTTCTGCTGTAGGACTTATGCTTGTTTGCCATTCGTTTTATCCTCCTTGTTGATTCTCAGACTCAGTGGTTGTAGAGTTCCACGGGAGCGATGCCGTTGGCGGCTTCACCGAGGAAACGACCATTCACGGCGGTAGCGTTTTCGCTTCCAGATTCACCGGCGGTATTGGTGAAGAAACCGGTCTCGTCGCCGGACTTCACGACATACAGCGGGTCATTATAGGCGACCTCAACGCCGGTGGCGACTCTGACATAGACGCGGCCCCAGCGGACAACGCCCACGCCAGCGCCCTTGTGCATCCGGATATGACCGTCAAGGTCATATTCGGTGGTGCGGTTGTTGTTCACAACGCCCTCGAAGGTGCCGGAGCCGGTGAACTTCTTGATCTGCTTACCGGCAACAGTACCGGACATAGCCGCAAGACCCGGCTTCAGGACGCCGGTATCCTCTTCGTTGATGAAGCTGTCGATAGCGTGGGGGGTGAGGTCTACGAGACCACCCGCGATGCCGCGACCGGTGGTCCAGTTATAAGCGGTCTGAACTGCCATTGATTCTTTCCTCCTTAGTTCTTTTTGCCGTTGTTACGACGGCTGTTTTCCTTCTTGATCATGCCGTCGCGGTGTGCTTCCGCAGAGTCGCGATCCGTTCTGCTGTCGGCGTTGTAAGCCTTCTGGAACATCTGGCGTCTCTGATAGGCCGTATCCTTCTTGGTGGCCTTCTTCACGTCATCGACGCAGAGGCGGTACAGAGCATCGATGTAGGCCTCGGACTTACCGTCAAGACGGATGCCGGGGCGGACCTTCTTGATGATCTTCTTCTTCGCCGTGGGAATGGGCTGATACTCCAGACCATCAAGGTTCAGACGGGAACCGATCTTGGCGATTTCCATCCGCTTGCGAAGCTGCTTCTGGACGATGGCATCGATGGAATCCTGATTCATGCGGGAAGGGATGCAGTCATCGTCACCATCTTCCTCGAATTCCTCTTCTTCCTCGTCATCTTCATCCTCGGCGATTTCCTCATCATCGCCGGACTTGGGCGGGAAGGGAGCGGGAGCATCGGTATCCTCGTCTTCGTCCTCTTCGAACTCCTCTTCTTCCTCATCCTCATCTTCAACGATGTCTTCGTCTTCGTCATCGTCGGAATCGCAGTTTGCCTTATCCTCGCAATCCGCTCCGTCCTCGTTGGTTTCTTCGGGATCATCCTCTTCATCGGAATCGGCCTGAGCTTCGGCACGGTCTTCATCTGTGAGGTTGGGCTTGGCGGCGGCTTCCTCCTTGCTGTTGGCAGGGATGGGATCGGTATCCGCATCGGTATTTCCGGAACCACCCTTACCACCAAAATCTCTCTCGGCAAGCAGGGTGTCGATGAGGTCATACAGGAAATCGAGGTCCTCGTCCTGTTCGGCAATCTGCTCCATTGCGCCGTTCATGTCTTCAGGATCACCCTTCTCATCTCTGAGATCACGGCGGTTCTTCACGGCCTGAAGTTTCTCATCCACGGGTTTGGACTGATCGGGAAGCGCAGGAGCTTCCTGCTCGGGCTTGGGGAGGCTATCCTTCTTAACGGGAACGGCTTTAGGATTTTCGACAGCCGGTTCCTTCGTGGGAACTTCCTCCTGAGGCTTAACGACTTCCTGGTCGGCCAGCTTAGCGGCCTTGGCCTCGGAATCATCCTCATCGGTCTTTGCAGCCGCACGTCTCGCCTTGTAATCCGCAATGGCTTTCTGAAGCTCTTCCTGACTCAGAATGCTGTCATTGTGAATCGCAGACTTCTTAGCGGCTTTTCTCTTTGCCATAGTCTTGTGTCCTCCTGTCATAATGGTTTTATCGGCCCGGCTGTCGATATTGAGCCGCGCCTGATCACCTGCCCTTGCTTCCCGTACAACGGCAAGATGATTCACTCTAATATTGCGCTGAATGGCATCATACTTCTGCCCATTCCACACACCCGGCGTTTCCTCAAGGTCGAGGTTATAGCCGAGGGATAGTTCCTTATAACGGCACTCTTTCAGCGCATCGGTATCATGGATGACGATTTCTGCCCGAACATCGTCTCCATCCTTTTCCCCTTCGGTCAGGATCGTGCCGATCTGATTGTCGTGGACGTTATCCGTATTGATCAGGCCAGCATCATGCGTAATGACGATTGGCTTGCCTTTATACGACGCCAGACTTTCTGGATCAAACACATCCTCCGGAAGCCGAAGCTCCCGTCTTGTTGTACCGTCGGAGTTCTTATATTCAAAAATACCGGTGGAGGTCAGGATGGGCTTATCCTTCAAATACCCCTCTTCGGTATAATTGGCGCGAAATGCAGGAAAGCTGTCCAATCTGGTAACATGAACCAGCTTCATAGGTTTTTCACTCATGTTCCCATCTCTCCCAACTCATCTTCGTATTCATCGGTCGGAGTATAATCTGACTGATCCGTTTCTTCGGGGCGTCCGTCCTTCTTCCCTACCGCACCGGTAAGGAGAATGGTCAACTCCTGAAGCTGTCCGAGAACGGATACCTCCAAGTCTCCGAAATGATCCGCCATCTCATCCTCTCCATTATCCTGAAGAGAACGAATACTGTTCTCATACTCCACAATCATGGCGGAACACTGACCAATTTTTTTGCAGATCTCTTCAATAGCGTTCGGTTTGGTTTCCACGGTGCATCACCTCCCGTTGGCTTTATTTTCCATACTTGTTGACGTGAAATGTCTTGCGCCAATCTCTCATCTTGTCACGCTCGACAATATCAGGGGTACAGTGCTTCCTGCACCTTGGGTTGTCCAGCATGCAGATGCAGACTGTTTCGCCCTTTTCAAAACGAACAAGAACACGGATATACTCTTTCATGGTTTTTTCTTTACGGTTGTTCCGTGATTTCACAGCAAATCATGGGGGTTCTGATTTCTGCTTCAATGATCATAGCCCATTCTTCTTTATAGGACTGAAGTTCTGCTTCCGTACAGACGGAATATACAATACGCTTGCGGTAACCGGACAAATCGCGGAAAACAAGGCGGTAACGCTTCTTTGCCATGGCAAGCCTCCCGGTTTTTGAAAGCAAAACGGCATAAAAAAAGCGCACTTCCGTGCGCTCTATATTCTGTTGTGGTCTGGATCATTCCCTACCGGAGCCGATAATCAACAACTTTATTATTCATCCTCCCTCCAAGCACTCCACACAGAGAAATCAATAGCTCATCATCATGTTATAGCCCACGGCGGAAGCCTCGGCTTTGCAAGCAGCCTCAAACGTCATGTGTCCACACTTCCGCTGATAACTTTCCTCATCCTTCCACAGGGCGGCAAAATCATCATAGGCGATATTGACATATTCTTCCGCTTCTTCGGTTTTGAGGTACGCCTTGGCTCGCTCTTCCGTACCCTCCCATGCAGACCTCAGAAACGCATCTTCACAAAGCTCTCTGAACTCTTCACGGGTAATGGGCAGTTCACCGCGACTGTTTCCTTTTCCGCTCATCTTCCTACCTCTTTGTCTCTTTCCGAATAAGCCGTGTCATAATCAGCGCTGTAAGGAATATTCTTCCGAACATCAGCCAAGGTCTGGTTCTTCACATTCCCGATCCCGACATATTTGTAGAAGATGATATCTTCTCTGCTATCCCGGTCGGGATTCCATCCCTGTGCTTTCGCACTGTCCTCATATGCGGAATCCCATTGACACCGGCTCACCGCTTCAAAACCATTCCGGGCATAAAACTGGTGGTTGCCCTCATAGCTGTCCAACTTGGTTCCGCCGTTCTTAACAGCGTAGGCCAGAATATCATGCCCTCTGAGCATCCCGCCCTTGCCGTCTCCGGGGCCGACACAGACTGCAACTATATCCCCATTGTCAATGGCAATGGTGCTTCCCCCATCCGTAATGTGCATCCGGGCATTGGGATGCCAGTCAGCCATCTCCTGACTGCTCATGGAGCTTACGCGCCACGCATTTTCCGGATTCTGGGATTTCTTCGCTGCCGCCAGTTTCTTGGTGAAGGTCTTTCTGCTTCCTGCGGTATTGAACTTCACCTTGTTCGATCCGGGATTCCCACTTTCGGAGTAGAAATCAGACGGGCTTTTGCCGGTTTTCTCTTTCAAGGCATCCCACGCATCCTGAGGGGTGGAGCCTTTCGGAAGGTTGATTCCAAACTTCTTACACAGACCGAACGCCAACCGCTGACTGGCGTCATACCGGGTCGCTCCATCCATATTATACACCTTATTACGGCTTTTGTCAAACCCGTCCGACAACTTTTTCTCATCGGCGTTTAGCCGGGAAACGAGACGTTGATACCGGCGATTTCGATACTCCAGAATTTTGCTGTTCAATGATCTTACCCCTCAACTTTTCCTCTGAACCTTCACTTACAGGCAGGTTCACCGTATCCTGATCAAATACAGGGATCGCCATGCAGCGACAACAAAAATCCTCGCCGGGATGACAAAACCGCCCGGTATAAACCTTCCCTCTGGATTTGGTCATATACCAGCTCGGAGGAGGATCGTCCCATGAAAAGATCTTACCGTTATATTCACGGTGACTTTCTCTGACCCGGCTATCATTTCTGGACTTCCATCTATAATGGGTACATCCGGCGTCGGTCTGCTGCTTCCGTGTAATCTGGGAGCAAAGAGTTCCCATCTGGTCTATTGCAAGGGACTTGGCTTTTCGCTTCGACACTCCGAAGGACCTGACAATTTCATTCCGGATCTTGGTAATGCCCCAGCCCTCATAATAACCGTTCTGTATGATCTGGCGCATGGTGGCAAGTGATTCCTCGGGTATGGATCGAACATAGCCAACATTCTCTTCGGTCCAACGGTCGATCAAATCCCCCCATGTTCCCTTGTTGTAGTAATGACCATCAAGATCAACGCCGAAGGTTTTTTTGATGAGGTTTTTCCACTGTCGGACGTTGGTACCGTTTGCCCGCTTAGCCACCTTGCGGATGAAGACATCGGTCTTGAAATCATCCAGTTTTTCAGCAAGCTCTCTTTCCATCTTCCTGATGGTCTTGCTGAAATGTTCCGTAAAGCTGAGAATCCGGGCGTCCTCACGGACCTCGGAGGAATCAACCCGGCTTTCACGAAAAATCTGAATGATTTCAGGAAGATGTTCCTTTATGATATCACGGGCCATATTCGCATGGCGCATAGCCACGGAAGCATACTCCCTTTCTGCGGATTCAGGATACAAAAGAGTCCCTTGAACTCTTTTACCTCTTGTGAGGCCGGAGGAGCCTCTGTGGGCGTTTTTCCAAACCGGAACAGGTATTTTATCAGCCATGCACAAAACCCTCCGAAAACATCCTTCTCGCTCCTCTCTAATACATCTGGGAATAAACGCCGTCCCTCAACCCTTATCCGAAACTATCGGAACGAAAAAAAGGACACTTTCAACGGCGTCCTTTTTTCGTCTCTGATTCAGGTATCGGATTCCATCATCTCGAAGGTAACGGGAAAGAGAATCTTTCCGTACTGACTGATCATCTTCTCTTCTTCCGCTTTCTTCTGCTTCATGAGGCGGTCATAGAACCACTGTTCAACCTCGCCCCATTCTCCGCCGGATTCGCTGGGATCATCCCCTTCATTTACGCAGCGGATAATGCGGTTGTGCCACTTGGCATCCTTCTCGCAGAACTCACTCCAGATCTTGGGATCGACTTTTTCGTTTTCCATGCTTTCCTCCTTAGTCATGGATTTCAACCTCACCCTTGTCGTTAATCACATAACGACCGGGTGTACGGCTCTTGTCAAGAAATGCTCTGAGCTTATCCTTATCCACGGCGGTAATGGGCTTTCCTCCACCACCGGTGGCAATCAGAACAGGCTCGGATCCCATCGGGCCGCTGTTGTCATACAGGCTGAACTCATCAAAATACTGAGCACACGCAACCGATGTATCGGTAACGGCTCCATGAATCTTTCTGACTTCATCCTCGGCAACAAGGCGGGGCGGAACCTTACTTCTACCGGCTTCGTATTCAGCCTTGGCATGTTCATACCGACCCTGATTTCTCTTGAGAGCTTCTTCAATATCAAGGGTCATGTAGGAACCCACCGCTCTGCACCCTGCGGCATGAGCCTGATCAATCTTCTTCTTCAGGCTCTTTACGCTTCCGTCGCCAGTTCCATCATAAACCGCATTCAAACCGGAATCCAGCGTTGCGGAATACAGGGACTTGGCAAGACCAGAGCTTTCCTCGTGATAATACCCGGCAGCTTTGGTGGACTTGGAAGCCATATCCTCATAACCGGGAAGCGCGGCTTTCATCTCATCCGGGTCAATTCCCACGCAGGAATTTTCGGGAAGAGCTTTTTCAGCCATCTTTCTCAGCCTTGACTTACCGGAAGCAGGTCCGCCGCCGAGAATCGTAACGACCCTCTGTCCTTCGGGCTGAGGAATCTTCCCTTCCAACTTATCACGGATAATCTCTCTGTGAACCTCCTGACGCTCTCTCGTGAAGTTTCCGTTCTTATCCAGATACTTCTTCGCGGAGTTGGGCTTGGTCTCGGTTCGGCAGTCATCGGCATTCACCGGCTTGCTCGAAATGCTCTCCCTACTAAGAGGAGTCCCGACCTTAACCGGAGAGGTCTTTCCCTGCTTCGCCCCGGAAGCGGTACTTCCAACACCAGCGGAAGCCCCGGAAGAACCGGAAGATCCGGAAGAACTCTTCTTACTCTCAGCGTTCTTCTTGGCCTCGGCCTTGACCTCCTTGATATTCTTTCCGGTCATGGCATTAGGACCGGCGACCACTTCACCCTCTTCATTCAAGGCAAAGTGCTTGCCGTTCTTCGTGGTTCTCCACTGGACGTCTTCGCCGTTTACCTGATCGGCATCAAACCGGCTTCCCGCCCCGCTATTATTATACCACATTTCGCCACGTTTGTCAATAGGAAGTTTATTGAAATCCCTATTTATTTCCGGGAGATTACGTTTGGCAAGCCGCTTGTTTCTGCGGTTATAAAACGCATCCACACTATCGGTGCGGACTTCCCCATCTCCAGACAGCCCGCGCTTGGCAAGTCTGGCATCCCGACGCTTCTTGTATTCGAGGATTTTCTTGCGGTCATTCTGCATGGCTACACCCCATTCTCAAGGCCCCAAAACAGGCTTGTTTTTTCCTTCCATTTTAGATTAAAATATACAGTACAGTAACAGATACAGTACAGTACAGATACAGTAAAAAAGGGATTTTTTCGATACCGTATCCATACCCTATCGACACGGTATCCTTGATGTACCTCAAACCCAACAGGGACAACGGACAGAGACACTTTGATAAAAATAGTTTATTCATTAAAGCTGTTTTAGGATACGGTATCCATACCCTATCGAAAAACAGCCCAAATTCACTCTCTCTTTGTAGAAAAATCGATGTAGTTAAAGATTGTTCACAGATTATTCATCCAGATCAAGAGTAGTTTAATGTTAAACTATTCGGATTGGACATGAGAAAAGGGCGATTTCTCGCCCCATCTCATCTTCATTTTTGACCATTACTCGGAATCGGAGTCACCTTCATCCGGGATGATCTCAATGTCCTTGATCTCATCTTCCCAGAGGACAAGCCCCATATCATCATCGTCAAGAGAAACCATGATCGAAGAAAACGCACCGTCCTCACGGTCACAGTCGCCCCTGCCCTCATACTCATCCACAAAACACTTGATTGTCTTTCCGTCTGTGGTCTTGATCACAGCATGATGATCAGTGGCATGCCACATGAGATTGTCGATTTCCTTGCCCTTATCCATTCTTACCCTCTGCTTTCGCTTTTTCTTCTTTCGCCTTTTCGTCCAACGCTTCCTTCAACCTCTGTTTATAATCCTTCGGTTTGGCGGGGACGAAATGACAGCCATCTTTTGCATAATGCACCGTCATACGATCCGTTTTAAGCCAGCAATCATGATCCCGATCATAGAAACGTCCAACAATCTTGCCAGCCGAGATGGTTTCCCGATAACAGGTATTACTGTCCGGCTTTCCATATGAAACACCATTTCCGTGATTTTGACTCAATATACTCTGAAGCTCTTTATCACTTACCGTGGTGTAGCTCGGAGGATTCCCATCTTTAATGCGCTGGTTATATTCGGCAGAGTCTTTCCTGTGAGGATTCTGCTTCTTCTTGTTCAGCCTATCGCTCACTATGCCAGACGCAATTACGTAATCAAGCTGCTTGGACGGAATCTTTACGGGAGGATCATCCTGATATGATGGCGAACCTTTATTTGAAGATCCTCCTACCGATCCAGGTCTACCTCCATGTCCGAAGTTCCCGCTTCCGGGGCCTCCATCCATACTTATTATACCACCTTCTTCGTCAATTGTCAATATCTCAGACAACTTTTCAAACAAAAGGTTCATGGATATTTTGAAGGGGCCAAACAGGTTATGACTGAATATATCGGGGATGGTACGGAACCGCTGATTATCCATTTCAAAATCGGCGGTAATCATCTCACCCTCATACTCAGTGCAGAAGAACACAGCGGGAATAAGACCAGTATCCTCTTCAAAATCACCAAGACCGATCAACTTCAGGTTCAAGGGGGTAATGCCAAACTCTTCCTGCGTTTCCCGGACCGCAGCATCAGTTAGAGATTCACCGGGTTCCACATGACCACCGGGACCACAGAGCTGACCGAAGTGATCGATATCCTTTCTGGTTCCGGTCAGGATCTTCATCTGCTTAAGATTCAGGACGAACACACCGACCGAACGGATACGTCGGAGAATGTCATCGTCCAACCACTCCTCGCTGGTCACATCTTCGACGGGATGGACAAGATCGGATTCGACAGCAGGAGAATCATCCTGTGATCCAGAGGCATCGTCTTCATGATCAGGTTCTTCTTCCTGATCAACCTCTTCTTGTACAGCCTCTTCTACCTGCTCAACCTCTTCCTGATCCTGCGGGAGTTTGGTAGCTTCGGGGGCGGATTCGGGGGCATTGCCGTATTCGGCATAATCATCGAAGTCGCCCTGTTCCATGAGATGACCGTCACCCTGAGCGGGTTGAGGAGCGACGCCCATCTGCGGAGCGGCACCTCCCATGGCTTCCATACCGCCCATGCCACCTTCACCACCCTCTGCTCCCTGCTGACCCTGCGGTGCGCTTTCCATAAGCTCTTCTTCAGACATATCGTCGAGCATGGATTCCACATCAAGATCATCGGGTTTGCCGAGGCCAACACGGACTTCTTTAGGATCGAGGACTTCCATACCGACATAGGTATTGGCAATGTTGGCACGGGTAAGCTCGTTCTGGAGCTTGGAGGATTCAAGCTGAACCTCTTCCGTCTCGGACATGGACCAAAGCGGATTGAAGGAAACTTTGAACTCCGGAACCTTCTCCACTTCCCCGGTATGCAGACCCGCCGCAAAAATCACGGAAAGCAGATACCGAAGGTTGGAGCGGAGCATCCTCTTCTGGATCCGTTCCACATAGTTATAGTAGTTCTCAAAGTCACTTTCACCGGTGGCATTCATACCGGCGGGAGAACGACCAAACAGAATGGTTTGGGGAATTGAGGTAATGGCCGAAAGCCAATTGCAAGAGGCATCGATTACTTCTTGCACTCCGGTGAATCCAAACGTCTGGAAGCTGTAATCCTCACCCTCTGCATCAATCGTAATGGAATTCAGAAGTCCGCGCGCAGTATCAATGGCCTCCAGTCTGCGGAGGACCTTATCCTCACCCTCTTCGGTTGCCAACAGGGCGGCGAGGTCCTTCATCCGATATACGGGTTGGACGGATTTGGAAAGCATCTTCGGGGCGCTCTCATGGGCTACCTCGGCATTGCGGATGGCGCGGTTAATCCGGACGTATTCCGGAATGCCCCAAAGCCTGTAATTCTCATAGCTGGTGTTCAGCGGAAGCATTCCGTTTCTGAACGCCAGCACACGGCTGTCATGAACCCAGAAATGCCCCCCGGTAATGGGATTGTTAATTTCATACCATTCCGGCGTACCGAGTCTGCTTCCGCGAGTTTGAAACGGATCGTTGGGTTCATGGTCGTATATCGAGGCATAATCCGGATTGATACAGGAGCGGTCAAAAACAAGGATATCATCAATGGACCGGATCCTCTTCCAGTCCAGCGGCTCTTCAAGGCCATGACCATCGTTGATGAGCATAATGGCGAGGGAACCGCCGAAAAGCCGCGCCCACTTGATTCCGGTCATTGCCACTTCTTCCCAATCAAGCTCGTCAAGGGCAGATTGGTAGAATTCAATCAGGTCCTTATCTTCAACATCATCCAGTTCAAAACCATGCTTGACGGCTTCTTCAGCGGGAGTGTCTATGATCTTGGCAAACAGGCCGTTGTTCTCGTAGAACATCTCCAGAAGCATATCATCCACTACCGGTTCAGGCTGATAACGGTAGGCTTCGGTATCGTCCTTTTTGGTTCCGTACCGATTGACCATATTGACATAGCCGTCAAACCGATGAAGGGGAATCGCATTCCCGGTCTGCTTGCGCAGGACGTTTTCATATCTGCGCATATCGAATGCCATATCTCTATCCACTCCTTCGTTTCATGGGCGTTACAGAAGATTATTGATGTTAAACTGCGCCCTCAATTCTACTTCCGCAAAGCCATTCGCGGAGGCATCCACCATATCCTTGAACTTCCATTCCGGGAAGTTCTCAAGCTGCTCCAGATATGCCTCATTCCAGTCTGCATGAAGAATATCGAAATTTCCGGCTTGCCACTGAGCTGCCATAGGCTCTGCCCGGGACTCCTTACTTCCGGATTCAGAAACCGCCGTAACATCAAAACCGGACAACAGCTTTATGTATGACTGCGCCTGTTCCTTTCCGGCCTGACCGGGGTCCTGCGGCAACCTGATCCGAACACGTTTGAACTCGGCCCTGTCCTTCTGTGCCGTGAGACGGATTGTCTGGCGCACATCGGAAGCAGCCATCTGTTTATTGATAACGTCCGCTACAAGGTAACGTCCGTTTTTTCTCTTTCCTATCAACACCCCGGCTGTATACGCCGCGTCCCCGTTCTCATCCTTTTCGGTGGCGGCAAGGTCCCAGCATCTCACCCACTGGATCACATCATTCGGAATGACCTCAAGAATATTGCCAAGCTGTGTGCGCTTGAAATACAGACCGGCACTCGGCTTGATCTTCCAGTTTCCGTAAAGAAGACGCTCCCTTTCCACAATGGACAGGGATTTCAGGTTTGCCAGATAGCTTGGGTTGACCTTCAGGAGTTCCTTATTGTCATAGATTGAAGAGGCAATAAAGGTAACGGATTTCGGCTCTTCCCTCTCTTCCGTGGTTTTGAGGTCGAACTGCTTCCACAACTCCGTTCGGCTGTCGGCCCAATACAGTTGCTCGTCACGACGGATGAACCACCTCTTGACGCCGCTTCTTTCCTGAATGGCATAACCGGAATCCTGATCAATCCACCACGAAATAAACTCCGCGACCCATGAATTGGCGTCCGGGTTGCAAGTGGCGCGAACAAAGGGCTTTACGCCGCAGGTACTACGGTTACGGGACAGCATGTAGAAAAACTGACGCTCAGAAAAATGGGTAAGCTCATCCCAACAGATTTCCGCTATCTGCGAACCCTGCCAATTATGGACGGCATCATCTCTGTCCAAGTGGGCGAACTTTACTCTTCCGAGAATTTCCCCCTCCGGACTTCTGAACATCCACGACCCATCGCCGCCTCTCTTCTCGGCTCCGGGAATACTGTGGTATATCTTGTCGGCTTCATCCCAAAGACCGCCTTGGCTGAAGATCTGATTGTAGTTCTTACGAAAGATGGTACAGGTAAACCCCGGAACGTTTTTGTACCGCAGGGGAGTAAGCAAAAGGCCGTAGCTCTTCCCTCCACCGGCGGAACCGCCATAAATGCAGATGTCAGCGCTTGTGGCAAGAAATCGTTCCTGCGGTCCGGGCTGAGGCTTGATAATCATTGTTTCTTTTCCAGCCATTACGCATCTTCATTCTCCTCCGGATCTTCTTCTATCGCGGGCAGATAAATCATTACATCCGGGACGTTGGTAACATCCACCGAACTTTCTGGAGCATTGATCTCCACAAGCGGTCTGTCGGTCTGTCCCAAGAACTGCTTACCGAGAAAAATAGCCATAGCCGCAGATTTTTCAGACAGCTTAAGCTGATTCCGGCGCAGTTTGATTTTCAGAGCCATGGATCCGTTTTGTCTGGAATACTCTTGAAAACTCATTCCGAACGTCCGCTTGCACCATCGGCTCAAGGTATCGCCATTCGCAGGTTTCCCGAACTCATCCCGGAACCACCAGCAAATCTCCTCTGCGCTGCATCCGAGTCCTACGAGATCGATAAACTGCTTCTCATCAAATTCTTTCAATGGGCGGGCCATTGAAGACACCCCCTCTGTTTTACTTGATCGCTAACCATCCGGCGAAGTTCAGGTATCTCCAGAAGCAGTCCACTTTGGAGAATCCGGTGGTGCGAAGAAGGTCCTCATTCCAATGGGCGGTAATGGGAACCAAAACACCCTCAAGGCTTTTCCGCTTCGCGGCGATCTGTTCCTGCGTATACAGGTTGTCTGCCTTGATCTGGTAGTATTCGGTCACGAGAACGTCATCAATCTCGTCGGTATTGCCGAGGACCTTTTCCACCATAATCAAAGCACCACCGGGAACCAGCCGGTCATAGGCACTCCGGACAATCTTCTGACGGTATTCTATCGGCGTGAACTGAAGCGTCAGAATGCTGAGAATCAGACTGCATTCAACTTCCGGAAGACCCTTCGTAATATCATACAGCCTTGCATCAATATAACCGAACCTCTTCTTCAGTTCCTCAATCATAGGCTCGCTTACATCAAGACACACATAACCGAAATCGTCTCCAAACTTCCGGACAAACGGAGCAATGGCATTTCCATTACTGCACCCGATATCCATGATGGTTGTATTCGGCTTCAGGTAATGACATCCGATCTTTGTGACCAGCTCCCGCATATCGTTATATCCGGGAATGGAACGCTCCAGCATTTCATCGAAACAGTCAGTCACTTCCTGATCAAATTTCCATTTTCCATCGGGCATGACCTGATCCTTCATTTCTTCAACTCCTTCGCAATGTCATTGTACACGCCAATAATGGCCTTATGCTTCTTCGGATTGTATTTGCTTGCTAACAACCTATCATGACATTCCCTCAATCGAGAATTTATCTGATAGCTATGGTCGGTCTGGTCACGATAATATGCCCCCTTCTTATAGTAGTCATCAAACGCCTTGATGCTGGCATATTTCGGAACAGGTTTATTGATCGCCGCAAGGGAGAACTGCCCAATATAATCGAAGATGGCTGGGGTATTGTAAAAGTCCGTGTTCTTCTTTCCAAACTGTCCGGCATAACGAGCGATATTCCCAGCGGAAAAATCCAGATCATCGCTGTAGCACTTCCGATATTTGGCTACGGCCTGATCTCCCCCATCATGAAACGCAACCTGCACCTTCCTCTGGGTACAGAAAAGGTCATCTCCACCGATCCCTGTAATTATATGATTTTCATCCATACGCGCATAAATATACTTCCACGGAATCATGCACTGAATGATGGTCTTTTTTACGAGATGACAATACGGAATGACCTCCCGGATATCCCGGTACATTCTATCCACATCGGAAGGAACACAGATTTCAGTCAACTCAAACCCAAAATCTTTTGCCAGCTTTCTGGATGATTTCAGATCTGCGGACAAAATGCCATCCATATAGAAGGTATAACAGTGAGGCTTCCGTCCGGTCTCCAACATGGAAAACAGAACCGTTATGGAATCCGTTCCGCCGCTCAACGCAAGGGCGGAAGTCCCATCCGGATCTATCTCCTTCACACGGTCAAGGCAGATTTGCCTAAACTTATCCGCGTCCTCACGCGAGAAATGCGTTTTCCATTCCATCTTGTTTCAGCCTTTCGCTCAATTCCTCGGCGGCTACCGCATCTGCCGTAGCTACACCATACAGATAAACCACACCCAGCAGACATTTTCCCCTGTGATGATCGAGCTGAATGAAATCATGCTCTCTCTGATCGTAAGGAAATTCCTCATGGTAATGTGCCTTGATCTGGTCGGTATAATCGGTATAGCTCGGTCGGCAATACCTGAACGATTCATCAAGATAATACCCGCAGTCCAAAGCCACAATCAGCTTCGGCCCCCACAGCTTATCAGCACCAATGCTCTCGGCCTTATCGCAGGTGGATACACAGGTAACCACCACATCGCACTCATTGAGGAGCTGCATGGTATCACTGGTATCAACAGATACATTGCGGCAGACGGACATAAAATCGCCCACGTTCTTCGCATAATTGCGAGGGGATCCGCGCACGACAATATCCTCAACCCCAAACGCTTTCTGGATCGCTATGCAGTTGGCGAGGTTGGTTCTTCCGGTTCCGATAAAGCCGACCTTATGTACTTCACCAACATTCATTAACCGAATAGCAAGAGCTGTCATGGCGCCGCAGCGATATCTGGTCAGACCGGCATCGAAAAAACGTAGAGTCTTATGACCGTCATGAATATCGATGATCTCACTGGTCTCTCCACTCTCATCATCGATGGAGATCACCTTTTCTACTAAATTGCCCTTGACGGTTTTTGCGGACATATAGGTATCGGTTTCAACAGCAACGCCGGAATCGTTCCTACGGCTTACATTCACTGATTTGGGATCGCAAAGGGAATCTGCGGTTCCGATCTTTGCGCTCCAATATTCATTGACAAACCTTGAAAGCATGACTTACTTTCCTATCTTATCCAGAATCTCAGTCTGTATGGTTTTGGAGATATGCATCATCATAACAGGGGGAACCATCCTTCCCGCTCTTTCCCACTTCTGACGGAAATCGCCGGTCAGTTTGAAATCATCGGGAAGGGACGTAATCCTCTTCAGTTCTTCAATGGTGAACTTCCGATCCTCCAGCGGGTGCATGTTTCCAGCAGAACTTAACGCGCCGCTCGAAGCCAGAACAGTGGAGCACGGGCAATACATGGATTCTCTGGAAAGATTGAACCATGAGCCGTTCATAACACTGGATCCCTTAACCGGACGCGGAGGATTCTTCGGGAGCTTTTTCAAGATCTGGGCCAGCTTCGTGGACTTGATCCCCTCGCGAAGCATATCGGCTTCTTCACGGTTATAGCTTACACCTTCAAAGGCATCTTTCAGCGTATAGTAATACGGAAGCGGTTTCGGGAAAACCGGATCCATATTCAGATCATTTCTCACCCCTACAAAAATGACACGCTCACGAGCCTGTGGAACACCAAGCCACTTTGAATTAAGAAGCTGTGCCTTGGCACGATATCCGCAGTTCTTCATATCATTCAGGAAGATCTTGAAATACCCGATTGCGGTTCCCTTCACAAGACCGCTTACATTCTCGGCAACGAAGCACTTGGGCTGAAGATCATTCAGGAGACGGATATACTCGTAAAACAGGGTTTCAATCTGTTGGACCTTCCCATCGGAATAGTCACGTTCCTTCCCCCAGCCCTTCTCTCTTTTACCGGCAGTAGAAAACGCACAACAGGGCGGAGACCCATCAAACAGATCAAGCTCTCCCTGCTTCAGTCCGGTACGGTCGAATATATCCTGTGCCTTGACCTGACGAATATCTCTCGTATCCAGATAGGCATCCGGATGGTTCATGCGGTATGTTCTCTGAGCTTCTTCCACAAACTCATTGGCCCATACGACATGATATCCTGCCATGCGATAACCGAGGCAGGAACCACCACCGCCGCTGAAGGTCGAAACGACTTTATATCCATTCCACGGAATCGCTTCGATCTCCTCCATGCTCGGCACTTTATAGGGGGGCTTAGTTCCACTCATATCCACACTCCGGACAAATCCATTTTACTGCCATCTCTTCCGTGAACTCCTTGAACTCGGGCGGAACCTCATCCTCTTCAACCTCCGGGGGTTCCTCTTCCGGATCATAATCCGCAGAATCACCGTCAAGGGAAGAGAAATCAAGGTCAAATCCCTCGAAGTCAAGCCCTTCCCGGTCGGTTTCCAGAAGCTCATAATCCCACGGGCTTTCATTGGTCTTGTTATCAACGATCCGAAGCTCTCGGATTTCCTCTTCCGTCAGGTTATCGGCGACCACGCAGGGGACTTCATTCATCCCCAAATACTTAGCGGCCTGAAAACGGCATTCACCGATGACGATCTCTCCATCAACAGTAATTACGATAGGCTGCCGGAACCCATACCTCTGAATGGAGTTGGCAACATTCTTAATCTGCCTGTTGTCATGTATCTTCGCGTTCTTGCTGTACCCATGCAAGAAGCTAATGGACTTCATCTCAATTTTCATTTGCCAAGCCTCCGCGCAATCGCTCCACACCGAGGGCATCTGCACACCTCTTCGGTTTTTTCTGCCGGTTCCTTCTTCTCCTTCGGCTGAACATCGCCCGGATCCTCAAACAGATCATCGAACATAGGCTCAAAACCGTCAAAACCAAGATCGCTGATATCATCCTTCAGGACTGCATAATCCCATGGACTTTCGTTCAGCTTATTGTCTACGATCCGAAGCTCCTGAATCTCCTCATCGGTAAGATCATCCGCATAGGTAACAGGAACGGTTTCAAGACCGAGGCGCTTTGCCGCAAGCAGTCGGCAATGACCGATGATTACGACGTTGTTTGCATCCACAACAAGAGGCTGACGCCAGCCAAAACGCTTAATGGAATTGGCTACGTTAGACACCTGCATCTCACTATGGATCTTGGCGTTCATATCGTAAGGTATCAGATCGGACACCTTTACTTCCTTAACAACAATTGACACGATTGACCTCCCCTGTCTTTCAGACTGTCAGATATTTATAGGGGGTTATCAGCCCCCATTCCGCAAACTTCTCAAATCCACCGATCTTGTTGATGAACCCCCTCGCCAGCTCAACTATAAGCTGGTACTCTATTCCGTTCACGGTATCATCCCCAATAGCGCAACACAGCTCCACAGGCTTTCCGTCATGCTGGGCAAGGAGCCAAGCATATATGTTCACGCTCACATCGGCCTTGGAAAGATCCTTCCCATGAAGACCGCCTCCGGTAACGGAATCCCCCATATCACTCCCCAGCTTACGATTGGTGGCCCCGGTATCCACATCCGTACCGCCAGTCCATTCACCCAGCGGATTGATAACGGCACCGGGGAACTTTGCGGTCAAATCTTCATTCGCTGCGTTGCTCTGGCAAATAATCAGCTTGTCATCCTTTTCGGACAGAATATACTTCCCGTCACTTTGATATGTTCTGTACAGCTCTTCCGCGATCCCGGTGAGCTTTCTCTGCTCTTCTGTAACCGGAACCCCTTTGAAAATGCCATTGTCTCCGCATCGGAATCCATGAGCCTGATTATCGGCAAGGTGGGCATCCTGCGGGACAATATCATATTCCACACAAATAGGACCGGCAATCCTGTGGATTATCTCTTCGGCCTCTCTCCACGAAATCCGAACCGAGGATTCCATGATAACATTGCAAAGGCCATGACCGATCAACACCTCAACGGCGATCTTCGGATCATGTTCCTTTTTATAGGCCAAATCGACAAGCGCTCCCGCTATGCGATCCGCAATCTTATCCGGATGGGCGGGATTCACCTTCTCAAACACGCTGTATCACCCTTTCTTTTTTTCATTAGGGGCTTCTCAGACGTCCGAGAACGGCTCTGAAATCTCATTTGCTGCTTCACCAATACATCTTACATGGTAAAAGTGCTAATGGCTCCAGAAAATACTGTTCAGACCTCCGAAAAACAAAAACGGACGATCCCTCATCGCCCGCTCGGTTCATCCAAATTTGACAGCGTAACTATACCACACGATAACATGTATGTGCAAGTGAAAAAATAGTGAGACTTTATGAAGCAAAAGTGATAATCACTCATGAAAAATCCCCCGGATCCCAATCAAAACAAGGAATCCAGGGGTGTTGATCATACGGTTCAAACGGCATCCCTCAAAACCGATTTGGTGGTGAACTGTTTTCCATCCTGATATCCGTCCAGATAATCAGTCTTGGAAATCTCATCCACGGCCCTACTTTCAAACTCCTGATGGGCCATATCGGAAACAGATTTCTTGACCTCGTTCGGGGTCTTCAGCACAAGGCCCCATTCCTGTTTCTGACCATTCTGCCGTTCAATAGCTTCCTGAAGACCAATGGTGAACCCATATCCGTAGCTGTTCTTAACCTGACGGATATAACTGGCTGACGCTCCGATCCCATCAAGCTCTGCGGCAAGCCTTTTGTTCCGATCCTCTATACACCTTACAGCATAGGCAAAGAGTTCGTTACACAGGGAAACATCTTCCTCGAAGCCGATAATGCCAATCGTATACGTTTTCGATCTTTCCGCTCTTGAGACCATGGGAAGGCACCGATACGCGGAGGAAATAACTCCCATCAACGGAACCATCCACGGGTTGGTCTGTTTCGTGCAGGTGAACGTCGTTCTGAACCGAATGATGTTCTGCTTATCTTCTCCGAGGCATTCCGCTTCAGACAGTTTATGCTCGGCCATCAGTTCCCGGGCCTTAAGCATCGCGGCCTGAGCCTCTCCCTCATTCGGGCTTTCCGCCAGCGCAAGGAGCTTTCTGATCTTTGCTCGATAATCCATAAATACCTCCTGTCTTCGTGCTTTAGCTTGTCTCTTCCTTACGTAAGTATTATATCATATATCTCGACAATTGTCAATACAGTTTGATAAAATTGTTTGACAATTGTACTCTGCCGACTCCGGATCAGAACGCCACAGTACTTACACTTTATCCCTTCTTCTCGTCGGATTGTCTGATCCGCTTTGCGGTGGTCTTAATACTGGTTAGCCGACTCAAAATCCTAGCACGATCCACACCAAGCGAATCAGCACATCCGCGCACAGACCATCCATCCCTGTAAATCAGATTCACGATGGTTTTATCTTCATCATTCAACAGGGACATAAACTCTTCGCACCAGCTTTCCAGTTCTTCCGGAGAATCAGGAAGAGGAACATTCTTATTCATGGCTCCCCAAAAACCAACCATCCAGTTTTCTGGTTTTTTCTGACGGAATCCATACCGCTGTCTGCGCTTCTCAAACTCTTCCATATCACCGCCGACATTACGAAGAACGGCATAACAGTTTACACACAGACCATTTGCATAATACCGGCCTCCGCAATACTGACACTTCCGGATTTTCCGCAGCTCATCCCTCACGGAAATCATCTCATGAATCCGATCTTCATAAGCCCGGACCACACCATCCAGCCTTATCTGGAACTCTCTTTCTTCGTCGCTGATTCTGACCTGCTTTGTTCTCATTACTATCCTCCGTCCGACAGATTTCCGTCTTTACACCTTAATTTCGCATCGGAAACCTATGAGATAAAATATACGGGGCAATCCCCTGCGCCATTATTATACCACACAGCCGGACATTTGTCAACCTATCTGGCAATGAACGCGGAATCCATCCGGGGAAATCGACTGAAACCCAATCGAATCCACAAAGAACGCCTCTTCACCGACAACGATCACATCCGACACGGACATGCTGGTACCGGTATAATCTTCAGGCTTATCTCCCACATTCAGCACAAAAAACATCTCATCCAGAAAGGAGAACTCATTTTCATAAGCAGAAGGATCATACTCACCTTCCCACACCTTCTGATAGATAGAGGGATCCACTTTACCGGCCCATTCAATAGTCCGTTCATAGTTTTCAAAGTGAACGCGCTCCACATCCTTTTCGTGATCGATCTGATATACTGCAAACTTCATTCTATATCCCTTCCCCTCTCAAAGGATCTTGATTTCCTTGTTCCGTGCCCGGATATAGTACCCGGCTTCGTGATCTCCATCCCAATCGTGATAAGGCTCATGAATTACATATCCGATCACGTCACCGAACGTCACGGTCTTCAGCCCTTTATACCTTCTGGCAATCTTAACCAGCAAATCGCTGCTTCTCCATGAAAGGAACTGTCTGTTTCTCTGGTCCTCATAATACTTCCGGATCGACCGCTCCTGTTTTTTTACAAGCAGTTTCTCAGCTTCTTCCTTGGTTACAAACCAAGTATCGCTGAGGCATACCCATTCGGTTTCTTCCAAAACGGTAAACGCAGAATCGGGATAGCATTCCGTGTAATCACAGGGTTTTTTGTCATTCCGGATACAGGGCATCTCGGAAACACGAAAAGCAATTCGCTCGTAATAATAATCCGAAAGTTTACCGTCGGAAAAGGAACACCGCTTCTCTACCGCAACGCGGACAACAGACCTATCATTCCGGAGATCAACCTTCCCAATCTCTCTGCCATAGGTCCGGATGGTCTGCACATCAATGGTGTACCCCTTAACCAGATACTCCGCAACCTTCTGGGAGAACAGTCTTTCGATTTCTGAAAACTTCATATATGCTTTCTCCTCTCTTGGTCAATGATCCTTAAGAATCATCTCGACCTCTTCAACCTCACCACGGATGAAGTACACATCAAGAAACTCAAGCAATTCAATCAGACTCATGTCCTCATCTTCGTGAATGATCAGTTTTTCTCCGGAAGGGGAAACGATACCAAGCACCTCATCTCCCTTAAAGAAGGAATCCCCACAATAATCACAGTCTCGGACATAATTCTCGTTTCCTTCACCATCCATATCAACGCCAAGCATCTCGTAACGATCATAGTCAACTCTAGGCATCACGCTTCCCCCTTTCAATACCCGAAGCAATACTCTTCATCGTCTTCGTCTTCGCTTTCCTCAACGAACTTAAACGGACCATCGCAATCATAAATCGAACCAACCTTTTCATGACCGTTCATCTCATCGAGATATTCTTCAACAAGAAGCAGATCGGCAAGGTCGACAAGAAGGTCCTCATACTCTTCATCATTCATGCAATCAAATACTCTGGTGAGCACATCACCGAAAGGCGTGTGGGCCAGAAGCCAGTTGGCATAGCTGCTCAGGTCATTGCACCAGCCGCTCATCATTCCGGTGTTGTCAAACACATCGCCATCATTATACCACTTATACACCAGCTTGCACACGGCAGTCACGATCTGGGAAGCCATCGTCTCACCCTCACCACAATCCGGAAGATACTTATCGGTCAGACTGTCAAACTTGTCGAAATAACTCCATTCCATATCTTGTCCTTGCCTTTCTGCCCCTTGGGGGCCTCATCAAACTCACTCTCGACCTCACGATTATATTATATCACATTGCACGACGTTTGTCAATATAAAAGTCTAATTTTATGAAAATATTTTTCTTTTCGGAAAGTTCGGGTCAATTAAATGGCCTCTTTTTCATACCACCCATACAAAGGACGAGAGCCGCTATCCCACGTGTCATAATACTTCCCATCAACCACACAAACCACATGATGAGCCACCTTGAGAATAAACGTTCCTGTCGGATGATCTTTGGCAAACTCATCAACCGTAGGACGGCTCTTCCCGCTTCTTACAGATACCCCATGATAGCTGAACCCAAGTTCTGCAAGAATCTGATGGCGAACATTGGTGTCCACATCAAAGATGTTATTACACTGATATTTGAGACAATACGGGATCTCCATCTTAAATGCTTCAACCCAGCTCACATTGAACGCCTTGGCAAGCGCTCTAATCTGACAATCTCCATAATTGTCCTTAAGATCCATCTGATTCGGCTGAAAATACACGAACCGTTTTGACTGTCTTGCCATATGATCTCCTTCCTTCCCAGCAGAGATTCTCACTTACAGCCACCTTGCTTACACGTTCCAATATTTATTATAGGCAAGCTCCGCTTCACTCCAGTACAAGAGGTTCCGGAAAGTGCTATACGGAACATACCATATGGTAGCAGGTTTACGGCATCTGGGTTCATAGACCTCAACTTCAAGCCGCACAAACTCATAGCCGCTGCTCTCCACACGAACGGTGAACCGCCAATTCTCTTTCATGATTCCTTCTTCAATAAGGGCCTCGCGAACGATCTCTTCAACTCTTGTCATCTCAATGCCCCTTTCACTAATCCACACGATGATCTCTCGATCAAGCACTTCCCTGCCCCAGCATAATTATTATATCACATTTCTCGACGTTTGTCAATATAGTATACAAAAATAATGAAAACAATTTTCTCATCAGAAAGCAAAAGGACTGTTCTCTTGCAAACAGCCCTTTTATGTGTACTATGTAATTCACCAAAAACGAAGCTCTGGGGAAGACGCACAAATGCGGAGGATACTGTCCAGCGCATCACCGTGGATGGTCTGGACATATCTCCGGCATGAATCCACATTATACCTTGTTACGGAAACACCTTTATCCGCATATATTCGGCGGGCAATCTCATTCCAATCTTTTCCATCTTCATAACGAAGATTGATCACCTTCTTCTCAATAGGGCGCTTCATCTTGCTCTCAATCCGGTTTATGATTATCCCCAGCTCCCGGAATTCTTTTTGCATTTCAGAAATATCGGTTTCGATCATCTCCATCTTGGCAACCTTATTGCCGATCTTATCTCCAGCCACCGATTTGGCTTTTGGCATATCGGACAGCTCAGGAGAACCGATACTTTCAAGCCTCAGTTCCTCCAGCCTCTCCATCTGATCCGCAATGCTCTGAGACAGAAACATATACCGACGCAACGCTTCTTTAAGAAGCAACCGTTCTTGCTTACGGATATCGCTCACGATGCACCTCTCAGTCAGTTAATACGGCGGGATCCATCTGATTCTCATATACTGTTACGCCCACAGCAATGGCTTGCCATACATCGGCTGCAACACCATAAAAGGTGTCTGGGTTCTTCTTGGTTCCTCTGCCGGTCTTGAAATCATGAACGGCATACCGGTCAATCAGAGCTGTTCGAATATTGCTGTCCTTGGCTTTCATACTATGGCAAAGGCACATCTTCTCCTGTGAGCGATAAACCAAAATCGGTTCGACACCGTTCATCTTCATCTCCTGCCAAAATCGACCAATCCACACACAGGTGTCAAAAACGGACTTTCCAACAGCCATCCCATATGAAGCGATCATTTCAATCGCCGCGTGATCGACGGCTTTTGAAAGAGCGGTAAGCCGCTCTATCAAATCATTGTTATCGATTTTCCCAAACTCATATAGTTTGAAATCTGGAAGTTCCATAACCGCATAGGCGGACAGAATATTACCAGGGTCCACAGCCAATATTTTCATCTTCATTCCCTCGCAAGCATTCTCAGACGCCGGAAGAGCTTCCAGACTGCCCTTTTTCAGCCTGTCCATCCTCCAACACCTTCCCGTTCCTCTGCTGCATCAGAAATATCCTGTACGTCACCGGCAATGATGATTCAAACTCCATGCGCCCCTTCATACTGTCAATCTGTTTCATGAACAGGCCCTTGTCTACGGTGTCCAAAGTCTGTGGATCATGGGCGGCATGATCACGGAACCACTGAGGACTCTGGCAATACCGCTTCAAAATGGGAGGCAGCTTCTCAAAATACGCCTCTGCTCCATTCAGACCATCTGCCGCCCCGGTTCGGAGAATATGCCACAGTTCTTCGTAGGTCGGTTCCGACAACGCCGCCGCATTCAGCTCACGGATCATCCCCTTTACATCCGCAATGGTCGGAGGATATCCGGCATGAGTCTCAATCAGACGATACAGGGCCATCTTTACAACTTCCAGTTTTTCATTGGCGAACATATCGGACCACAGACTCATCGCGGCTTTGGCTTCATCGTTGTCCATATCCCGATAGAACTGCGGATAGGCGGCTTTAAGTATCAACAAGGTATTGGCGGTTTCCTGCCTCGTCATAGCTGACCTCCGGATGCTTCATCCTGAATCACCTTCCAACCTCCGGACATTCCAGAATTGGTATGATTCTTGTTCTGATAATTCCCCTCAAGAATCTTTATGAAGTTTGAGGGAAGCATAGCCCAATCAAAACTTGCAGACCATTCACTACTTCTTCCGGTAAGAAAATCGGACCTTTCCATGTTCACGAACACTTCCCGAAAGATTTCTATATTTTCTCCATACTCGGACCATCTGGCTGCAACGTTAACCTTACGGGTTTTCCCCATCTGCCTCAACTTGGGCAATGAGATGCAGATCTCGTTGAACATCTCCTTGATCTCTTCATATGGACAAGAATCTTCTTTCTTGCCGCCCTTTGTCTTTGGGGATTCCGGTACAAGCTCTACCGGTGGATTGAACTCAGCCGAATCAGATGATTCCAATCGACCGGAATCTGATACACTGGCTGATTCCACTATGTCCATCTGGAGTTGCTGACCATCTTCTGCTTCGAGGGATTCTTCCACAAAATCCTCGAGCTCTATTGGTCTTGTCCTTCCATCCAAAACGGTAGGGCGGTTGTTATACAGCTCGACCAGAGACCGTCTGAAGCGATGACTTTTGATTTCAAGGATCCCCTCACGGATCACCGCATCCAGTTTCGGACTGTCTGTCCAATTGTACTTGTGCCAGTTCTTTACGAACAACTCCCGCGTGTCCTTGTCATACAGAACGGTCCCATGGTAGTCATCCCGAAACCTTGCCAGAATCTTCTCAACCTTCTCACGGTTGTACCCCATATCATCGCTGATGCGTTTGAGGGAAATCTGATAACACCCACACATATTTGTGTTGGGGTTGGTGAGAACGTAGAGCATGAAGTATTTGTCCTCTGGCAGGAAGTCCTCTTCCACCGTCGGATCGGTCCAAAAGCTCATGTATATTGCTCTATAAACAGCCATCTCTTTCTGCCCTTCTCATATCACCAGCCCCGGTCACGCGGCTTTCTCATTCCGGGCCATGCTGATTCTGATTTTGAACTCGCTGTATGTTTTAAACAACTGATCAAAATAGTCCTCTATTTCTTCACAACTCTTCAGCTCATCCTCCGTGATATCCCCATCTTGAGCGATATCGATCATATAGTTCATGTACCGCTCCACTTCATTTGGCCTTAGTTGTTTTACAACCTTAACCGCAATCCGCTCCATCGGAACCACTTCACAGGATAAAATCTCTGACCGATATTCCTTCAACGGGCACTCATGAACGCAATAATAATTTATCAGACGGGGAGCATTATACACATCGGCCATTCGCTTCACAATATCCGGGGGAACGGACTTATGCTTGCCAAGCTCTATACTGGACAGATTGGATACGGACATATCAAGAAGTTCGGAAGCACTCTCGCGGCTCGAAAGAACTGGGTTGAATTCTGAAGCCCTTTTCCTCTCTTCAAAGTAGATGTTGGGACTATCTTTCATACAATCACCCTGCATTGCTCTGATCCCCCATCTGTGGTATACTTTCAGCAGATTCAGGAAACCCCAATTTCCTCTTGGAAACAGGAACCAACAAAAAAACGAGATCGTCCTGTTCTTCATCGGGATTGGACTTCATCTCTCCCAATTTACCACCGTACAGGATCTTATCGAACTCATCATACGACATGTGAAACAAATCACGCATCATCAGCTTTTCATAATCCTTCAAAAAAGTCTTGCCGGACTCTTTGGATTTGTATGCTCCGATACTCATCCCCAACATTTCGGCAGCTTCGGATTGGGCAATACGAGATCGCTTACGGATCGCTTTCAATCTCTCAGAATCGACTCTAATGATATAATCTTGCTTATCCAAATCATGAACACCTCGCTTTCTAATAAGAATTATATACCTCTTTTCGGAAAATGTCAACCCCCAAAGCCATTTTTCTGTCCAAAAATTCATTTTTCTTTACGGAAAAGTGTTGATTTCCGATCAACCTTCCGATATAATCATACCATCCACAACCAACGGAGGAAGAACGCCATGGCAAAACGCAACGACGAATACCGCATGAACATGATCGCGACCATTCAGAATAACCTCACCACTCTTATGAGGGCGCGCGGATGGGAGAACACCGATCTCTCCACCGCAACAGGAATCGGTCTCTCCGACCTCTCCAAATACCGGAACATCGAGTACAACGTCCTCCCCCGCGTGACCGAAATCGCGAAACTCTGCGAAGCCTTTCAGGTTACATTCGACTTCATGGTCGGCCTTGATCCAGCCGGACGTTATGCTGGACTCAGCGATGAGGAAAAGAAAATCCTCCATCTTTACACCTTGGCAGATGACAGGGATAAAATGCTGGTCAAGACAATCCTCGCCAAGAACGATCCCGACACTTAATCATCTCCAAAGCCCAATTACCATTTATTGGATAAACTAAGGTTAACTTTTGGTTAACTACGCCATGATATGTTAACCTCAAAAATGGTCCGGAATTCCACACCATCATACGCAAACCCTTACGACACAAGGCTTCCAGAGTTACCGCTAAACGATGCAAAACGCCAGCGATAAAGCTCATAACCCGGAGGTCATGTGGTTCAAATCCCTTCCCCGCAAGCGAAAAAGTAACCTTTTTGAGGCTAAAACCCCTTGAAAAGGTTCTTTTTGTGAATAAAATAGACTTGGCAATAATTACCACCTCCTTCTGTGGTTAACAAAAGGTTAACTCATCTTTTTTCCGCAGAGGATTTTTTCTTCCTTAATTCTCTCCGAGGAACGCTTCGTTCAGGATATCTGCATTCTCTTTGTCGGCCTTCTCAATCACATGGGCGTAGATGTTGGCGGTTGTGCTGACCTGAGCATGACCGAGACGGCGGGAAATGCTCACGCTGTCCGCTCCGTTGAAGTACAGGATCGACGCCATACTGTGGCGGAACGCATGGGGATTGATATGGGGAAGGCCATGCCTTTCAGAAAACCGCTCCAGCCAGCGGTTCGGACTGTCCGGGTGCATGGGATTCCCATTATCCTTCGTAAACAGAAAGTCCTCATCTTCATAACACATCCCAACACGGATCTTTTCGCTTCCCTGCCATGCCTTTAGCTGACGGAGCAGTTTCATGGTTCCGGACGGAACGGCAATAACACGATATCCCCTTTTGGTCTTAGGGGTATCCACATAAACGCCCTTTCCGGGAGTATACTGGATGTTCCTCTGGATTGAGATCGTATTCTTCTCAAAATCAATGTCAGACCACTTCAGGCCAAGCACTTCCCCACGCCTCGCTCCTGTAATCAACATGACATGGACAAGAGCTTTCCACTTTATCGGCTCACCCTCCAACGCCTCCCTGATCGCTTCAATTTCCTCTGGCTGAAAATACCGAACATCCGCTTTTTCTGCTTTCGGGGGAATCACCCTGTCGGCTGGATTGATTGGCAACTGTCCTTCCATAACGGCCTCCTTCAAAACAGCATGAATCAGCCGGTGATATTCCAAAACGGTTTTTCCGGAGAGCTTACCTCCGGTCTTTTTATTCATTCCATCCTGACCGAGCCACGAATAAAACGAATTCAGAGTGTCAGGATGAATATCCCTGATCTTCATATACCCCATCCGTTCATTGATCCTCTCAGCCAGCTCCCTGTATCGGGCAATCGTAGAGGTCTTGACCTTCCGTTCTTCCTTCAGATTGATTACATACTCGCAATACTGAGAGAAGGTATAACGGGTATCGGTTGCCATTCCCTCCTTGCAAGCCTTCTCATAATTAGCTGCAAAGGCCTCCGCTTTCTTCCGTGCGGTTTTCTCAGACCATCCCGGTTCCACCTTGAACGTCGTGATATAAGGCTTGAGCTGCTTTCCCTCATTATCCCGTCCGCGATGAACCAGAATCTTATAGCCGGTCAAAACCCCTTCCTTATTTCTTCGCTCCTGAAGCGATGCCATAATCTCACCTCGTTTCCTCGGTGATATTGTACCACGGATGATCCCCTCATTCAACGGTAATCATCCAGAAAAATCATTTTTGTAGCCGCGCACAAGATTTCCGTTCGGAAATCTGTTTTTCTTATTGACAATCAACTATCATGGTGATATAATATAGATGAAGGAAACTTTCAGAGAGGTAGCCATGAACAGACAAGAAAAGCCACAGCTCATGTCCATCAGGCAAGTAGCCAGAACCGGTGTGCTTCCGGAACACTTCTTGCGGCAGTTACAGAAAAGGGGAGTTCTCCCGGGATTCCTCAGCGGGAAAAAATTCATCGTCAACTATTCACTCCTACTGGAAATGCTGAACGATCCGAACAGCGATCTATACAGGGGTAACAAATAAGGGCGGGATTCCTCCCGCCTTTATTTCTGTGGCATAAAATCAAAAGCCCGGTTCACCAGACCATTCTGAACTCGATACGTGGCGGGGGAGCTTGTCTTCAACTCCGCGAACACATTCGGAGGCCATATCGATGATGTTCTTCAAGGCTTCCAAATCTTCATCCTCCACACTGTCTGCGCCGACAAGGATATTCTCTGCGGCATGAAGAAGGGATTTGATCCGGGATACCCCAATCTCCACACTGTCCAGTTCCATAACGGGTTTTTCGTTCATTTTTTGGTGTCCTTTCCTGATGATGTTATAGACAATTCCTTCCGCACGAAACTTCCTACATTTTAGCACAAACAATAAATGATTTCATGAAAACGAAAGATTTTTCACAGATCAGAATCATTCATCATTCGTAAGATCCAACACGGTTTCGGTATTATCCTGATTGTACCAGCCTATCGAAATATTGCCACAGCGAACACAGCGGGAAACCACCACAGTAACATTGCGGAAAATCTGCACATCTTTATACAGACAAGGATCCAGCTCATTCACCCCATCCGGTCGAACCGATATTCCCTCCCCCCATGTACATTTCTTTCGCTCCCGTTCATCCATAATCAGACCTCCCTGTGAATGCTCTTATCCTTGTCAAAGCGTTCCGGGTATCTCCTCTTCAACTTATCTATGTTCTTCTGCATTACCTCGGAGAGATCAACTCCAAGAGCATAGGCTATCAGGGAGGCATACCAAAGCACATCCCCAAGCTCTTCCACAAGATCCTCTTTATTGAGTTCGTGACCCTGAAACCTTGCTTTCTTGACAATATCTATGCACTCCCCAGCTTCCCCATTCAAACCCATCACGCCATTGAGAAGCAATTCTTCCGGGCCGAACGTATCTACCTGCGCGGTCCTCAAAGAGGCTCTTTGATAATCATTGGCGGTTAATCCATCCCCTTCCAAAAGGGTCTTGAGATGCTGACAATAAAACAGGGCATCAATGGCCTCTTCCTGAATATGCTCGATCCTCTGGATGGAGGAAAGGGTCACGTTATCCTCCAACACAACCCCATATTTATGTAGACCCTTATCAGTCTGGGCCTCCATCATCTTTTCGATGTCTATCTGATACATGGTTTTCATCTTATAACCGCTCCTTCCCACTAATCGCTTCTTCCAACAATTTATTGAAATCCCGCTGCATCCTCTGAAGAACCACAACAGCCTGTTCAAGGGTATAATCCCCCTTGGACAATGCGTCCCTCTGCGCAGATCTCATAACTGCCGCTATCGCTGATGCAAGCGTTCCATGATAGGAAACTGGATAATAAACCGGTTCTCCAGTTTCCTTGTCCTTCTGTCCACGATCCACAACTACGTTATATCCGTAACTCGTAGGTTTGATCAGGTATCCGTTACCAAGATCGATCATGACATACCTCCTGTAAGTCCAAGAATTAAGAAAATAAACGAAACAATCAGTTCGAGAACGCCGCTCAGGTATCCTCCAACCGACAGGGAGGACAGGTACGCATTCATTCTGTGATCTGCTTCGCTGTAGTCATGCCTGTCCCAATCAAACACAGGTGTATCCCCTATCCCTTTGAAGCGGGTTTCTCGGTATACTCTCGCGGCATTCGCCCCGACTATCGATAAGATTCCAAGGGTAAAGGCGATGATGAATGCAATGATCATTTTCAGTTTATAGAACCGAACGCGGTTTTGATGGCCTCCGGAAGCACTTCTTTCAGCTTCTTTTCAAAGGCGTCGTTGATGATATTGGTTATCCTCCGGGCAAGATAATCGTATACGCTCTCTCCGTTAAGTCGCAGGGCGTATGCAAGGCTTTCCTCGTATGATTTTTCCGCACTTCTGCGGATCAGTTGTACATCTCTTGAACACGTATCCACGGCTTTTCTGATCTCGGAGTGTAGAGCGGATGTCATGGCGTTATCTATGATACTGACCAATTTCGAACTGCCGTATCCCTCCAGAACACTCTTGATCCTTCCTTCGACCACCCTTCCCAGCTCTTCCTCCATGGCTTTATCCACAGCATTCCGGACCACCTGTTTCGCCATGGCTTCGTAAGCGTTCTTGACTTCCTTCTCAAACTCCTGATCATCCGGAAGATCAATGATCAGTCTCGGCATTCTCCTCACCTCCAGTTTTTTTCACGTCGGTAAATTGGACCTGATTCACATAAACGGAATCCAGCATCCCGTTCTCAAGTTCAACGACGGCAACAGGGAACATTCCGGGACCATTCTCGAACTCTTCAAAGTCGGTTCCGAATGTCCTGAACACCGCCTTTTTCTGCTCCCCGCCTCTATAGGTGACGATACAATGGCGACCGTACATGGGGATTTCCCAAGGCTCAACCGGCCTGAGAACGCTCGAACCATTCGATGGTGGGAAAGCCTTTACTTCTGGTTCTTTTGGGTTATAAGGGCTCATCTCTTTTTCACCTCTTGATCGTGATTTTTCTCGTGACCGCATCCTTCTTCACGATGCACTGTGACCCATCCTGAAGGGTGATAACGGCCTTGGTAAACAAACCGGCAGATACCAAAACGATCACATGGTTCAATGCGGACAGTTCTTCGGGGCCTACAGGAATAAACGATTTGGAACAGTCCGGACAATTCTCTCCGAAGAGTTCATCCAGAAGAGTCTGCATATCCTCAAGGGTCTCCGCATCCGCCGCGTATCTGACGGCATCGGCGCATCGGCAAAGTCTTTCAGGCTTTACGTCGTGGCCGCACATAATCAACTGTCCGCAGAACGGACAAGCCTTTTCTTCAAGCTCAACATCCATGATTGATTTCTCCTTTCATTCCCACCGCATTCCGCCCGGGCCGAACGCGACTTTCTTCCACTCGTTCCCGACCTTCAACTCCATATCCGGGCATGGATTGGGCAGGAGCGGATACCTATTATCGCCATAGGCGATCCGCAAAAGCTGGTAAATATCGAACGCCCTGTCTGCATCCTTGAATTTTCCATAGCCGTAGGATGTTCCGATATGACGTCCCAAATCCGGGTACAGGACCTCCCGGGCCTGATACAGCAGATCCTCCAACTTCTCCTGACGCTGACAATAATCGTCGGTCGGCAATTGGATATCAAGGAAGTTCCAGATGATCTCCTTGAACTGCCCCATCTTTATCCGGGCATAAAACTCACAGGATTTTGCCACAAGCCTTGCTTCATCCTCCGTCATGGTCAGGCGGATGGTTTTCTCCGGCACTTTTTCTTTGTTCATGCAATCCACCCCAACAGCGTAATCAGAGCCGACGCGAGGAAGAAAACCCCGGCATAAACGGCTTTAAACTGCAAGTCCCACAGCCGTGCATCCTTCTTAAATTCGTCACCGGTAACTTTGTGCATCAGGACCGGGTTGTAAAGATGCCGGAAGTAACGCGCCCGGTAGACCCTTATCACGGTTGCAGAAATGAAGCAAACCGCCGAAATAATAAAGAACACGATAGACATCAGCACCATAGCTTCACCCTCTCATTTGGCCGATGGCTACGAAAAACATGACCATGGCCACGAAAATAACGACCGTGCCAACCGCAAACCCGGCGTAAGACAGCCCGGACAAAACGGCGTACATTTGGCAGTCCTTTTCGTCGTACTTTTTACTTTCGCTGTCATAGGTTGAATCGATTCCTTTATACCGGGTTCCCTTGTACGTGTAGGCAATCCCGGCCCCGGTCAGAATAATCACCCCCAAAGAGAATAAGACAATCGATGTAAGAATCATTCCTTCCCCTCCATCAAGCCACCTCAAAGACCTTTTTCACAAGACGCTTATTCACGGTCCACCCGCAACTGCTTTTGCGCTCTCCATCGGCCAGCCACCTTATAAATCTTGATGTATATCCTGTCAGGCAAGCGACCTCTTCGGCAGAACCGACGATATCATCTTCATTCGGGTTTGTCGCCGTATATTCCCACACAGCTTTATACAATCTCCGAATCTTCCAGCCATCGGCGGTCCTCAGATTACGATCATCTTTTTTACGGACAAGCTCTGTGCTGATCCCCAAACACTTGGAAATCTCCCTTATGTTCCCGCAGATTTTTTCATCCCCGCGTTCTGCCAAATAGACAACTGCCATTTCCATTACTGCACCTCGATCCCGAAGATCTCTTTGAAATAAGGAACTTCCTGAACAATCGTCCGGCAGAACTCACGCCACTCGGCCAACTTGTGGTTCTTCCGGGCCTGATACATGCTCCAGAGGACTTCGTAATTCAGAAACAAGGTCCGCTTCTGATTATAGGAAGTCGGAAGAAGCTGGATCATATCATCCCAAAAAGCGTTGTCCTTTGTCTCCACGAATTTCAGGCGCCGTTCCTCCAATACCTCAATGGTATGATCCAGACAAGCCAGAGCCACGTCGCTCATGCGGTCGCAGGAGAAATCCTGCCGAACGAAGGGCTTTGACTGAATCTTGTGCATGGTGGAGCAGGAATTGGCCACGGTTCCCACTTTATAGGTGTCGTATTCCTTCCACCAATAGAGGGGGGCAGTCACGTCCATCATGACCGGCAGCATTCTGAGATACTTCCGGTGGTCGCTCCCTGCTTTGGCCAGCTTCCGCATCAGAGCCATGTCTGCCTCTCCAATGTCAACGAAAGGTTCATTGACTTCACTGGAATAGCACACTTCACTGTCTGACTTCGCCCAACTATTCATCGGATTCCTCATCCCCCGTATTACCGCCTTCCACTGAGAGAAGGATGGGGGGATTATTTTCTCAATCTTGATGCTCATTCTTTCACCTCGAATGATTCCGGATGATACATCCTGCATACGGTATATTGGGCGCACAAATCCCCTAAAACAGAATTATGGTCATCCCAATACTCGTCCGCCGCGATCTTTCTGGGGTTGTTCTTCCACTTCTCTTTCAACTCGGGAAGGTTATCATTCACTGCATCGAATTCAAGGCCCTGCTCCCGGCAAGCCTCGACCGCCGCGTCAAGCTCCGGCCCTTCCCGGCAAGTCCAGAGAATCAACTTCGCCCCTTCTTTTCTCAGCACCTTTGCCAACTCAATAACGGGGCTTATGGGCTTGATGATCTCAGGATAATCCGTCTCAAACAACGTGCCGTCAAAATCAATGGCAATTACAGCATAGTCTCGATCCATGCTTTCCCTCATTTCTGTACAAGCAGAACGTTTGTGGAATGAGTCAGGTAAACTTTGCCATCGATCTGAACCTGAACCATGTCGCTGCTATCGTAGTTCCACCACTTCTCGACTGCGCCCTCAACGACGAGCTTGTCGCCGAAGTAGATGTAGGCGTAATCGAACCTCTGGTGGAAGTCGGTGATCCCCCGGTTGCAGGATGCCATTGAAAGCATCAGAGCGGCAAGACACCCCGCCGCCACAATCCTTGTACGCTTCATTTCAGAAATCCTCCTTTCTGATTTCTTCCATCTCTTTTTCACTGATACCAACGATCCCGGCAGATTCGCTTGAATCGGTGGATCGGAAGTGCGCTCCCGGAACCTGCGGAAACATGAACTCGAACATGGCATAATTTGAGGCGTCCACAAGGTATTCCGTGTTCCCTGTTTCTCGGTACTTGTCAATGCACTTCTTCATCGTGGCAAGGGCGTCGATGTTGCCGGTACGGTAATTTTTCCTGACACTCCCGTACTTAAGATGGCTCATCATGACCCGGTTTTTCATCATCTCCACAAACAGGGGTGACCAGTCTTCCATCCAGTTATCCACCATCATGGGCTTCCCTCCTTAATCCTGAGATATCTTTAATTAAAGAAATCGGCTTTTTCCTTTAATTACAACCGGAAAATCCGGATGCAAGTAAAAAGGTCTTTATTTCATCTGCCCACAAAAGGGGCCAACCTAAGTCAACGGAAACTCGTTACCGGCTCCCTTCACAGTAGAATCACCCCCTTTCAAAGTTGCAAATTTGTTGCAAGTTGGTTGCAAGTTAAACAGGGGATGAAGGGCTCGAACCTTCTCCGTGGGTTCCAAAGACCCATGTACTACCGTTATACGAATCCCCCAAATCTCAAGCCATTACTTCATGAACACTCACATAATACCGGTCCGGAAGGTAGTCTGCATAGGCGACGGTCTTTCTCTGTCGGTAAATCTTGATTCCGGATCCATCATCAACTGTCATCCAGACATACTTCACATTGTTGCTGTACCTCGGATCATTCACCCGATACTCCTGTCCGGGCTGGATAATGAAACGGGTTTCTTCTGGCTCTGCAAAGAACTCAATGAACGCCCCGTAATCTCCAATTACAATCCTGTCATAGAAATCACAGACCTTCGTTCCTTTTGAGGTGAACAGAGGACGATCATCTCCATCAACCTTCAGCCACCCCGGAACATTATCCAGAAAATACTGCCGATACTTCTCAGACAGATCACCGGGAAGGGGTTTATAGCCATACTTCTTAGCAAGCAGGGCTTCGATTCTCAACGTATTCATTTGCTTTCCTCTTCATCAATGGGGGCGGAGGGACTCGAACCCTCACGCCTTTCGGCTTCAGATTATATGGGGGATATGGGATTCGAACCCACACACCTTAAGGCAGTTGTTTTTGAGACAACCCTGTTTTCCCATTACAGCAATCCCCCATTTTTAGATATATTTCCATATAACACCAAAACAAGATTTTCGATAACCCTTTGTTGCTCTCCAAATCATAGTTTTTACTTCGGCAAAGGGCAAATTCTTTTCCTGACTATAATACCTCGCCGCATCAGATAGACTATCAAACTCCTTGACAATGGCTCCGAGTTTAGTTTTCCCCGCTATTGGCTTACTTCTGGATTTCCCAATTTTCTTTTTCAAAACTTCTTTCGCATGGAACATATTTTCCTGCGGTGTCACCCACTCTAAATTCTCCAATTTATTATTGTTGTGGACTCCATCAATGTGGTTTACTTGCAGATCATCTGCTTTATCACAAGGATCGAATTGCATTAAAACCAATCTATGAACAGAATAGGAACACGGCGTCCCATTCTTCATCAAAGTTACGATTTCATATCCACGCGGATTAAGGGAAGTCTTAAAGGGCTTTCCTCTTTTGGTATATACAACCCCATTTGTATCTATCATGTAATCCTCATGCCCTTTTATCCTTTCTCTCCTATACAACTCAACCACCTCATTTTCCAATTTTTAAGATCGCCCCACCTGACCCCGATTCTCACTATTGATACTCTACGCCGAAACACTGTCAGTTGGTTTGCGTAGCCTCTCCAAAACTTCCTCGCCTCTCATAGCTCAGACCGGGGCCGGGTAGGACTTCCCCAAAAACGACAGTCGCTTCTACGCACGTTGCCACCAGCGCGGGATGCGCACACAACCCTTGGCGGACCGTCGTTCCGTTCATTCTATACCAGCCGTTGCATTTATTATTGACCCTCTATGTACGTTCCCCGGTCTTACGTGCCGGTAGGATCATAACGCCGTTGTACGGAAGCTCCGCAGTAAGGACTACGGAACTTTTTACCTCCATCCCTTTTGATGGCAACGGACCGGATGGGCGATCCTATGTCGCTTCCAGATCAATTTGATTGCGCGGGCAGGATTCGGACCTGCGGCCTCCAGCTTATGGGGCTGGCGAGCTGACCTCTGCTCCACCGCGCTATATAGGGGGACGGGATTTGCACCCGTCATGGGCCGACGTCTGCCCGGATTGGAGGGAATCGAACCCATAGGGGAAGTACCAGATTACGTTTTTATCCGTACCCCTGTCACCTGACCGTCTCCGCGTCTACCTATTCCGCCACCCCAGTTCAGATTATGCGGGAGAGGATTTGCACCTCTCATATCGGTTTTCAGAATTGAGCAACCGTGAACCGACGAAAGGCTCAAATCTGGATGTGCGTCTACCTATTCCGCCACCGCATACTGTTCAGCGAAGGTGAGGATTTGCACCTCACATGGGAATGTTATTGCAACCTCGCACGACCGGGAGTCGAACCCGACCGTAGGGGGAGTCGAACCCCTATTCACACTCCTCTTGACACCGTGAAATCAGCGTCTACTCTTTACGGCCTGACTGGTCATCCGCCTTTACCATGATGCAGAGGCCGGGTGGCATTCCGGTCCCTACACCCTGTCTATTCCGCCACTTCGCCGATGGGACATGTGGGATTCGAACTCACATCTCACGGTACTTTCACCGTTGCGCCGCGTTTTGCCAATTAAACTAATGTCCCTGTGCAGAAATCCCTTGTACTTCAGGACCTTGACGGCATCCTGCCAGTGCCGACTCAACACTTTACCTTTTACTTCTCGTGGAGTTTGGAAGAAGGCTCCGGATTTTATACTCTCGTACCAGATGTGCACCTCTGGCGGCTCCAGAGCAAGCCGTTTTGATGTTCGAGATTTTGCGCTGCGTTCATGCCGCCGTCTTCGCATCTCTCCCACCAAATGGGACGTGAAGGATTTGAACCTTCGGCTACCGAATTATGAGTTCGGTCCCATAACCACTTGGGTAACGTCCCTTGTTGATGCGGAATCGGTTGGCCTTCCCGATTTACAGCCCCGCATCATGACCGGATATGCGCTCTGACCTCCAGCATATCGGTGTAGGGATCCCGCCCGGATTTGAACCGGTGATTTACGGGTTTATACCGCCCGTCGCTTTATCCATTAAGCCACAGGACCATATACGCCGGGGGTGGGATTCGAACCCACGGAGGATTCATCCTCTTCGGTGTTCAAAGCCGCTGCCTTAGACCTCTCGACCACCCCGGCAAAGAGCTGACGGAGGGAGTCGAACCCTCAATCTGACGCTTACAAGACGCCCGCTCTGCCAATTGAGCCACGCCAGCTTATGGCTTTTCCATCTCCTTCCGAAGACTTTCCTTGATGTAGTAGTTCCTCCCCAACTCCTTGCAGAGGCGTTCCACATCATGACCGAACTTCTTCCAATCGATATCGCTGGCATGGTAGTTCAGCTTTCCGATCTTCCAGAGGTCAATGAAGGCTGCGTCAAAGCGCCCTATGTAGGCCAACACATCTTCTGCATTCAATACCGGCTCGCAGGACACCCAAGTATTGATCCCCTTTATATCGGCTTGCAGAATCGCCATCAGACGCATTGCAATCGATCCGCTTCCGGGTTCTGCCATCGGAGACGGCTGATAATAGTCCTGCTCCGAATATCCCGCATACGTGATCCCGAACCAGTCTTCCGAATCCAGAAGGTCAAAATCCCTTACTGCATCCTGACCATTTTTCGTCAGAATCTGGACGTGCGCCCCATGGCCCTTAATGAGCTTGATGATCTCCCGCGTTGCGGTCGAATCGTGCCCCTTCGGGTATGGATCACACGTAAAGCAGAGGTGAATCGTTTTCCCGGAGAAGTCCTCGGTATCAAGCTGCTTCTTCGTTTCCTCCACGATGTTCTTCCTCGGCACGGCAATCGTGTGGAAGGTCTCCCTTGTACGGTGCAGGACGTTCGGACAGTAGCAGTACCAGCAGTTATGAGGACAACCCTGATAGATATTCAGAGCATACTCCCCATACTCGGCGGCAGGTCCCTTCGGTTTATAAATCGGCTTCAAATCTCCACCCCCATGGCAAGGGATCTTCTTTCCAGATCCTCTTTATACTCTGTGCAGAACAGGTCCCCCTGTTCGGTGCATTGCAGATACGACTTCCAGAACTCCGAAAACCGCTTCCGGCATTCGGTATAGTACCGGGTCAACCGGACTTCTCCGAATCCGTATGTTTCCCTCAGATACAGGGCCGTCATATACCAGATCGGCGCGATGCTCAAATCTATGGATTCGAGGTAGGCGCGTCTTTCGTATGGATTTCCCCTTGACCGGCGGGTCTTTTTCCATCCCTTCGGCTCGACTGGAGCATACTGCGTGTCGATCTTGCCAACCTCAACGCCTGAATCCTTCAAATCTCGCAGGGAGGCATAATACAGATTCCCGACAGCCTCCACGCACTCCGTATCTCCGCGCTCCCGGTATCGTTCAAGCCCGTCACGCATCATATCGTTCAAGGCATTCACATACCGGACCTGTCTTTCAGTTCCGAACCGGTACAGATCATGAAGAACCATAACGCTGATGCCCAAGTACACCGACATGAGACTGGATGAAGTCTGCATCCGTCTCTGACGGTCCTGATACTTCTTCCCATACGCTGCTTTCATGATCCATCCACCGTTTATTCGTCCTCTTCAACCCATCTGTATCTGCCACAGGTTTCGTCCCACCGATAACCGGCTTCTTCGGGGGTCTTGTCCTCCCACAGCCTCACAGCAAACTCTACACTGTCCTTGTCTGTGGCAGGGAACTGCTCTTCCTTCTTTTCCCCATCCTGATAGCAGATCATCCCGCAGTTCGATCCGATATCCTCGTCCGCATACCAGAGTTCAAATCTGACCTCCGGGAAAATCACGGACAAGGCGCGGACAACCGGCTCGGAACAAGTCCATGCGGTATCATATCTCCAGCCGGGACCATCCTCCAATTCCTCCGCATCCCAGCAGTTCCATTTGGTTCCCCAATGCTCGCAGCACCAGCCATACCATGTCGGGAAACCATAATACAGTTTGTTCATGGTGTATCGATGACCGGCGATCAAAGCGGGGGCTTCAATCCCTCCCCAAAGATTATCAGGATCAGGGATTAAGCGGTACGACTTTTTCAGCAGATCTTTATCGGTATCGGTTAAGGTGTAGGCTGGCGGAAAGTATCGTCCGCCATAGACCTTTCCGGCCTCTTCCGAGGTCATGCAGATTTTGTTGAACGTATCTTCATCAATCCCGAGACCGGGATCGTATATGCTTCCCGGTCGGCAATACCGCGCATACAGGCTCATGACTGTTCCCATATCACCACCGTCAATGACGTTCAGATCATCAGGCATGGGAACGATCTTCCGGAAATCGAATACACGGTCGGGCTGATTCTCCGCATGGCTTTCAGACCGGACGAACGCCTTGATCTGATCCAT